CTATTATTTTCTCTAATGATATTCCTTCTATTTCTACTCAATTCATTCCTTCTTCTTTTGACTCCTTACTTATCGACGATATCTAATTCATTTTATTATTTTCTTTTATTATTTTATTCTACTTAAACTACTTAAACATTTCACCATAAAAAATATAAGAATGTTTCGTTTCATTTCATTTGTTCTTTTTCTTCTTTCATGTAGTTCTGTATCAAGTTTTAGTAATAAACCCATTATTCGTGGACCCACTGCTCCATTAGAAAACGTGGATTTATTTGACCAATTTGTAGTTGCAAAAGGTGTTCAACCTGCATTTCTGCGCGAAGCCGAGCTTAAACACGGAAGACTCGCAATGATTGCTACAATTTTATTACCTCTGGGTGAACAATTATCTAATAATCTCGGAATTTATTTTTTTCAAGATCATCCCGAGTTTGTTGAATTAGGTCTTTCTTTTATGTTTATAAGTGAATTTTCTTCTATGATTCGCGGGTGGGAGAATCCTCTTGTTAAACCTTTCACAATAAAAAAAGACTACCAACCTGGCGATTTTGGATTAACTTTTGGAGTAACTGAATCATCATTAGGGGACCAAATGGATAAGGAATTAAATAATGGAAGATTGGCAATGATTGGTATTTTAGGTATGATGGCACAGGAATTAGCTACTCAACAACCACTTTTTTAATTTTTTCTCATTGTTTCTACACTGATATAGATATTGTTATCTATATCATGTCTATTATTTTGCAAGTTTAATATCGAAGTAACTGTAATAAAACCATTCAAATTACTAACATTGCATAATCATAACCAATATGTTTATTTGGATATAAATTAGTAAATGTATAATTTGTTGAAGTGAAATTACTTCCATTTATTTGCAATACCACATTATTCGGTTCGTCTATTTGAAATACAACTTGTTCATTCATTTTTATTTTCTTATAAATATCTCTAATTTTCGTAAAAGATAATTTCAAAAATGGCGTTGAATAAATATTCAAACATATACTTACAAATAGAGCTATTATTAGAAAATTATTCATTTTGAACTACATTGAATACTATTTTATATAAATATTATTCAATTTTCTATTATTTGTACGCGTATTTTCTTTTTAATCTTATCTTCATCTTCAAATAAATACAATTTGCACGAAATATATGTATAGTTTTCTATATCTATCATTGTCGTTATTCTTGATAACAATTTCAATTCTTCCAAATAAACCATATATGTATACATGCCATTTGATTTTTTATTTTTATCAAACAATATACCTTTTTGTATTATATTCATAATATCTGTTTCACTGTAACATCGATACAGTAAATTACAATCTGTTTGTACTTTTCGAATAGACCTCATGGAATGATTAATATAATCAATTTGATTTAACCAATGAGTTAAGAAGTCATTCGCAGATTCCCCGATGTTTTTCACTAACCCCATTTTTTCAATAATAAGCATTTGGTTTAATAAATCGACTAACCTACGTATTGGACTTGTAATATGAATATAGGATGATATATTCATAGCTTCGTGATTTATATTAGAGTCACCATCATATAAAATATATTGTCCAGAAACGTTATTCCAACTATTTATTACTCGTCGAGTATTTTCGTGAATAGATGAATCCAACTCTTTTTTTACAAAACTATAATGAGACGTTCTAAATATTCCTAACTTGTTTTTTTCAAACCATTTTCCACATAAATGATTCATTGTTATCATCCAATGTGATACAACGTCATGACTATTTTTTACATTTTTATCCATTTTTTGAGATATTTCAAATAAATGTTGATAATGTTTATCGTTCAATACATTGGCATACTTTGCAATATCACGCGAATCTTCATATATATAATTCTTTTTAACACGTATTAAAACGTTCCTATATTTTATATCACATTCATCGCATATATTACCATCATTATCTACGACAATATCCATTGCAAATGCAAAACGCAATTTATCTTGCTGCAAACTGCATAAATTATCTGATAAAATTGTTGGCAACATTGGACGCCGTTGGTCTGGTAAATATATTGTGGATACCCTTTTACTAAATGAATTCCATAGTTCCAATGTTTCTAGCCAAAAATAAACATGGGATATATAAACCGATATTTGCCATTTGTCGCCTATTTTTTTTATACTGAACCCATCATCAAAATCTAAACTACTTTGTGGGTCTATTGTAAATACATATGTATCTCGCTGGTCTTCTATATTGAAATTTAAATTTTTGAATATTTTTTCTATATATTGTTCTTGCGTTGTGGTTTTGAAACTATCTCGTGTTTTTTTCGTGAAATTGTTAAGTGATATGTGCAAACTTTTGCAATATAATTGATATTCATAAAATACACATAAGTCATCCACATCGCCCAAAGTTTCTAATAGTAAACCATGAGGGTGTTTATCGGCCCAACTATCGTATTTGAATATTACATATTTATTTTGATATACTTTATTAAACCCGATTTTAATATCATATGGTACCAAAAACGCAGGTAAGTGTTTATCATCAGGAATACATTTATATAATAAACGTTTTTTGTTATATGTTCTTCCAAATGTTTTATTATTTTCTAAAAGTAAAATACCTGCAATATATTCACAATTTCTAACTGGTGAAACTACAATATCTATTTTTATTTCAGTTTCGGTAGTTTCAATATTTATAATATCTTTTGTAAATAGTTTATGTTTTACTGGGTCGATTTTGGATGTAATATTTTCTATATCTTTTATTTCAATATTTGTTTCATGATTTACCAAATTCCATGACGTATAATCGCGATTTGCAATCAATATACGCGCTTTTAAATCCATTTATCTAGATAATGTGTTACTTTTATTATTATTTACTAATTTCAATTTTACACACTTATTTGTATAAATTGTTTATCCCAATTTTCTAATATATCCAATGGAATTGGTTTGCAGTCAACATGTGATTCCCAAAAAAATTTACAAAATGCCCACTTGAATTCTAATTTTGAAGAGTACAAATTTGAAAAATTGGTTAACAGATAATTTGATATTTTCTTTGGTAAAAGTTCAAACTGCGACGTTGGTAATACATAAGACAATTGCGTATATGGCGAAAATGGTTTACTATTATTTTCTAAAATAAAATCTGTTTCATAATGTGGTATGTAATGAATTAAATCTACTAATAATGGTGGATAATGATAATTGTATTTCCATTTCCAATGTGGACAACCCTGAGTATAATATTTATATACCCATTCCAATCCTTCAAGATAATTATTACAAATATTTTTTAAATTTGCAGTTTCCCGTGTTTCATGCAATAATATTTTATAATATCGGTCTTCCCAATTCAATTCAGTTGGACATATATATTTTTCTTCTGATCTGAAAATAACAGGTACATTATTTAACAAATTTTCCTTTTCTTTTTCAGTAGTTTGTTCATATTTACGATGTTCCATTTTATCGCGCAAAGAATATTCATTCAAAATATATTCCTTTTCGTGTTTTGCAATTTCTTCTAATAAAATCCTTACATTTCTCCATTGTATTTTTCTGTCTTTTGAAATTAAATATCTATCCATTGTATTTCCGATACACTTCCTATAAGTATCTACCAAAATTTGAATACCATATGTTCTTATATTCATTGCAGGGAAATGTGGAAGAAAATCGTTACCAAGAAAAAAACACAAAAAAACATAATCATTTACCCTATCATATGTTGAATATTTACAATCCATTTCACTTAATATAGAGGATATCAATAAATCTATATTCAAAAATAAAGGTAATTTTACAGAAACTTCATTTACTTTTACACTATTTCCAAATTCAGGCGCTTCACGAAATACGTATATATTTTTACAATAAATTAATTGAAATATAGATAACATTATTAAATCCGCATCTAATCCATATATAGCAACATTATCTTGTGTTGATATATGATTACGTATATGGTGATAGATTTTATGTTCACCTTCGCCTGGGTCAATTGACGGGGTTACAATAATCTGTTTAACAGCATATTTTGACTCATGTAAAGAAAATTCATATATGATTCGCTTTGATAATAAGTTCATAAACTTAGTTCCAGGTGTAATTGAAGTTGTATTCCATATCGATTTAGGAGCTTCTTGGCATCCATTCTTAAATGAAAGTTTTGAAAGAAATTCCGATTTATATCTACGTGTTCGTTGTTGTTCCATTTTAGCAAAAGGTGCAACCCCATCAAAACCTATAAATATTGTATCGGTTGGTTTTGTGTATAATATATATTTTTGTATATTGAAAATTACAGCATCTATTATAAGATTTTCTATTTCATCCCTATTTAATTTATCAATTGTTTTTTCCCTTTCAAGTTTATGATATGCATCGTATATAATCGAATTTGCATCAATATATAAATGATTGAATTTTGTTTTTTTTATATTTTGATGATAATCTAAATTACGTATAATATTAGAATGATTTTTAATAATATACGAAAAATAACTTGGAATACCCATTTTCTATATATATAAACAAAATACTTTTAAGTTCATTTAATAAATGAATTATTTTATTTCAAAGAAATTTAATCTATAAATATAAATTATAATGTTTACAACTATATCAAGTTCAAATGAAACTATAATATTTATAAAAAATAAAATAAAATATTTATATGAGGTAATTAGAAGCACAATTTATTCAGTTCAAAATAATAAAAAAAATGACATATTATCAAATAGTGACGTAAATAATTGTATATCTACTCTTACTGAGTTGTATAATAAAATTAAAGAATTTGAAAAATTTGAAAATATAACAAACGAAGAAACTTTATTAGATAATTTTCAATCGCTTCTTGAAAAACTTTCGGTTATTGTATGTAGTTTTGGAACATATAATTTTGCGGATTTATTAAATATATCATTTGGTTCTCATTACACTGAAAATAAAAATGAAAATAACGAAAATATGTTTTTGAATGAAAAAAAAGATTTGATATATAGATACATTCATCCGTTTGGATACAAAACTGTTAATTGGAAAAAAAATATAAATTATAGTCAACTTTCTAATAAAAAAACGCTATGTTCTGATAAAATTACAGAAGAGTTTTTATTAATAGAAAATGCATGTAATTATGAATGTTTTGACATTGATATATCAACTTCAAAATCGTTTTATCATAAGATAAATGGAATAAGAGTAGTTTTACAAAATGATAAAATACAAAAATCTATAATAATTAATGGTGTTATTGATGATATAGTATTAGACTGTTTTTCAAATAAATACATTGATTATAGAAAACACGATATTTTTGAATATATAACAAAAAAATACACAGTACATGAATGTATATTGAAAAGAATGATTGATTGTTTGACGTTAAAAGATATATTAATATATAGTAATGAAGATTTTTATAAGAAATACAATAGTATCATTTCTGAAATTAACACTATAAAACAAAATAAAATTAATACTATTATTAAAAATTTTATTGAAATGGATGTATATGCACAACGTAGTATGTTAATCAATTTGTTTATATACAATATCGATGACGAAATACAATACATAAGTTATTTATTATATGACCTAATTACGATGAATAAAGGTTCGAACTCAGATTCCACCGAACAATTAGTTATATATGATAGTTTACCTTGGAAAATAAAAATTTATTTTAAAGATATTATGAAATTTACTATTAAATATACACAAGATATGAATAATAAATACGATATTAATCGTGTTTCATTTGAACAACAAATATATTTGATGAAAGCACCAGAATATATTAAAGAAAAAGCTATGATAAAATTAAAAGAAATAAAAGGGAAAAATGATGATTCATGTATAAAGACTCGTCAATTCTTAGATGCATTGTTGAAAATACCGTTCGGTATATTTAAAGAAGAACCTATATTGAAAATTATCAAAGAAACAAATAAATTATTTATTGAAATTATAAAAAATAATTCTTTGAAATATGTCAATATTCCAATAAAACCAAAGTATTCAATGTTTGAAATAAGTAAATATGTAAATGAAATTGAGAATACAAATAAATACAAACAAATGAATGAAATATTATCTATTACTAATAAATTAAACTCAAAACAACAAATAAATATTATACATTTTGTCGAAAATTTAATAAAAAATAAAAATATACAATACAATTTTGATGTTAGTAACATTAAAAGAAAAGAAAATAGAATTCATATTATAAATGATTTTTTAAAAAACAACACACAATATATAGAAAATGTTTATAATACATTAAAAGATAACCAATCTGATAATAATGATTCGCAAATATCAAATATTAAAAAAAACACTGATTTTGTCAACAAATCTATACAAGATATCAATACTACATTAGATGAATCTATATTTGGACACGACCATGCGAAAAAACAAATTCTTAAAATTATTGCACAATGGATGAATGGAGAACAAGGAGGATATTGTTTTGGTTTTGAGGGGTCTCCGGGTGTTGGTAAAACATCACTTGCTAAAAAAGGATTAGCCAAATGTTTAGTAGATGAAAATGGAATTTCAAGGCCATTTGCATTTATAGCACTTGGGGGTTCTTCTAATGGGTCTACGTTGGAAGGACATAGTTACACTTATGTAAATTCTACTTGGGGAAGAATAACTGACATATTAATGGAAACAAAATGTATGAATCCTATTATTTATATTGATGAATTAGATAAAGTTAGTAAAACAGAACATGGGAAAGAGATTATCGGTATTTTGACACATTTAATAGATACTACGCAAAATGATACATTTCAAGATAAATATTTCAGTGGTATAAATCTTGATTTATCAAAAGTTCTCTTCATTTTTTCATATAATGACCCTGACCAAATTGATAGAATTTTATTAGATAGAATTCACCGTATTCGATTTGACAATTTATCATTAGATGATAAAATGGTAATTGTTTCACAATACATTATACCCGAAATTAATAAGAAAATGGGGTTTGCAAATGAAACAGTTAAATTAAGCGATGATATTATTGAATATATAATTGAAACATATACACTTGAATCAGGCGTTCGTAAATTAAAAGAAGTTTTATTCGATTTATTTGGTGAAATTAATATAGAATTATTAAAATACGATAGTGGTATAAATATTCCATTTATTATTACAAAAGATTTAATTGACAACAAGTACTTGAAAAAGTACTATAAGATAGAATACACTAAAATTCATGAAGATAATCAAGTTGGTATAATTAATGGATTATGGGCGAATTCTCTTGGTAAAGGTGGTATAATTCCAATTGAAACTAATTTTTTTCCTACGTCTAATTTTCTTGAATTAAAATTAACCGGATTACAAGGTGATGTTATGAAAGAAAGTATGAATGTAGCAAAAACTCTTGCATGGAATTTAACAAATGATAAGCAAAAAATGATGTTATTGAAAAAATTTAATGATACAAAATGTCAAGGTGTACATATACACTGTCCACAAGGTGCTGTTTCAAAAGATGGCCCTTCTGCTGGAACTGCAATTACAATTGCAATATATAGTTTATTTAATTCATTAAAGATAAAAAATAATATAGCAATTACAGGAGAAATAAATTTACAAGGACAAGTAACTGCAATTGGTGGTTTAGAATCAAAAATTTTAGGAGGTATTCGTGGCGGAGTAACCACTTTTCTATTTCCCAAATCCAATTCTCGTGATTTCAAAGAATTCATGGAAAAATATGATTCAAAATCTATTATATCAAACATAGAATTCATTGAAATTTCACATATTCAAGAAACTATAAAATATGTATTTGAATAAATTTAGAAATTTATCATGTAACTTATATTTCTCTTTGTATAGTATACTATATTCAAAATGGCTGAATTAAATTTAACTAATATTTTTTATACAGCATATAGATTATCCCCATTTATTCTTGTTAGTTTTTTTACATTATCATCGATTTTAAATCAAGATATCAAAGGTATAATATATTTAGCAGGTCTTTTGATTGCATGTTTTTTCTCAGTTATTGTTGGTAAAGCCGAAGTTTTTAATTCCGACGTTACTTCTCCGACAATATGTAATTCTTTTACACTTACTAACGAAGGTTCTTTTTCAAAATTACCATTGAGTATGACTATTTTTACTTATACTTTTGGATATTTATTGTATATAATTGGATTATATGGTTTAGCAAAAGATAATATAACTACTATAATTTTATTTTCACTATTAATTATTTCTGAATGGACATGGAATATATTTTTTACATGTAGTAGTCATATACGATTGATTGGTGCATTTTTAGTAGGTAGTATTATTGGAGTTTCATGGTCCGCAATTATTGCAAGTACAAAACAAGTTAATTTACAATATTTTAATGGAATATCCAATAAAGAAGTATGTTCATTAAATAAAAACGTGAAATTCAGATGTAAACCAAAAGGGTAATAGAAAAATAAAAATCAAATAATATATTTATTTGATTTTTACAATTGAATTGTTATTCACAATTGTACGCCGAAGTAGTATCAATTCCACTTGTTTTACTTGAATATATTGTTTCTTCATTTTTTGGAACATATGTCGATAAACTTATGAATTGCGGTTTTAAATAAAGTACATTTCTTTTTTTGTCTAGTAAAGTATTTTTTTTTGTCATTTTTGATGATGATGATGATGATGATGATGATGATGATGATAGATTAGCTTTACTTAAAAGTACACTGTCTTCATAATTTGGAACATATGTAGATGCACCATATGTATAAGTACCTGGTTGATAATATAAAATATTACCCTGTGATGGAGTATATGGTATCAAAATTTTATTTCCACAACTATCTAATACCATTGTAGTACCGAAATCAGAACCATATACTCCACTCTGACTTTTAATAGCAAGTTCACTGTCATGATATAATAAATCATAATTATCACTATTATATTTATTACTATTTAATATTGGGTCGTCCATTACATTATCTTTCTTTTTTACATAATCTACCCAAAAAGAAGTTTGAGTATTCGGTAGTAATACTGTTTTTTCGGTATTTGTAGTATACCCATACGGTATTTTTTTCATTTTTTTGTCACCTATTTTGTAATATCCATCTGGTATAACTCCATTGACTGGTATATCAATCGCATCAGAATTATCTAAACCTTCTTTAAGTGAATAATAGTTACTTAATATACCAATTATTAACAAAATTAATATTATACAAAATAATACTATTATATATTTTTTATTCATAAATTGCTATTATGATATATAATAATATATTTGTCCAATAAAAATATAAAATTGATTTATTATTCTAAATATAATAATATAACAATATATATTTAGAATGATTATTCCAGTTAAATGTTTTACTTGCGGAAATGTTCTTGCAGATAAATACAGATATTATCTTGAAGAAGTGCGTCGTATAAAAATATCACAAGGCTTACAAGTTGAAAATGTCGTTTATCTTACTAAAAAAAATATGGAAAAAACACCAGAAGGTATTGTTTTAGATAATTTAGGATTAAAAAATGTATGTTGTCGTAGACATATGTTGACTCATGTTGATATTGAATAATTTAATTAAAAAACATATTTGAAAAATATATACACATATAATATATATGAAGTTGTCTACAAAATCTAAAAAATATAAAAGAAAAACTATTAAAAAAGGAAAATCACGCCGAAATAAAATGAAAGGGGGGAGTTGCGGATGCAATAGTCATAATATGACAGGTGGATTAGCAAATAGTCCTTATTTTTATGCGTTAAATACTCACAACGTTGACCCAATTGCACCTGCTGCTATTGTAGATTCGCGTTTACAACCAAATGCACCTTTACGTGGAGGAAGAAAAAACCGTAAAAGTAAAAAAATGAAAGGAGGAACAAGTGATTTAACTGGTATTTTTAATAAAGTCGCTATTCCTTTTTTTCCGGCTTCTAATTACATGAATCCTGTTGTAGCTACTGGAACAACTGCCGGTGCAATTACATCTAATTCAATTTTGACTGGTAATAGTTCTCTTACAAATCCATCGCAAGTAGTTGTTTCTAAAAATAACATAGGAGAATATTTAGTGTAAATATAAAAATCTCTATATTTATATATTATCATGGCGGTCGTTCCTGGTATTAAAAATTTATGCACACCCGCATTTGTTTATCTAATTATTTCTATTATTTCAATTATTGCAATGGCTATTCAAAATTATGGAAACACTGATTTATATTGTTTAGGACTATATTCTTGCAATGTTACAAGTATCGGTATCATATTCGTATTTAAAGTATTATATGTTCTATTTTGGACATGGGTATTGAACATTATATGTCGTGGAGGTTATCCAGGTGTTTCATGGTTTTTAGTTATATTCCCGTATATACTATTATTTGTATTATTAGGATTATTGATGATTCAATAGATTTGTTATGTTTTATATACTATTTATATAGATAGTATATAATAATATATGAAAAGTGTTTCAAAAAAGAATAAACTGAGAACAACTCGTAAAAAATACATAAAAGTAAGTGGAAAAATTATTGAAAAAAAACATGGATGGGTTATTGCGGAGATTCTTGGCGATGCATATGAACGTGGTTATGCACATGGTATTTTATTGTATAAAGAATTGAAACGAATTGTAAAATCATTTCCATTCATAGTGAAAAAATATTTCAAAACATCATTATCGAATTATATAAAAGTATGTAAACAACAAGTAAAGCAAGTAATCAAAAATGATTTTCCAGAAATTTATGAAGAAATGCGTGGAATTAGTGATGGTGCGAAAAAAATGGGGATACATTTTTCGGTAGATGCATTGATTGCATGGAATTCTGCTTTTGGAATGAGTCCTTTTTTTGAAGATGATGAAAATGATAAAAATGATAAAAATGAAAGATGCAGTGCATTCATTGCAACGGGGGATTCAACACAAAATGGAGAAATAGTAATGGCACATAATACTCATACTGATTTTTTAAGTGGCCAATTAATGAACGTAATTATGTATGTATATCCATCATCGGGTAATAATTTTGTTATGCAAATTGCACCAGGATATGTAATGAGTGGTACAGATTGGTTCATATGTTCTACTGGAATCATAGGGTGTGAAACTACAATTGGTGGTACCAAGTATAAACCAAAATTTGGTTCTCCATTTTTTTGTAGAATACGACAAGCCATGCAATATGGTAAAACATTAGATGAATATGTTGAAATTATGTTAAAAAATAATGCGGGAGATTATGCATGTTCTTGGCTATTTGGTGATGTAAATACAAATGAAATCATGCGATTTGAAATTGGTTTAGATAAACATAGTATCAATCGGACAAACAATGGATTATTCTATGGTATGAATTCGGCATTTAGCTTCGATTTGAATAATACAGAAACTACTGATACAGATTTTCATGATATTTCAACTTCATCGGGTTCTCGCAATTATAGATTAGATGTATTGTTGAATAACGTTTATAGTGGAAAAATAAATACTGACAATGCGAAAACAGTGATAAGCGACCATTATGATGTATTTTTGAATAAAGAAATTATGAATGGACGTTCTATATGCAACCATGCTGAAAAAGATGAACATGGTTCTACAATACGAGATGCTTTCTATCCAAGAGGTTGTACAGATGGTAAAGTACTTGATAGTAAAATGGCAAAAAATTTAGAATTTGAAGGACGGTTTGGGTCAGCATGTGGTCGTGTTTTCAATGTGAAAAATCATTGTAAATTGCATCCAGAATATAAAGATTGGGAACCTTATTTAGAAAATATGGATAATGAACCTTGGGTAAGTATACAACCTTTGGTAAGTATACAACCTTAGGTTAAAATACATTCTTAATTATTTCGAGGTGTTCTCTCAATGGGTCTTATTACAAGACATTTTCGTTTCGTAATCAAATTTGTTGATATTATTTTTATAGTTTTCTGTAATTCTATGTCATCATCATCTTGAAATTCTGGAATAATACTATTACAAGAACAGTCCATTATATATTGATATAATAATTTATATTTTGCTAAATAATTCATCAGCATATATGGGGTTATAAAATGTAAACACAGTTATATTACAATTATTCCGTATTGTAATATAAACAACTACATGATTTTCAATTACACTTTTTCTCATTCAAATCGCACATGTTGTAAGAGTAAATAAAAAAGAGGTTTCCCTCCATTTTTATTTATTTTTTATTCAATAATCTTCATCAGCTTGAACGTCGTCAATAATATAATTATCACATATAAGGGAACTATCTATTTCTTTTAAATTTTCAGTATTTTCTACTGCAAATTCAACAACAGCATATTTAGTTGTATAATGATATAATTTTTTCAATTTGTTTTTACACTTTTTAACTTTGATAATTCTATATGATATTATTTCTTCATTTATTGGTTGGAAATATTCTGTTTCAATATCGGTTGCTATTTTATAAAGTTCATCGTCATCTTTACATTCAGGCATGCCTTCTTTGATTTTATTGAATGCTATTTTTTTAGCACATTCTACATCAGTAGTAGTTGCAATGATTTCAAAATGTTCTTCTTTACGATAATCGTTATATCTAACAACAGCATACATTTCAAAGATAAATAGTGTTTTATATAATATAGTATATATTATATAAAAAAAGTGTTTCAATTTTATATAATATCTGAAAATAAAACTATTACACATGTTGATTTTTTAACAATCGTTTGATGAACATTTCTTTGTTCTGTTCTTCATTCATATAAATATTTATTATTTCAGCCGGTGAATAAAAATAATCTTTTATCTTTTTTAGTGTTTTATCATCAATAATTTCATCGAACAAATGTGAATATATTTCGTTTATTATGGTACGCGACGCATATGAAAGTTCAAGTGTAACATCGATTCTTCCTGGTCGAATTAATGCGGGGTCCAATTCATGATAATGATTTGAAGATATAATCATAATTCTACCAGGGGTCTCGCGAATTCCATCCCATAAATTCAAAATATCATCCAAAGTGATTGGTTCATCTTCTAACAATAATTTGGGTAGTTGAGATACTTTTTCAGCTTCATTTTCGACCGACACTATCGTCTCAATCAAATCTCCCATATTTATTTTTGAATTATTAGAAAGTTCATCAAAATCCAATTTTTTACCAAAACCAGTGATTGATTTTTGTTTCTTCTTTTCGCGGTCCAACACAATATCGCCTACACAATCGATATCTTCAAATACAATAATTTTTTTATCAAATCCTATACTACTTTTTTTATTATCTGTATTATAACGTTCTTCAAAAAATATACTATCCAACTGTTTTTTCGTTTTTATCAATTTCAATGAAATAACTACAACATGACGATTTGTATAATTGGCAATTGCCTTTATCAATGAGGTTTTTCCTGTACCTGGCGGTCCATGCATACCAATACCGATTGAATATGGAATTCCTTTTTCAAAATACCATTCTTTGTTATTCATGAAAAAATCTATTTTTGTAATCAATGTTTGTTTGTCTTTGAAAAAAATATTATTGAATTTCCGAGTACTTGAAAACAAATGTTCATCCCATAATTCATATTTATTATCATCATATTTTGCTTTTGTTAAAGTATAAATAAATCGTTTATTATCACGTAAATCTTCTATTGAAGCTAAATATTTTTTTGTTATATTTTCAACAAATTCTTTTATGATATGAATATCACTTTTATATGAAAACAATTGAATTGTTACTTTTTCAATTCGATTCATTCTTTTTGAATATCTATCATTCGATTTTTTATTATCATCGTCTTGTTCCTCATTTTGAATTGTTGTACAAGCATATATTTGATGTTCTTTTGAAATAAGAAATTTTTCATTTTGAATAACCATATAAATTCCCAGGTCACGATTTCTATTATATGATGTGTTACCAAATGAATATTCCTTAATATGGCGTATCGTAGTATTTTCATTTGCATGTTCTATTATATATATCCATAATGCGCGAAATCTGTCACTGAATGAATTCGATTGGTTCAATTCACTATCATAATAGGTTGTCGATAATGCTATCTTACCGTCATATTCAACAACATGTTTTTTATATAAAAAGCTTTCAAATTCACAATCGAATACGTTAATCATGTTTATAAATTTTGTAAAATTATTATTCATGAATTGGAATAGATATGTAACTGCGGTTAAAATAATCGTCGTGATAAATGCGTCAATTACCGGTTTTCCGGTTTTGAATTTATCGAATACAATCATATTCAAAATATTTCCTGACACAAGTTTCAATTCAGCGTTGACGTCTCCGAATCCAAACATTTTTATCGTTATTATGTAAAATAGTTTTGTATTTATATATTTTACATAATGTGTTTTTATTCAGAATAACAACATGGACCGAAACATCCTATGCAACTTTTCTTTTTTTTTGGTTTTTCTTTTTTCTCATTGTTTTCGGCATAAACATTTTCAGTTAGTAGTGTAAATGGTTTTGATGTACTAACTTTCAACAATTTTATACACGCGTCTACTATATTATCAAAACATAATAATAACAATGTTGCATTTGTATCATCATCAATTACCACTAATGATTCGCGAATAGATACACTGAAAATAAATTTTAGTATATTTGAACATGTATCAATTGTATGTTCATTACTTTTCATATTATTCATGTTTGTAATCAATAATAAATTATACAAATGAGATATAATTGTTATTATATATGGTATATCATGCGAATCTATCTTATCATTATTTATATTTCGAATAAGCGTACTTTCTACCATACGAAAATATTCAGGTTTTGTCTTTATAAGTTCAGATATAATATCCAAACTATTTTGGTTTATCTTTGTCAAATACTTTTCTTGCATTTCATACGATGCCAAAATTGTCTCTATTTTTTGAATTAACGTCCGGTTTGATGTCTTTTTTTTTGGATGTAAATTAGGGTGGATAATATCATCGCCAGCATCTGACCAAGTTTCCATACTATATAACTATGATATATTAATTTATTTCTAAATAAAATAATTCTTACCGTTTATCATGCATAAATTGTATAGTTGTATTATACAATGGAGATATATGTAACGCAATAGTAAATACAATATGTAAAAATATAAAAATATATAAACAAATGAATACATAAATACGTAAGGATTTTTTATAGTATAATAATATATATGAAACAAGTTTGTATAACATCATTTTTTCAAAATAAATCAAATGTAAAAAATCAAATATCTATTGTAACTACGATTCCTAATATTCATTTATCATCAAGTAAAATACAAATTCCTACTCAGTATACACTATTTTTCGATGGTTGTAGTAAAGGAAATCCTGGACCAGCAGGTTCAGGTGCTGTATTATATCAAGGAAATACAGAAATATGGGCAAAATCTATATTTGTTGGAAATAATTCAACAAACAATGTAGCAGAATATACTGGTCTAATTATTGGGTTACATGAAGCAGTGAATAAAAATATTAAAGAACTTACAGTCAAAGGTGACAGTATGTTAGTAATCAAACAAATGAAGGGTGAATACAAAGTGAATTCAAAAGATATGCTACGTTTATACGAAAATGCAAAAGGTTTCGAAAAATATTTTGACAAAATTGTATATGAACATGTATATCGCGACCATAATAAACGTGCCGACCAATTATCAAATGAAGGATTGAATGTTCGAAATATAGAAAACAATACAAAAAATTGATTTAAATAATAATAAAATATAACTAATTAAAGTATATATAATAAGAATATTTAGAATGAATCCTCAAATTTCAAAAATTAGCGAAGAAGATGATGTATATAAATTCACCCTGGGTGGTATTAATGTTAGTATTGCCAATGCATTACGTCGTATCATTTTATCAGAAATACCAACAAATGTATTTTATACGGAAACATACAATGATAATAAATGCAATATTGAAGTAAACAATCCACCGCGTCTACACAATGAAATCATTAAACAGCGATTAAGTTGTATTCCTATTCATGAAAAAGATTTAGATGTATTACCGGATAAATATATTTTAGAATTAGACGTTAAAAATGAAACTGATAAAACAATTATTGTAACCACCGAAGATTTCCGTATTAAAAACAAAATGAATGGCAATTATTTGACACGCGAAGAAACTACACGAATTTTCCCTCCATGTGTAAAGACAAATAGATATATTGATTTTGTCAGACTAACCCCTAAAATTGGTAATGAAATTCCAGGAGGACATATAAAATTAACATGTGAATTTTCAGTAAGTAATGCAAAAGTAAATAGTATGTTCAATGTCGTTTCAAAATGTACATATGGAAACACCCCGGACTTGGTGAAAATTGATAGTATTTGGGAATCCATGGAATCAAAACTACGAAGTGAAGAACTAACCAATGAAGAAATTGAATTTCAAAAACGCAATTTCTATATGTTAGACGCCCAACGTCAATTTATTCAAGACAGTTTTGATTATTCAATACAAACCATTGGAGTGTATACGAATCAAGAAATTGTTAAAAAAGGCTGTGCCATATTACAAAACAAATTCGTCGATATGATACAAATGATAGAAAGTGATATTGTTCCAATCAATCATAGTGAAGCCACTATTGACAATTGTTATGATATTATTTTAGAAGATAAAGATTATACAATTGGGAAAGTATTGGAATATGTACTTTATGAAAAATTTTACCAAAGTGAAAAATCATTAAGTTTTTGCGGATTCAAAAAATACCATCCACATAACAGTAACAGTGTTATTCGCATTGCATTCAATTCACCTTCGGATAAAACTATTGTTAGAAATGTATTGAAATCTGCATGTACTGATGCACAAGATGTGTTCATTAAAATGTTCAAATTATTTTAGATTTTCCACTATTCTATAAAAATGCTTTTATTTTTGTATTTATTTTTTCATACCCTACATGAGTCAAATGTAATCCATCTTCCATAAAAAATTCTTTTTTTGATAAAATTTTATTTACGTTTACATATATTGTATTGCTATGGTTATTAGTATATTTTCGGATACTATTATTGATGTAATCGATAATTTTTATTTTACCATTGTACATAATTGGCGATTTTATTAGTGATATTACTATAATTTTCGATTTCGGGAATTTTGTTAACAAACCATCTAAACATAATTGTATGTTAATTAATATATTTTTTTCATTTACATTGCCTAATAAATCATTACCACCACAATAAAATATTATATATTCAGGATTGATAGATGGGATTTTTTCTAAATATTTTGATAAATTAGCTGTTACTAAACCACTTTTTCCCATATTTATAACTTCTTCGTTTTCATGATTTGTCGTAAAGTTTTTCCAGTGTTTTATTATACTACTTCCTAATAATAATATTTTCATATATATTGTATATACAATATATCACATTCTAATACCAAACCATTTTATATTTATATAATTAATATAAATATAATACAAATAATATAGTAAACAATGTGGAATATTACTCCAATTATTGGAACAACATTTTATATTTATGTTTCTCGTTTATTAAAATATAATTTTCAAAATAACTCAAATAAACATTATATTATTCTTAATCATTTTTCTATTTTACACAATATAGCATTAGCTTCTTTCAGCTTTTATACATTTATATCTTTATGTAAAATAATAAATGAACAGGGTATTTATTTTGGAAATAATCTGTATATGTCACAACCTTATATAAAAAATTTGATTTTTTGGTTTTACATATCTAAATATTATGAATATTTCGACACATTTTTATTATACGTAAAAGGGCGTGAACCTATTTTTTTACAAAAATATCATCATATAGGCGCAGTTGTATGCTGGCATCTATGTTATAAATATAATGTAGATGCAGTTGTTTTTGGTACTATTTTTAACTCATTTGTGCATTCAATAATGTATTCTTATTATTTGATGACTATTTTCAAATTAAATATTCGCGGTATGCGAATGTATATTACGAGTGGACAAATGATTCAACTAGTTTTTGGGGGATTATATGGGTTGTATTATTATTATCCACCAGTAGAAAACATGCAAAATTATAGTATCATAGTGTTTTTTAATTTATATATAGTAGGACTGGTGTATTTGTTTGGTAAATTTATGATAACAAATTATTGTAAAAATCCTGTCAAAAAAATAATATAATTTGTATATCCACTATAAAATTGAAGTTCAAATATTAAACCAAATCGATAAACATATACCATACAATTGTTATTCTTTATATTATATTATATTGTATTATAGAATACAATATAAAAATTATCCGCCTTTAAAACTATACAAAAGCAATCCGCCTTTAACTTTTATTAAATATGGAAAAAAGATTGAATAGAATTTCTGAAACATATATAACCAATTTCAAAAATAACATTCGTGATAAAATACTTGAAATAGATTTTGAAGAAAAAACAAAAATAAATGAATTGATAGAATATGTATATGATTATGAACGTCTTACATTTGTAAAAGAAGATTTTATCAAAAGAAAACGTGTAAAAAATTCAATACCATCTACAAATAGATGCAATGCTCGCAGAGCAAATGGTGAACAATGTACGCGCCGTAGAAAGGAAAATTGTGAATTTTGTGGAACCCATTCAAAAGGTGTTCCTCACGGATTTATGGAAGAAGAAGATATAACACAATCTACCCAAAAGTTAGAAGTAATTGCACTTGATATACAAGGAATTGTATACTACATAGATAAATACAACAATGTATACAAAACCGAAGATATCATTTTAGGCAAAGATAATCCAGCTATCATTGCTAAATGTGTAAAAACAGCAACCGGATATAGCATTCCAGAATTCGGTTTATTATAAAGATGATTCATCTTTCCCTTTTGAAATTTTTCGTATTATGTTTTCTTTTACAACTTCTTCACGATTGTCCATTATAAAATCATTTATTTCACCGGCTTTTATTGTATCCCCTTGACAATATTTAGCTAAAATGTCTAATAATGACTTTTTTGTTATAGGTTTCTTTACATTCTTTTTACTGTACATGATTTGACCATCTTTTAAATCAAAACAGTCTATTTCATTATTTTTCATTACATCAATTAAATTTTTAGAAATATTTTTTTTTTCATCCATACGTTTTTTAGATTCTTTTTGTAATGCCCGTATTTCATTATCAATTTTTACCCATTCTTTTATTGATTTTATTAATTGTTCTTTTGTTTCCATTATATATTTCAATTATATTATATTTAGAATAATAAATATAATATATTTATATATTTTTCAATATTAATATATATTAGTAAAGATGATGTTTTCATACAAAAACAGACATGTCAATAATTATAGTCAAATGCAATTTAATAATGTAAAACCACAACCTATATTATCAATGAATATAAATATAGTACAAAGGCAAGAGCCAGTTTCAGTTGTTCCAACAAATAATGTTGTAGAAGATACAAATAAACCAAAAAAAATGAAATGGGGAGAACCTACATGGTTCTTATTCCATTCATTGGCTGAAAAGGTAAAAGAAGAACATTTCCATATTGTTAAAAATGAACTTATAAATACTATTTATGTTATTTGTAAAAACCTACCTTGTCCTATGTGCGCTACACATGCTACACAATTTATGAATTCTGTTAATTTTAGTACTATTCAAACTAAACAAAATTTGATTGATTTATTATGGCGATTTCACAACGAAGTAAATGTTAAAAAAAATATACCAATCTTTCCATATGAACAATTGCAAGAAAAATACTCAAGAGCTAATTTAGTAAATATTATTCAGTTGTTCATGTATCATTTCAAAGATAAACATAGAAGTTTGAAATTGATTGCGGATGATATGTATCGCCAACAAATTGCCGCAAAAATGCAAGATTGGTTTAGACAAAATTTACAATATTTTGATTACTAATATATTTGTATATTATATACACATATATGAGTACTGATTTCAACAAGTCAGATGATTCACTTGAAAAAAAATAAAACGGAAACCAGAGAGAAATAGAAACAAAACTATTAGTAAAATAATATTTGAACCAATTGTAAATATTTTACATAAAATTAAAACTTCTCTTCCAATTAGACGTAATTCAAGAGTTTATGATGGTTTACCTTTATTCAATAACCAAAACCCTCTTCGAAAAAAAGGTGGTAAAACCAGAAAAAATAGAAAATCTAAAAGAAAACAATGAAGATAAAAATTATCCAATGACATAACCCTTTGTCGTTTTTTTGCGAACAATTTTTTGCTTCCCTTTCGCATGCAATTGTTCATGGCATTTTTCACAAACTGCTGCTAAATTTGCCGCATGATTTTTATGAAATGTCCCTATAAACCCTTTTTCATTCGCGTCTTTTTGAGGTGATAAATGATGTACCTCTTCACTTAATTCCATTTTGCATATTTCACACAAACCTCGAACTTTTTTCGCATTATATACACTTGTTTTATGTGCAAGTTCTCCTTGATTTATCGGATAATATTTATTACGTATGACATATGCTTTCTCCAAAAAATCTTCAGGTAAATACAATGATTTACATACTTCCAATCCATACATACGATTTCCTGGTCCATCACGCAATTTACGGTCATATACCAAGCAATCCAATTCTCTGTCGAAATGAACCGCCATATGTTTTATTTCCATATTGGCAAGAGATTTAATTTCATCATAATCCAGTACTTCATGAAAATGTGTTGCAAAAATATACGTTGATTGTTTTTCATTTAAATGCATCAATCCCGCTGTAAAAATACTCAACGCTGATTCAGTTTCTGTTCCAGAACATAATTCATCTCCTAATATCATACTATATTCGTCAGCACCTCGCAATATAATGCGCAGCTCCGACATTTCCACTGCAAATGTCGAAAGACCCTTAAATATATTATCATTTCCTAATATTCGCGAATATATTGTTCTATATGGTTTAAATATAAAACGAGAACATGGAACAAATAAACCACTTTGCGCCATTATCGTCGCTATTCCGATTGCACGTATCAAACTGGTTTTTCCAACCGCGTTCGTTCCATATAATAACATTCCAGTTTTTATGGTATCATCTATTTTACCTCCGAGCAGTAAATCATTCGGCACATATACTTCATTTTGTTGTATATGTTCTATTAAACAATGTCTCAAATCATATGCATGTACATAGGAACTTGTTGAGAACATATCACTGTCTATTTCTGGACATACATAATTATATTCATTTGCTATATATGCTTTGTTTTGGAGAACATCTACTTTTGTTATATATTTTGCAATGTTCTCTAATGTTGAAAACCAATTCTTATCGAATTCATTTAAAAATTCATTGTATGCTATTGATATTTCCATATTAATCTGTTCTTTTAAAGTGAGTATATCTTTGCATATCTTATTGAGAACATTGATTTCAATTTCATCATTACTTGTGGAAGCTGATTTGAATTGAATTTCTTTCGCATTTATTGTCAAACCAGAAGTGATTTGAATCGGCTCTGTTATTTTTGATAATATTGTTTTCAATGTTAATGCCCGCTTTTTAGTAATTTGCAATGAATATCCAGATTTATCAGTTTCGTGGATTTTAATATAGTCAGTTTCTGTACTTTTTTCAAATGTTCTCAATAATGAATTAAAAACATCCCTTATTCCATGAAAAGATGATATACTATTTTCATATTTTTGGATTAATGTATCTAATTTTTCCGAAACACCAGGTTGTATTATATTCTTTTCGAAATTTACCATAGATTCTATTTCTATACATGCATCCATTTTCAAATTTGTCTTTATAAAATCCATTAGTTGATAACATTGTTCTCCAAAACTCGCGATTTTAGTAGAATGTTCTCCAAAATAATTATTCAAATCGGGGGTTTCATATAAACATTGATATATTTGTTCAATGTTCTCGATACTTTTATATAAATGATATATTGACGATGGATATATTTTTCTAATAATGATTTGCCTGCATATTTTTTCTATATCACGTATTTCACTCAATTGTTTTCGGAAAAAAGGTATAAAATGTGCATTGTTCTCATCCAATAGCATTTTTATCATTGCATATTCTTTTTTCAACCATGCTTCATCAAATGTTGGATTTGTCAATTGCTGTTTGAATTGTCTTTTTCCCATTGGCGTACAACATTTATTCAAAAAGGAGAGAACCGATGAATATTTTGAGTTCTTTATACTGTCTTCTGAGTTATCATCAATTATATTTAATTGTTTTAATGTATGATTTGCCAATACCATACGATGTGATGTGTTATTGAAGATTGGTTGTTCTATTTTTTTCACTAAATTTGGATTATGTTCTTGAATGAAATTCAATAAAAAACAAAATGATTGGGTTGCGATTTCATTCGAACTGAATTCACTACATACTTGGTAACATTCTTCTCCAAAAAAAGTAGACAATATATGTTGTATGTATTTTTGTTGAGAACATTTTTTAATAATATCTACATTTTGAGAACATTTTGTATATTTATGAACATGGGCATTATGCATACCACTATATTGTATTACTTTTTCTGTCATTTTTTCATCAAATGTCTCTGCTATTAATAATATTTCACTTGGCGCATATATGGAAACACATCTCTCCAATTCGTCAAATGTCGTTGGATTATCGTAAAACGGAATTTCATATTCAAATATAAAGGATTTTCCTGTAAATATATTGGCCACAGAAACCCCACATACAAGGTTCTCATTATTCGATTGGGTTTGGGTAAATGATTTGAAAGTATTTATCCAAACACACATGATGTTATTGGTTGTTTGCGGAGAACTATCTGTATCATATGAAATATAGGTTCCAGCTGAATATATTGCATGTATTTTGCGTTTGAAACTTTTACCATCTTTTTCTTGTTTATATACTACACTTGTATATCCATTTTCTGACAATTTCTGAATGTATTTTTCCAAAGTATAATCGCGAAATCCTGCCATAACAATATGGTCATTTTTTATACAATTACTTTTTTTGGATACATTCAATTGACATATTTGTGAGAACTCTACGATTTGACTATGGGTTATTAATCCTGTTTCTACATTTTTCAAACCGTATACCTCAAAAAATGCACCGACTTGCATTAATAATACCGTATTTTTACCATATTTTTTTTGATATTCGTTTGTTATTTGAAAATATTCCGTTGTTATATTTGATTCCATATTGGTCTTATTTAAATACAGTATTATTTTTATATATTTATAATTTATAATATTCTATATAGTAATTCAAAAAATTGAAATAAAAAATAATCAATTATATTATTAAAAATGAAAATGTATGAAAAAGACGAAGAAACAGATGATTATGGTTTTTTTTGTGATTTAGAAGAAAATACAAAAAAATATAATAAAGAAAATGATGACTTTATTATAAGAATTAGCAGTCCAAAAAAACAAACACGATACAATGTATGTTATCACGTTTCGCTTGGAATTTCTATAATAGTAACTGCAATTATAATTTTTAGAATGAAATGATTATTCGCTTCCAAAATATGCTCCTTTTCCAATTTTGAAATCACTCAATCGTGTAATTGTATCATTGTTTTGTTTCAAAATTTCCTTGATGAGGTCTTTGATTGAAATCATACCAATAAATTCTTCATCGTTGTCATCTATCACTAATAAATGACGAATATCCTTGAACATCATTTTATTCATACAAGATTCTAACGAATCACTTTTTTTTGCAATAATAATGGATGGACCATATGTGCAAATATCTTTTACTTTTAGGTCATTTGTAGGTTTATCAAATGCGGCAACTTTGTTGATAAAATCACGTTCAGAACATACACCAATTACTTTGTTAGCTTTATCAGTTACGGCTAAACATCCAATATTAAATGCAGTGAAACGGGTTACTGCTTCTTTTACACTAGCTGTTTCGCTAATTTTGAAATCAATCTTGTAATAACATGATTTTTGAAATACATTCAATGCACTTACTGGTAGTTTTGCATATGTTGAAAGTGAACGACCTAACATTCTTGATACTATATCATGGCGTTTGTTTTTATATATTTTTATAAATTATATAAAATTATTAATACTACATTGAATTATTTAATCCCGTCAAACCGGATTATGATTCAAAATTAACAGATTTTATGTATAATGCGTCGCCCCAACCATATGGCATCATTGCTGTGATAACTCTTTCAAAATTATATTGTGCTAAAAATGCATCAATTTCATGAATCAATCCACAGTTTTTATATAATTCCTTTTCATTTACTTCTAAATATATTGATTTTACATGTTCTATACTTTGGACTCCGCCTTTTAATGCTAAAAGTTCTGCTCCCTGAATATCAAAATTCCAAAAATCATATTTTGAAGCATCTATATTTTTTGTTCTAAAAAAGGTATCTATTGTTATACTTTTTCCTTCTCTTTTTTCTACATAATGAATATGAGGATGTTCGATTGAATGTGTTCCAAGTTCAAGTACACTAGAAGATAATGAATTATTAGATATGTTAAATACTACATCCCCATAATCTTCATCCGTGATTATTGCATTGTATACATTTGGTATTCCTTTTTGAATGCATTCGTTTACTTTTTCCGGTATTGCTTCTATCCATACAACGTTTTCATTTTTTACAGATAACTGTTCATAATATTGCATTTCTTCGCAATCGTTTGCGCCAATATGGAATACACCATTAATTTTTATGTTGTGTTTTGAAAAAACATCAATAATATCAGTTATTGGGATTAACATAATATATATTATTTATACGATTTTATAATTTATATTTTTACGCAAATAAATCGAAAAATATTTTTTACTAGTATGTACATTGTATTTTTGTCATAGTATTACAATATAAAAAATAGAATTGTATTTATTAAATTACAATAGTATTCAATGCATATGCGCAGTGATGTATATGTAGGCGAAATATATTTATTGGTATAATAATTTATATGTATAATTATTATATGTCAGAATATTGTAAAAACTACAACCACGGACACCATAAAAGTGACCATTGTCATTCACATATACATCATCATCGTCATCGTCATCGTAAACACGGTAAAACTGGACCTACCGGACCTATCGGTTATACTGGTGTAACTGGACCTACTGGTCAAACTGGACCTACCGGACCTATCGGTTATACTGGTGTAACTGGACCTACTGGTCAAACTGGACCTACTGGTCAAACTGGTATAACTGGTCAAACTGGCGTAACTGGACCTACTGGTCAAACTGGCGTAACTGGACCTACTGGTCAAACTGGTATAACAGGTCAAACTGGTATAACTGGACCTACTGGTCAAACTGGTTCCACCGGACCTACCGGTGAAACTGGCGTAACTGGACCAATTGGTCCCACTGGAACATCTGGTATTATTGGATATGCTGAATATATACGCACAATTCAAACGCCAAACAATTCAGTTCCCCCGGGAACAGCATTTACAATAGATACAGAAGTTTTTAATACGGTTCCTACATTCATTGTAGCAAGTCCTGGTGCAGGTGGCACTGTATTTACATTAGGTCAAGGATCATACATAATTGATTGTGAAATGAGTTTAGAAGCAGCCGGGTCAATTGCAATTTATACTGGTCCAAATGCAGCATCGTTGACTATTGATACAAATACTGTTTCAGGTTCAACCACCGCAACTACTTGGATACATGGAAGATCGATTGAATTTGTTGCAACAACATTGGTTATTGCAATTTCATCGGTAGTTGGAGTAGCGGCAGTAACCACCGCTGGAACAGACTCTTCATTTATGATTCGTCTAACAATTCTAAAACTTGTATAAAAATATAAAAAATTGATTATATTTTTATATATATCTGGAAACAAAACAAATCATGCCCATAAAAGTATTTGTCGATTATATTGATACAGTTGATTACATAAAAATAATTGACTATTACAATCTAAATATACCATATGGACAACCGAAATTAGAAATACTCGACCGTTGTGAAGGAGGGTTTCAAATACAAGATTTATCAGCAAAATATGAAACAGATGCAAATATGCAAATAAAACAATTACGATGGAAGAAGAAACAGTTAGTACCACATTATAACTACAACGGTTTTGATAAATATGAAGAAACTATGTTATTTATTGCAATGCGTTCGGTTCTGGGAAATAACGTAACATTGGATGATTCGTAAAAATAATAAAATAATAAAAAATTGAAATATATATTTCAGATACTATATATTTCAATACATTAACAATGACAGAAATTAAACCATCCACAATTGAAAACGAATTTTATTTTGGCGATTTACCAGGTTCCCTTCAATATCATATTGACCCGATTGCAATAATGGAAATATCAAATATTACAGATATAGGCGTTGGAACACTTAATGACAATGCTGGATTTGTATTCGAATCCCATACTGAATCTGCATTCAAAAGTGTTATTCCAAACACGCCAATGGGAAAAGATAATGAATGGAATATGATATTATTAATAAAAAAAGTAGTGGATGATAACATATGGTTAAAAGCCGCACTTCGAAACAAAGCGACTGGGAGAATTGCACTTATGACAAGTACTGATAAATATGAAAATTTAACAAATAACGGACATCGTGCAATTCAATCATGTAACGATGATTGGTTTGTTGGACATTATCGCATGTCAGCGCCGATGTTCTTTTGGCGCGAACTTGTAAATAGATTGAAATATTAGAAAAAAATATACAAAATATACACAAAACATTAAATTTATATTTTATCCATTTATGTGACAATTATAACATGTGTTATATTTATTATCTGTTATTCGTCTACCACATTTACATTTTTTACACAAATTATAGCATTTTTTACAATGAGTGTTTTTACCCGTTACTACATCTTTTTTACACTCTTTACAATATTTTAGAAGCGAACATTCGTAGCATCGGTTAAAATTATCATATAATTTACAAATTTTACGGTCATTACATGTAGTACAAATACTTTTCAATCTACAATCATTACAATAATTATCTTTTCTATTTCTATGATATTTTCTACAATCTTTACATTTTTTTTTGTTATTGTATCCTAAATCACTACAACACGTTTTACATAAAGCTACAAATTCATTATCAATATTATTTTTGAAGATATATTTTTTTTTATTATTTTTTTCACATAATCTGCATTTTTCCTGTATGGTATCTTGTATATATTTGATGACATAATCAATTTGATATGAATCATTGATTAAATCAGCTTTAAATTTTACCAAATTATCCCCGAAATTCGCCCCTATGTTTTTATAATTAATTTTGAAAGACATTATATTTTCGTTTATTTTTTTTTCTAATTTTCCTTCTATCAGCATTTTTTTTTCATTTTTTTTTATATTTTTAAATTTTTTATAATTTTTATCATTTTTTAGAGTTTTAATAACAGTTTCTATAATTCGCGGTTCAATAATTTTATATTTTTTTATACATTCAGAACCAACTATGATAGCATAAAACGTATCTGGATTGTTTATAACGTATAAATTTTGCGGACTACAATCATGAGCACATGCACAGCAAAATCGCAATTGAGAACTACCTGTATTTTCTACGTCACTAGACGCATAACCCCTCATACCAAATGCCTCATGTTTTTTAATATATTCTAATATTTCATTAAAATTTTTAAAATCATCTAATTTTTCATCACGAATCAATAATGCTATGAATATACAAAAGAAATCTTCATGCGAACTATGAGACCCTAAAAACATTTTTTTATTATTATTCATATCAAAATCACGTTGATTGTTTACTACATATTTACGTATTCTATCTTGTAGATCCATTTTATCTTCCAAATTTTGAGTTTTCAAATCATCTTCCGAAAAATTTCTTTTCATTTTTTTAATAAAATTTTTAAAATTGTCATTGTATATGACATTTGTTTTTGTAATTATTCTATCATCATGATAAGATCCTTCCATTTTCAAACTATTTTGTATTATTTAATTGAAATGTTTTTTATTTTCAAAAACATTTCAATTTTCTACTACTTATCATTGAAAAAATTATACAATAAATTATCTGGGTTATGATTCGTAACATCTCCACTTATCAATACTACACTTTCATACATTTTACGCAATACATCATTGGGTGAGGTAGACCCCACTTTAATAAACCCTTTTTTCAATAAAAATTTACGTATTTCTTCAATTGGGGTTTGATTCAACATTTGTTTTTTCGTGGTAATATTATTACGTATTGTTTTATTCGATACCAATACAGCTACTTTTGGAAAAACCTTTGATTTACCTACACGATAAGTTCGTTTCAACGTTCTCTTTTGTTTCAAATATTTCAACTTCGGCATTTTATGTGGTTTCGTTTTTTCAATGATTTGTTTCATTTGTATTCGTGCTTTTTGTTTTTCAATTTCTTTATCCAATTCACTCTTTAGACTTATTGTGTCGGTGGCCATAGTTCCTGAGTATATAGGAGTATTTTGTGGTATTGGTTGTAATGGCGGTCTATAATTTTCTTGTGTTGGACGCGGTAGTGGTGCATTCTGAATATACGGAATACTTGATATATATTGGTCATTTAGACTCGGTGGTTTACGTTGTGTTTGATTTTTCCAACTACGATATGTTGGTAATGTTCCACCTTTCAAACATCCATATTTTGGATAATTTGGATTATGCATATTCAATTTCAGTGCCGGAATTTCTGATGTAACATTTGGCAACGTATTCATTACATTTTGCAGAACATTATCGTTGAATAACATCGATTGAACATTATTATTCGGATATTGTTTTAAAGTAGAATTATGTTTTTGTTTTTTTTCATTTTCTTCTGCGACTGACATTAAATATTTCAATGAATTATCAAATTCACTATTAAATTCATCCAATGGATTTTTTGTTGGCTGTTTATTTGAAACATCGCGATGCGCATTTTTCTCATAATTTTTCTCTTGCTGTTCTCGAATATATTTCAATAATTTGCCACGTAATGTCTTATTATTTTGCTGCTTTGTCTGTTGCGATTTTACACGAATATCTTTATTTTTTTCAGTTTTTGGTTGTTTTTTTCGACTTGTATTTGATGTTACTTTAAATAATTCTGGATTTATACTTATTGTTTTTCTTTCACTCATTGTTACAAATATAATATATTTATTTTAACTATATTATATGTTAATAATCATTTTCCTAAATTATACGCATTTATTAGTGAATATTTTGGATGAAGCTAAAATAAACTCAAATCCATTGAATAACGGACTAATAAAACATATACTACTGTATGTAGAATGAGGCCGACCATTGTAGGACAACCATTTCTTGCAATAGGTCCAATAATACCACCTAATAATGAATTTGTTAAATTATAAGTGTAAGGATTGACAACTAAAAGAAAAATTAACGCAGAAAAAAGAGAAATTTGCCACTTTTGGGAGATTGAAGGAGAACCGCCTGACATATAAAATATACAAAGATTTTATATCTAAATATATATTGATTCCAACATTTTACTCATTTTGTTTTCTTTTTTCTTATTTTTCATAAACATATCATATCCTGCATCTAAATCTTCGATTGATATGTGTTTGCGTAACGATTCATCTTTGCCATATATTCTACGCGAATGTGCAATTTTTAAATAAGAAAATAATAACTCCATATCTCGGCCATAATTTTTAAAATCGTTTTTGTGTTTATCAAACCATTTTATGTTTACTACATCATCTTCGAGAATCCAATCAGTTTCGTTTATTTTTTTCTTGAATATTTCCATCATTTCATTGGTATTATATTGTTCAATATTAAACCTCCACATAAATCTGGATTCCATTCCCTTATTTGCTTTAAAAAAAGAATTGTTCAAATCTTCTTCATAGCCTGCTATAATAACCATTAAATCGTCTTTGTGGTCACTTAATGATTCACATAATGTATCAATGCATTCCTTCGAATATCCATCTTCTTGATAATTGTTTGCCAATGAATAGGCTTCATCAATAAAAAGAACTCCACCTAAACATTCATCGATTACTTTTTTCGTTTTTATTGCGGTTTGACCTAAATAACCAGCAACCAAATCATTACGCGTCACTTTTTTAAATACGTTGTTTTTCAAAATACCTATTTTTGAATACATTGTTCCGATTATTTTTGCAATTTCCGTTTTACCTGTACCAGGAGGTCCATATAATACCGTATGTTTGAAATCACTTTCTTTGTTTGTAATGTGCAATTCTTGCATAAAATACAATAATTGATTCAACATCGAATTTTTCAAATCTTTCATACCTATCATTTTATTCAACTTTTCCAGTTCTGGTTGAATTTCTGTAAGCGATTTCAAATCAATATTGTATTCATTTTTTTCGTCATATACATTATTTTTTATTATTGAAAGTAAGTCATCTATATTATTGATGGATGCATCAATGGTAACTTTTTGTTTAGGTACTTCGATTGGATTTATACTAATTTCATGTTTTTGTTTCCATACATCATAATTATTTTGTTCATTCCATTTTGAATCAGAAAAAAGGGTATAAAACCCATTTTTTTCTGTATTTTCGATTTTCATGTTTATGGGATTTATATTATTTTCATAAGCTACTCCATTGAAATAGGGGTCATTGAATTTATTTTCAACATAATGGATATTTATTATATTCAGTAGATTCATAATTTCAAAATAATTTAAATCGTTTATTTGTTTATAATGGTCCAAACACCCGATAAATGATTTTTTGTTTGATGTTTTCATAATAAATAGTTCTGTTATATATTATTTATTATGTTTATGCAATTATTATAAATAACAGTCTATTATCGATAAAACATCTTTGGGTAAGAAATTTGCAAAATCACATAGTGATTCTATTTTATCAATTTGACTCATATAGTTTACCATTGTATATGTCTCCATTCGGTTTCTACCCGCAAATTGTATATCTGATACACCAAATCCCCCATTGTATGTAAATTTTCCCAAATATTTCCCACGATATGTTTCATATCTTTTTTCACCTTTACTGTTAAAAACAAAATATGTTGTAAAGAAATATCTGTTTCCAGTAATTAAAGACTCCATTTTCAACTATAATATGTAAACTGTAAAATATACAAACTGAATAAAGTAAAAAAGCATTTCAATTTTTTATATTTATTGAGAAGTTTCCACCAAATTTTTATCAACATAAACCGCTTTTATTATATTTCGAGCAACTTTTTCATTATTCTTTTCAACCCCACCAGGACAGGTATCGCCAAGAGATTCACGCATTATTTGGAATGCGCGGTTGAAATCAGCTGTATCTAATATTTGTGACTCTGGATGCTGTTTATTCCATTCGCTAATTTGTTGTATATTTCGAAATGCAATTCGGCGAATTGCGGATTTGATTTTTGCCTGGTCAGGAGTATCTTTTATCCATATATTATTCTCACGTACGTGCATAATTTCGCGTTTTATATCTGTACAATGAAGAGGTCGTTTGTATATATCCATATCTTTCAGACCGTTCATAAAAATCTGAGTAACCCCGTCGACATATCCCATATCCGCCACGTTCTCCAATTCGGATAAACCTAATTTTACGTTCTCAACAAATTCGGACAAATTAATTGCATTCTTACATTGCTCGTTCAAAAAGAAATTCAGATTGAATTGTTTATTATGAGAATTTGTATGAGTATTATTTGAATTGTTTGTAATTATAGGTTTTTGCGACAATTCAATCATAGTTTTATGCTGTTCAACTAACATAGTTTTTAATTCTTTGTTCTCCCTCACTAATTCCAATATAATTTGTGTTATTTCCGGTTTTTCTACTGCAATTTGTAGCTGATTATTTGAAGCATCGTCGGTATTTTCATCACTATCATTTTTCAAAAAGTCACACTTGGCCTTATGATTCCACAAACTTGATGCATGTTTATATGATTTTCCGCATTGACAATCGTAAGATTTCGTTTCGGCATTTTTTAGTTCGTATTCGTTCGTATTCGTTCGTATTTTATGTTTCAGTGTGGAAACATGTTTATCATAATTACTTTGTTTACTGCATACAAAGTTGCAATTGTTGCATAAAAATATTCGGCATTTTTCGGCATTTTTTTTCGGCATTAATGCCTAATAATATACGAACATAAAAAATGCCTAAATGGTTTTCGGAATTAATAAAAAAAATATGCAGTGACGTTTTACTTCATTTTTTCGGCATTTGCTGCATTATGCTTTATGCACGTTTTTTGCCAAATTTTAAGAGCCATTTTTGAAAAATGGACATTTTTATTTTTCCAAAAATGTCCAAAATCAAAAACGGCCAACGAATCTAGATCCACCTTTTTTCATGGGTCCTTACTGAACCATCATTTTTGGATTTATTTTATTTGACATATTCCGAAATACAGTTATAAAAATAAAATATTTTACAAAACAATCTAAAAAATTGAACGTAATAATATATTCATAAATATTTATAAATTAGTCAATAAATATGAGTCAATCAGTTCAACCAATGATGTCGTTCGATTCTTCTGTATCAATGGGTTCAGTCCCCATTTCAATAAAAAAACCAAGAAAGTTGGTAGTTATTAATGATGATAAGAAATCAGATTTTGTATTAGAATCCGCTTCAACAAAAGAAATAATCGAAAAAATAGTACTAGATGAAAAAGCGGTTGAAGATGTGAAAAAAGAAATAGAAAAAAATATTTGCGATAACGGAAAAGAAGTGCTTTCCCATTTAGGTGAGTACATCGAAGAACCATATCAATTAATCGAATCCTATTTCCAAGGACAACATTTGGAACGATTGGTGAGACATCAGATTGAATCATATAATCATTTTATCAACTATCAAATTCAAAGAACAATCAATATGTTTAATCCTGTTGTAATTCGTTCAGAAAATGATTATGTTGAAGAACGCAGTCAATATTTTTTGGAAGCAAACGTTTCTTTTGAAAATTTCAAATTATATCCTCCGCAAATTCATGAAAACAATGGCGCAACTAAGATGATGTTACCTCAGGAAGCTAAACTACGTAATTTTACATATGCATCGGGCATGACGGTCGATGTGAAGATTAAATACATCGTACGTAATACTGAAAATATGGATACGCCAAAAATAATCGAAAAAACACTTCCAAAAATAAATATTGGTAAAATGCCTATTATGGTAAAATCATCCATTTGTGTATTAACTCAAAATAAACATCTTCAACCAAGTTTCACTGGCGAATGTAAAATGGATTGTGGTGGATATTTTATTATAAAAGGCTCGGAAAAAACAGTATTGGGACAAGAACGTGCTGCTGAAAATCGCGTTTATTGTTTTGACGGTAAAAATACAACGAAATGGAACTGGTTTGCAGAAATTAAATCGATTCCAGATTACAAATGTATATCACCAAAACAAATTGAAATGATGATTGCCAGTAAAAACAATGGATTTGGAAATGGTATCTATGTTACGGTTCCAAGAATTAAACAACCTATTGAATTATTTGTACTCTTCCGCGCACTGGGTATTATTAGCGACAAAGAAATTTGCCAATATATATTATTGGATATCGAAGAAGAAAAAAATGTAGATTTATTAAAAAGTCTACAAGCTTCTATAATCGATGCTAATAAATATTTGACACAAGAAGATGCAATTCGTCATATCACATCATTTGTTGCATATACACCTTTCAATATGGACCGCGAATCTGGTTTATTGAAAAAACGCGAATTTGCATTGGAAGTTTTAAACAACGATTTATTTCCACATTGTCAAACGATGAGTCAAAAAATATTCATGCTAGGTTATATGTGCAAAAAGTTGATACAAACGAGTTTGGGATGGATTCCATGTGATGACCGTGATTCATATTTGAACAAACGTATTGAATTAACGGGAACATTGTTGAACAATCTTTTCAGAAACTATTTCAACAAATTAGTGAAAGAAATGCAAAAACAAGTTGTTCGTGAAATTAACAATGGTTCATGGCGTTCAACAGAAGATTATGAAAATATTATCAATATGACAAACATATACAAAATCATGAAATCGACTACCATTGAGAATGGTATTACCAGGGCATTATCAACTGGTGATTTCAGTATCAAACAGGCAAATAGTAGTAAGGTTGGTGTAGCACAAGTATTAAATCGTCTCACATATGTTGCAAGTTTAAGTCATTTGCGTCGTATTAATACACCACTTGAAAAAAGTGGTGAATTAATTGCACCTCGTAAATTACATAACACGACGTTTGGTTTCTTATGTCCTGCGGAAACACCAGAAGGTCAGTCAATTGGTATAGTCAAAAATATAAGTTACATGGGACACATCACAATTCCAACAAACAGTTCTTCGCTATATGAGTATGTTAAATCATATGTGCAACCAGTTGATAATACGCTGCCAAGTGAATTATATAACAAGGTAAAAGTATTCATCAATGGCTGCTGGGTAGGAGTGAGTGAAAATCCGATTGAATTATACAACGAAATGAAGAATAAAAAATACAAGGGTATTATCAATATTTATACTTCCATTGTATTTGATTATAAATTAATGGAAATTCGTATATGCAATGATGGTGGTAGATTAACCCGTCCAGTATTGCGTGTGCGTGATAACAAAGCATTATTGGACCATAGAATTATAGAAAAACTGAAAAACAAAGAAATTACATGGAATGATTTATTGACAAGTTGCAAAATCGAAGAATCAATAATAGAATATATTGATCCGGAAGAACAAAACTATTCATTGATTGCTATGAAAGCTAAACATGGATACATACAAGATGGTCAGCAAAAAATTAATTATAGTCATTGTGAAATACATCCAAGTACTATATTTGGAGTATTAGCGTCATGTATTCCTTTCCCAGAGCACAATCAAGCGCCTCGTAATACATATCAGTCAGCAATGGCCAAACAAGCTATTGGTGTTTATGCTACAAATTATGACCATCGTATGGATAAAACTGCCTATGTGTTATCCTATCCATCGCGGCCATTGGTGGAAACTCGTCTTATGAATTTTATACATTTAAACCAAATTCCGTCGGGTTGTCAAATTCACGTAGCAATTATGACACATACTGGATATAATCAAGAAGATAGTGTATTAGTGAACAAGGGGTCGATTGACCGTGGCCTGTTCATGGCAACGATTTACCATACAGAAAAAGACGAAGATAAAAACATTATTCGTGATGAAATCATTCGTTGCAAACCAGATAAGACAAAAACCAAAGGAATCAAATTTGGAAATTATGATAAATTGAACAATCAAGGTTTTATACCAGAAAACAGTTTGGTGGAAAATCGCGATGTCATTATTGCCAAAATAATTCCAATCAAAGAAAATCGCAATGACCCAACAAAAGTCATTAAATATGAAGACCAAAGTAAAACGTTCAGAACAACCGAAGAAACATATATTGATAAGAATTTTACTGGTCGAAACGGGGATGGATACAATTTCGCAAAAGTTCGTGTGCGAATTTTGAGAAAACCTACTTATGGAGACAAGTTTAGCTCGCGTCATGGGCAGAAAGGAACCTGCGGTAACATCATTCCAGAATGTGATATGCCATTTACAAAGGACGGATTAAGACCAGACATCATTATTAATCCTCACGCTATTCCATCCCGTATGACAATTGCACAATTGAAAGAGACGCTATTAGGAAAAGTATTATTGGAACTGGGGTTGTTTGGAGATGGCACCAGTTTTGGAGATTTAGATGTGAAGACTATCATAAATGAGCTGCAAAAATTAGGATATGAAAGTTATGGAAACGAAGTCATGTACAATGGATTAACGGGCGAACAATTGGAAACAAGTATATTTATTGGTCCGGTATTTTATCAGAGGCTCAAACATATGGTAAGTGATAAACAACATAGTCGTGCAATAGGTCCAATGGTAAATTTGACGAGACAACCTGCCGAAGGTAGGTCACGTGATGGTGGTTTTAGAATAGGTGAAATGGAACGTGATGTAATGATAGCTCATGGTATGTCGAAATTTTGCAAAGAACGATTATATGATGTTTCAGATAAATATAGTGTTCATGTTTGTAAAAAATGTGGTATGATAGCATCATATAATGATGGTAATAAAAATAGTAAATATGCGAACGCGGATTTCAGCATTCATTTGTGCAATACATGTAATAATATGACCGATTTTGCAAAAGTGAATATCCCGTATGCATATAAATTATTATCACAGGAATTGCAAACCATCAATATTGTACCAAGAATCATTACAGAATAAATAAAATAAACCGCGTATATTTTGTATTACATTTATATAATACAAAATCATTTTACAAAATCCAGAGTCCCATTTTTTTAATCGCATTTATTTTGTTGTTTATACCCACCATCCAATTTGCATGAACAAATGCGAGTTTTTTACTTTTATCTTTGTTTGCATGAAAATTAATTTTGAATTCTTTAAATTGATTGGATAAATCAATCAAATCACTATCATCGAAATAAATCAGTCCATTTGGAAATCGTTCCAAATCAAATAATACGGTTTTGAATACACCTGGATTATGTTGTAAAAAATAATTAACAAAATGTTGGTCAGGGATTTGCCAATTCATACCTTTGTATACATACTCTGTCATGTCCAACGTTTTACTATTTGAAAAATACAACATACATCCCGTGCAATTTTGAATTTGATGAACATCATTTTGAAAAACAATATCATAACCTTTGTCTGCATATTCTGAATATATATTATTGAGATTATCAAGAACAACTGAATCAACATCTAAATACCATACCGCCTTGTATTTTTTCAAAGATTCGTGTATGAATTTGTATCGTAAAAATGAAAATTCAACAAAATCGGGAGTACCAAACGTTTTTTGTGTAGTAGAAAAATTGGCATTGTCAATAAGAGTGCAATTGAATCCATGTTTTTTGATATATTCGTATGTTGATTTATCAGGAATAAACGCATTGTAGTTCTCAATGCCTTGGGTTTTTAATGATTTCAAATGATTTAATCCAAGTTCGCGAGAACCATTATCAAAACAGCAAATAAACAGTAAATCGGTATTTTCCATTTTAGCAAAATGTATTGTATTTATTGAAACATAATATTTATGTTTTTTCATCAAAATACAAATATCTACACCTTTGCAACTCCCTTCGGCAAAAAAAGCCTACTTTTTGGGCAGTTATAAGTGAGCGATGTGATGCTGATTGCACTCCATTCAGGTAAATGCGCAATGGTGTAAAAACTATAAAATCAAGGCAACTGCATAATATTTGCAAAATGGTTAGAATATGGAGGACGGTATCCATATAAATTATATGTCATACCATTTTTACTTAATTCACTATGTTCTAAAAAGAATGTACGAATATCGCATCGAAAATTTTGTATATTATAAATTTGATAGTAGTATCCACCATATCCATTAAAATGAACAAAACATGGGGTCTCATTCAGTACAGTATTTACGACTCGGCCATTTTTGAATTCAATATCTTCAAAATATAGTTTGTAAGCACTTTGAAAAATACGCTGAAACATATCAACTTTAATACGTTTTTCAGGAACACATGCAAATTCCAAATAATATTCGGTGAAATAGTTTTGGTCACCGCCCAATTGAATTATATCAATAATTTCTTCCACGGTTTTCCATTTAAACAGTTCACATAAAGCGCGTTTATAACCAATATATCCCCCTGAATTCACATATTTAAAATTCGTCGTTTTGTCCATTGCAAGATTATCATATACTTCGTTGTATCGTGACATGTTTTCACCTGGATAACAATTTAATTCAGAACTTAACAACAAATCACAATCATAACTGTGAAATTTAGATAGAATCTCGGCTTCATCTGTGAATAGGAGAACATCGTATGAATCAATAAAACATACAATATCATCATCGGGTATATCTTCAATAACCTCTTTCATAGTGGTTATTTTATCAATATACCCATTCCATTTTTCACATAGAATAAATTTAATAGTAACGCCATTTCTTTGAGCAGATTCTTTCAAATATTTCATTTCATCTTCATTCGAACCTAATGTAATGATATGTAGCATTTCGTTTTTGAAAACCCCTTATAATAAATAGAATAATGATATGTTTTTAAGTTATAATTATAACAATTTAAAATTAACGGATTATGTAAAACAAATGTACAAATTATCAGTAGGAGCATTGTTTAAAAATGAATCTCATTCCATACGAGAATGGATAGAACATTATTTATATCACGGCGTAGACCATTTTTATTTAATTGACGATTCGAGTACAGATAATAGTGTAGAAATAATACAACCATATATAGATAAGGGAATCGTAACACTTTTTTCAGGAAACAATTGGGGTTATTATTTAGGAAGACAAATGAACATGTATAATCATTTCATCATGCCACGATTACATGAAAGTGAATGGTTATTAATAGTAGATTTAGATGAATATGTATGGTGTCCACAAGCTACAAATCTCAATTTTATACTTGACCAATGTAAACACATTGGCCAAATACAAATCAATAACACAGTATTTGGTTCAAATGGACATATAGAACAACCAAAATCATTGGTAGCTGGATTTACAAAACGTTCTGATATGAAACCGACGATAACCCCTGAATGTGGAAATTTAAAATATTTCATAAATACATCATTCAATTTTACCAGTTTGAACATTCATCATGCAACATTTGTGGATAAGAATGACGAAATTCACAAATTTGTTAAATTGGATTTACCCTATTTTGTATTGAATCACTATAATTGTCAATCTGTTAGTTTTTGGAATAATGTAAAATGTACGCGAGGTGACGGGGATAATTATCGTATTAGAACACCAGAAGATTTCAAAATATATGATTTCAATGATGTTGAAGACATCGAATTGTATGAACAGAACAAGGAACTCATTGCGAAACTAGGACTTGAATAATTCGTAAATAAATATTATAAATATTCTTCATATAAAGAATATTTATGGAAAAATCAATAACCGAAATTAATGATATTCGGCAACCGCCTCAATTCAAAGGATATTCATTTTCCAATTATAAAAATGCCGAAGTCAAAAAAATATTCAAAGAAAATATGTTGAAAGGGAAAATAGAACCAGCTTGTTATTGGTGTGCCGAATTGATATGTGCAGGACATTTCATGGATGCATGGGAATGTATAATTAATTATGTGGGAAAACATATTCATTTAGGAAATCCAAAATTAATCATTTATTTAGAAATGCGATACGAAATATTTCGCGATATAATGTCAAAAGGGAATTATATAACTGAACTTCAATTGCGTAATAATATAAAAATACGGAAATTATTTGCAGAAATGATAAGTATGTTAACACTTTCAAATAAAAAACATAGTTTTGAAGCAATCAAAATAAATCGCGTTGAAGAATATGATATAACACAAATGACAGAACGTTTGAAAGCTCCTTCAACTCAATACGTCGACGTGATATTTCGAAAGAAGGACCCAAAAGAATTATTAATAGCTGTGAATGAATTTATGTATAGTATATCACATGAACGTAGAAATATGACAACAGCATGTTATTGGTATGAATGGATAGTAGAATTTGACAATATATGTAAAAAACGTAAAGAACCATGTCATTGCGTTCGCCGAGACTTTCCAGTAGAAAATAAATTTCAATGTGATATAGTATGGATATTATGGGAAGCAATCCAACATTATTGTGAAGATTTGAAAAATCCATATATCAGTAAAATAATGAACGCGGTATTGACACTGTTCTGTATAAAATATACAACAGCTTCGTGTAAAAAACGTAGATATTTATTTTATTTTGCAGTGGCTTTAATAACAGAACCTGTGCCTACAAATATAGAATTAATTTCAGATAAAGAAACTGTATCGGCGGTTTTAGATAACATAGACCAAATATATAAACAAATAAAAAAGAATGAGGTAAGTCCAAATACGGAATATCTGTTTTCTAATTTAGAAAAAGAAAATACATTCGAAAAGTCGATGCGAAAATTAGAAATGATGGATAGTTTAACAAATCCTCCATAAATTCAAAAAAATATGTAATAATATAATAAATGGAAGAACATTTTCAAGATATAGATGTAAAGAAAAAAAATAAAATAAAAGTAATAGGAGAAGGTTCATATGGATGTGTACATAAACCAAGTTTAGAATGTAAAGATACCACTTCGAAAATAAATTATAAAAATAAAATTTCAAAAATACTAATGAAAGACGATGCCATGAAAGAAATGGATGAATATGATATAATATCAAAATATGATAGAAAAAACCATTATTTTTTAGGAAAACCAACCAATTGCTATGTTAAAAAGACAATACAAAATATAAAAGCTATACAAGATTGTGAAGATGGTGAAGATTTTATTGAAAATATAGATGATACCCAATTATTAATCATGAATTATGGTGGTGAAAATCTAGAAATAGTTTCAAAAAATTTCAAAAAAATGAGAAAAACGCAAGAAAATGTAGATTTTGCTAAAAAATTTTTGAAAGAAGCTACTCATATATTTTCAGCAATTGAATTTTTATATAATCATAAAATTGTACATCACGATTTGAAACCTCAAAATATGGTTTATAATAAAAAAACTAACAAAATTAAATTGATCGATTTTGGATTCACTACATACAAAGATGAAATAATTGATTTATCAAAAAAATCAGATAATAGATTATCAAAATGTCATTGGTCATATCCATTAGAAATCAATTTTTATAATCAAGATAAATACGAAACATTTTCAAAATATAGTCAAGAAGAAAAAGATGAATATTTCAAAAACATAGTGAATAATTTGAACATAAAAGAACATGATAAGTGTTCAACTGCATTCAATATTTTATTCTATTATATAATTGATAAAAAATCAAGTGAAAATGAAAAGAACAAAATCATAAATATGTATTTCAATGATTACAAAAAAATGTTGAATAGTATTGTTCATGGAAAATATAAAGAATTTTTAGAAAAATCTATTGAAACGCTTGATTTATATGGCGGAGCTATAACATTCTTTTTATTATTACATAATATGAAACATTTATTAGAAACATCACTTGTAAACGAATTAAACGATTTATTTTACTACATGATAACACCTGATTTGTTTAAAAGATATACTATAAAAAGTGCTATGGCAAAATATACTGAAATATTAGAAAATAACTTGTAAAATTTGTAAAAGTTTAGAAAAATATATATAGATATAAATATATATTTTTACAATGACAGTAATCAATGGAATTGAGATTGATTATATTACATATAATGAGAACATTATAAAAACTGCAATAGAGAACAACGAACCTATTGAAGAAAAACTACATGTAATCGTAGTTGTATCTAATCCATGTTTATTTGCAACACGATATATATTAATGAAGGAATTCATGAATAGAATTGAATTAGAAGAAAAAAACGTTGTTTTGTATATAGTCGAATTAGCTTATAAAAATCAAAATTTTATTATAACTGATAAAAATAACAAACGACATTTACAATTGCGAACAGACTGTCCATTATGGCACAAAGAAAATATGATAAATTTAGGTGTTAAATATTTATTACCAGAGAACTACAAAGCATTTGCATGGATTGACGGTGACATTGAATTTGAAAACAATACATGGGCAATGGATACATTGAAAATATTGAATGGTACAAAAGATATTGTTCAATTATTTAGTCATTGTGTTGATATGGCCAAAAATAAATTAACTATGCGGGTATTCAATAGTGCAGGTTACCAATATACAAAACAAAATCAATATTGTGGCGCAGGTGATAATTACTGGCATCCAGGATATGCATGGGCGATCACACGTAAAGCATATGAAAAAATGGGAGGTTTATATGAGCAAGCTATATTGGGTTCGGGTGATAATATAATGTTGCATTGTTTGCTCAAAAATGGAATAAATTCGGTTAAGAATAGATACAATGAAGATTATATTGATAGTGTAGTTCAATATGAGAAAAAAATGAAAAATATGAGATTTGGTTACACTCCTGGTGTAATTCGACATTATTATCATGGTTCGAAGAAAAATAGGTTTTATCATGAGCGTTGGGAAATTTTAGTCAAACATCAGTTTTCGCCATATACTGATATTGCATATGATGATGTGGGTATTATTATACCAACGTCCAATTTCAGTGAAGAATTCAAACAAGATATATTCAATTATTTCAAAAATCGTAATGAAGATGAATAATAACATACATTAACATTCATATTCTCTGAAACAATTCGAGTTGTCACTGAATCCACTTCGTTGTTTTCCGACACGTTGTTTAAAACAATACCAATTATCTTTTTCTTGTAATCGTTTCCACACTTGGTCATTTGCATATTCCCAATGCATTCCGGTAGAATCTAATAATGGCATTGACCATTCATATAATCCAATTAGAGTATCGTAATATTTTTCATTGATTATATATGCAGATGCAGTTTCAGCATTACGAACCCTAGTCAAAAAAGGATATTCGACACATTCTTCTTCCCCTTTCAAATTATAAGCTAACATACAAACATCAAAATCGACTCTTTCTTCAAACAAGATATTTAGTGATTTGTATAATTCTGGTTTTGAAATAATAAAATAAAAGTCGTCTTCAAAAATAAGAACGTTTCTATGTTTACGTTCTTTTGCCAGTTTGAAAACCGATAGATGTGAAAGACCACAACCTAAAATTCCTCTACCCGGCGTTTCAATTGCAGGAAAACGTTCATATGGTAATTCCATCTTGTTTAATTCTTGCTCAATTTCGCCGCGACGGTCGGTCCTTTTATCCAAATTTATATAAAAAATTCCATCAATATAATCCATCGGTTTGAAATTATCCGTCATTTCAATTGCAAATTATGTATAACATATTTTACACATAATTATTTATATTCTTTATTTTATTTTTGTTTTCTTTATTTTTTGATTGAATTTTAGAAAGTAGAACCAAATGCTCCCCCTAATAAACCGTTTGCAGGCATTGGGCCCATCATAGAAGGATAATCCATTTGACTAGACCCGCGCATCATATTATCATACCCCTCGGATGCTTTTGGTCGTACATTTGCAACTGGTGCTGGTGGAAATACTCCCATTTGCACTTGTGAATTATCTAAATAATCAGCTTGACTTGGCATATGTGCAGATGTATTTTGACTAACTCTTACATTTTTTTTGACATTGGCCTTTGCATCATCACCAGAAGGGCCATTCCATAATTCATTAATGCGGTCAAATAGTATATTTACTTTGATACCCAATTTAGTTTGAATACTTAATACAATAATTAAAAATGCTAAAATAACATTGGTTAATACCAAGTTATCATAGGTAAATCCACTGTATGTAGGAATGTATGTAATTATACGATGAATTACAATGATACCACAAAACATGATAATTAATTGTAGAAAAACTTCAACTAAAATTTCTAAACTGGATTTTTCGGTATCGGCTTCTGGAATAAAACGTTGAATTAATTTGTTTAAAACAATAATTGGAATAACGCCTAAACCTGCATATTGCATAACATTAAATATTTCCGCTTTTCCTTCGGCGGTTGTAGAAAATACATGAGAGAAGAAGGTTTTTTTGGAAACATCTCCTCCAATTTCAGATAAATTCAAATCCATATTTATTCTATATAGCAATCCTTAGAAATTAGTTTATTGTGAATGTATAAAATGAAAATAAATGGCTAAATATTTATGTATTTGCAATCAAATCTGTAATCATTGGAAAAATGGGTTCAATTGCTTTTGCGCATGCTACTGCAATTTCACGATGTTCCTTTTGTGTTCCATTATCACTACGTAATTGTATATAATGTACCCATGAACGAAGTGTCCCATTCACATACATTCTTGACGCTGTCATACCTTCTGGTAAAACACAACGTGCCTGTTCTTTTGCAATACCATTATCAATTGCCCATTTATATGCGGTTTCGGAAGATTCAATGACATTCTTTTGCATTTCCTCCCATTTCAAAAACAAATCGGTGTTTTCAGAAGCATCCAATTCAATACTATTTTGTCTGTTTTTATGGTCTTGTAATCTGGCTTCTCTTTTTTCAAAACCTAAATCGGCTATTGCGTATCGTTGCGAAAATTCTTGAAATGAAAAAGAACGATGGCGTAATATTTGACGGGCAATATCGCGCGTAGTTTCAATTTCAATGCATACACTAACCATTTCCAATGGTGACCAATGTTGATTGTTGATAAGATACTTAATTAATTTTTCATTAGTGGTCGTGTTATTTTGATTTGAAGGATTTGATACTCGTGCACAGTAAGCAACCAAATCTTGAATGGTTTGGGTCCCTTCATGGGGTTTTGAATAACTGATTAATTTAGCAGACATTATATTTTATTACAAAAAATGTTTTTATGTTCATATTTTATTTTTTATATATTTTATCATTTTATAATGACAATTACTTATTTTTTGAATACAAGAGGGTTTAATTGTTTTGAAGGATATAGTGAACAAGGTTCTCAACAAGCAATTGATTTAATAAATTTAACAAACAAATCAAATATAAATGTAATGGAAATTGGATTTAATGCGGGGCATTCAGCTGAAATTTTTTTAGAAAATAATAAAAATTTAACTTTAACATCATTTGATTTAGGACAACATAATTATGTTACAACTGCAAAAGAATACATAGACAATACTTATCCAAATAGACATAAATTAATTGTGGGTGATAGTAGAACGACAATTCCTATTTATTTACAGAATAATAAAGATACTAAATTTGATATTATATTTATTGATGGTAGTCATGATTATGAAATAGTAAAAACAGATATGGAAAATTGTTTTCATTTAGCACATAATGATACCATTGTTATTGTTGACGATACAATGTTTACGAAAGGTTGGGAACAAGGGTGGACAATAGGACCTACTAAAATTTGGACAGAATATTTACAACAAAACAAAATAATTGAATTAAATAGAAAAGATTATAGTGATGGAAGAGGAATGTCTTGGGGTAAATACATTTTGTAAATGTGGTTGATGCTATGAATTTTTATTATATAATGAATATACCAATAAAATAATTGCGTAAATAATGATTTAGAAAAATAGCCAACTATTAATATATTATTTTGATATGAGTCAAGGTTTAGCAGCAGCAAGAAAAAGAAGAGCACCCGCATCATTACAAGCACCAAATCCACCACCAACTCCATCTCCAAGTCTTCAACAACAACCAAACCCATCAATGGGTTTAACTTTACCACAAGTAATTGCATTGGTTGACCAAAGACTAGTAATCGTCGAAACATTTATGAAGAATATGCAATCATCTGAGACACCTGGGTTTTTACCTCAATCAAATGATGTATCAATCCCAAATAATGCTACAAATCCAATTTTAGAAGAAATAAATACTAGATATGATTTATTAGCCGAGGAGGTCATTAATCTGAAAAATATTGTTTTGAATTTACAATCATATACAATGGAAGTAAATAAGACATTAATGGAAGAACGTATCCGTATTTTATCAGATGTAATGGAACCAATTGAAAATAGCTCAGTCGGTGATGGTAACTTAGTAGTTGAAAATATTAATAATTAAGTTATAATATATAAAAATAAATGTTTTATATTATATAAAATATGTCCAATCAAAATTTAGTAGAACAATTAGAACAATATAAAAATGAATATTATAGTGAAAATACAAAAAATCATGTATTCAAATCAAAGCAAAAAATGGATTGCGCGGTAAAGATTGCTTCACAAGTATCACTCAACGAATTATTATCAAAATCAATGTATATAATACCAAATACCAAAAAAGTATTTATTGATTATAGTATTTTTAAATTATATGCACATCCCGGTATATATGATAAAATAATAAATCATATTCAAAATCTTTTCAATGTATGTATTGCTAATTATGGTGGATTTGACTCACATGTTGACTTAAAATCATTTACTGTATCGGGTGCACATAGATATAAAGATATAATAGATGTTTTTTATCATACCGCTCTTCGAAATGGTACTTTATATTATAAAAAATTAGATGCTATGTATGTATATAACACACCAACCACAATTACAGAAATAGCAAAATTATTTTTGAATCCGGATGTATTACCACGAGTTAAAACATTCACAAAAGACGAGTCACCAAATAAGATTAAAGAGTTATTTGGAAGCTTGTAAAATATAATATTATACATATTTTGTACAATATTATACACCCTGTAAATCTACAGTACTGGATATGAGCCTTGTAATAAAATACCACATTGGCCATCACCACTGTTATAGTTTGGACCGCGACCTAATTTAATATATCCACCATCTCCCCATGATTCTGCCCATGAATTTTTGACTAAATAATAATCATTACCGTTTTCAGAACCAAATCCAACTACTAAAACACCATGGTCTAACTTTGTCCCACAAACGCCAGTAAAAACGCCGGATTTATACAATTGAAATTCGCGTTGGTCTGCTTCAATTGCAACAGATATTGGCTGTTTTGAGATAGCAGTCATCATGGCTATGTCATCAGATGGTTTCACATCAACAAAATCAGTGATTTTACTACCACGAACTGGTGTGCATTTAGTTTCGCATGCATCTACGAATCCTTCACCAGAAATATATGGATAATCGGTTTCTCTGCATAGTCCACCATTACTTTCAATCCATTGAAATGCATTGTCCATGAGTCCTCCGTTACAACCATGGTCATGCCCACGATTTTGAGTATTTTTTAAGTTATCACATGAAACCAATTGTTGTTCAGAAAAACTTTCTAAATTTCCATATATGTTGAAATATGCGCCTTCTAATGCACCTGTTGTAGAGAAACTCCAACATGACCCGCATTTTCCTTGGTCTTTTACAGGAGTAACCCTACCTCGTTCAACCCAATTTACATATTCAGGTAAACTGCCACGTAAGCCATTGTATTGACTGTTTTCAAAATAAATATTGTCTTCATTTACTTCAATTTTATTATATCCTAAATAGGCTCTAAAATCGTTTTGGTCCATTGCTGAAAATTGATTATGTCCCAATGAGTAGGTTAAATTTTTAGCGTTTGTTTCTTCAATGAACTTATGATTTGATGCCCATTTTTCAAATAATTCAATATAATTATCATTAATGTCGTATTTGAAATCGATTGCCCATTTTTCAAATAAGTTAGTTAATACGTTTCCAGATACAGTAGCAAACAAACAAAATAACGATAAAGATTTCATTATATAAATAATACGCATATATTTTTATATAGGTTTTGTAATATTTATTGTATGCTTACTAAAAAATTGATAGTACAATAACGTTTATACATATTTAAAATAAAATATATAAACGTTATTCTATCAAACAATCATAAAAGGAATGAAGATTTCTATTCAACAAATCCAAAAAGCGGAATGTTTTGCGAGCATTTTCCAGCATTTAAAAGCATTTACTGAAAACATAAACATTATGTTTGAAAAGGACAGAATGTATATGCAAACTATGGATAGTGCACGCGTTTCGATTATTGAAATTGCATTACCAAATACATGGTTTGACGTATATGAACATACATCTTCGACAACAATTACTCTCGGTATTAATTCAACCATTTTGTACAAAATATTGAATTCACGTGAAAAAACACAATCTATCAATCTTGTTTATAATGAAGGTGAAGGAGACCATTTGGCAATCTATTTTACCAGTGAAAACAAAGATGAATTTGATAAACGTTTCGAAGTACCATTAATGGATATAGAAATGGACTTATTAGGTATTCCAGAAATTGAACATCAAGCCGAATTTACAGTATCATCTTACCACTTTTCAGCAATAGTAAATCAACTGCAAATGTTTGGAGATACAATGGATATATCATGTACCGAAGAAAAAATAATATTAGCATCCCATAGTCAAGACCATGGTAAAATGTTCGTTGAAATTAAAATAGACGATTTATCATCATTCATTATTGACGAAAATGGATCAATTGATTTATCATTTAGCCTCAACTATTTGCATAATATTTGTTTGTATAATAAAATTGCAAAGGAAATTGAATTAAAAATAGCAGCAAATTATCCAATACAGATTATATATGATCTAGGTTCCGTGGTCAATGCCGAAAAAGCTCAAATCAAATTTTATTTGGCTCCAAAGATTAGTGATAATGATGATTAAAATACTACAATACCAAAAGGTAAAAAATAAAAAGAAGAAACATAAAGATTTGATTGCTTTGTAATATATGAAATTTATTGTATATTTTTTATTCAATTTATGTGTGATCCCAATACATGGGTTAATAACTACTTCAACTTCAATCGCTAACAAAATGCCCATTTTCAAAAACACTCATATCATGCATGAAATGCGCAAAAAGAAATTCAATCCCAATTTTTATGAAAAGCCTATTTTCCCAACTAATCCAATACCGTCTGTTGAAAATAAAATCATACAAAAAATGAAAAGTATTGCAAAAATAATACGCATTGAAAGTACATTTCCTACATTATTGTTATGTTTTACAGGAGGATGGATTGCAAATCCTTCATTGTACAATTTATTAACATCACCCACATTTTTATTAAGTTCAATAAATACAATATTTGTCATGTATGTCAGTATGATTATCAATGACATTTTTGATTTGGATGTAGATAAATACAATACCCCATCGCGCCCACTGGTTACAGGTGAAATAAAAGTAAAAGAAGCTGTCGGATATGCATCATTATTAACAATTGCAATAGAATATTCGGCATATATGTGGTTACCCTCTGTCCAGCAAAAATATTTACATCTTGCATTATTGAATGTTTTGTTATACACTCCATATTTAAAAAAAATAATGATATTGAAAAACATATCATGTGCATATTTGGTTGCATTTTCATTATATTTTGCAGGTTTAGGTTCAACAAGCGGTAAAATAATAAATAATATGAATTTATTGGAAATAGCATCCAGGTTAATATTCTTCGGTTCGTTTACGAATGAATTGTTATTAGATATGAAAGATAAATATGGTGATAAAATAAATAAAATAAATACAATACCAGTTAAGTATGGTAACAGAATATCTTGGCGTATTGCATTATCATTATTATTTACGAATGTAATGTGGAATGCATTTGAAATTTTAAAAATATATGGTTTTATACAATCAGCATTATTTATTATGTTATGTAGTCCATTTTATAGAAATTTGTTAAAAATTAAACAAAATGGTTATTCAAAAACGATGATATTGCACTTTTTAGAAGAATCGACCAAGCATTTGTTAGTTATTTTGATTTACCTATGTAGTTTAGTAAATGTGTAAAACAAAAAATTGATTTTATTTTTTATCATTTTTAAAAATAACAAAACATAAAATAACAATGTCGTTCTTAACTAAATTATTCAATTACGTATTATTGGCTTCTGCAAAAAACAACATTGATGAATCTCATGGATTAAGTCATAGTATGAATGTTTTACAATTTGCGAGTGAAATTTATAAAAGTGAATTACCAAAACATTCACATTTAGCAGACCATGAACGTATCATTTACGCGTCAGCAGTATTGCATGATATGTGTGACAAGAAATATATGAATGAAATACTTGGATTACTCGAAATTGAAGATTTTTTGAGACCAGAAATGGAACCATTTGAAATAAATACTACTAAAAAAATTATTTCAACGATGTCATATTCAACTGTCAAGAAAAATGGTTTACCTAATTTAGGTATATATCAAAATGCATATAATATTGTTCGTGAAGCGGATTTATTGGCCGCGTATGATTTTGATAGAACAATGATATATCAAATGAAACGGAACAATAACAACTTGGAAGAGGCGTTTATAAATTCACAAGAATTGTTTGAAAATCGTGTTTTTAAACATATTGATGATAATTTAATAACAAGTGATTATGGTTTGCGAAAAGCCGTTTTATTACAATTTCAGGCAACGAAGAGAATAGTTGCATGGAAAAATTTACTGAATAAGAAATTGATTTAGCAATATTTTATAACAAAAAAAGGAACAAAAAAGTAACAAAAAAATAAAAACAGAAACAAAAAAATAAAAATATAAATAATCTATATAATGAATTGCCCATTCACTTTACTTTTAGCTGCTGTTCTTTTTTTCCTTTTAACTCCTGGTGTTTTAGTTAGACTTCCACCAAAATGTACATTATTAACATGTGCCGCATTCCATGCAGTTGTTTTCACAGTAGTATTCTACTTTGGATGTAAATTAATTAAAAACTATTTACCTAGAAGAGAAGGTTTAGATGAAGATGAAAAAGATAAAGAAAAAACCGTGTAAATTATGAAATAATATATTGACTAGGTTCAATACATTATTTTTGAACTCCTGAATACAAAATATATAAATTAGTAAATACAATACACAATGTTCCAATTATTTTTTGAATAGTAATTTTATCATTATTTAGGAAAATACCATAAATATACGACATAACAATACCGAAATAAGACAATGGTGCATAAATAGATGCATCCAATCGCGAAATCGCAAAAAAACGTAAATAATATCCGACCAATCCAATAAATGCATTGACTGCCAACGATATTGACGCGCCGCTATATAATTGTATAGAAGCAATATTTTTCCATAAATATCCTGTCAATACTATTGCGCCAAACAAATAGGATAAGAACAAATGATTCCAATTATTCAAGGTTTTCAAATCTTTCACCAAGAAAAAAATGATGGCTTCTGTAATGGCGGCCATAAGTGATGCAAAAATACCTTCATTCCAAAATGCGGGTTTCATTTCTGTATTTGTTTTTATGATATTTTCGGGATTTTCATTTTTTTCAGTTTTTTCTATGGGTTCATTATGATTTCCACGTAAATCATTTGCAATTAAATAAACACCAAATAATGAAATCAAAAATACAGGTGAAATCGCCGTTCCAGAAAATAATAATATTAAAATTGGATAAATATAAAATAGAGTTGTTGCAACACCACTATCAAGTAATTGAAAACTACGATATGATGAATATACATGTAACCCAGTAACTGCTGATAATAATAGACCATTCATAGAAAAAATTGATTTAGCAATAAATCCCCAATCTACAAAAAATGCAGAAATAATTACATAGGTGAAAAAACGACTCCACATCTGCATGATTAATTCAACATTTATTTTTTTGACAAATATTGAATAAAAACTCAATAATGATTCGCCGAGTAATTTACTGATTATTGCCAAATACATAAATATAATATTTGTGAGAAATTTTTTAGGAAAATGTCTTGTAAAATGGAATTTCAAATAAAGTGCTAAAAATTTAATGCGTGACCAATCGAATCATAACTCGTTTGTATTAGATATTATCGATTATACGTATCTTACGTTATAGATGAAAGTGAATGATTTTGATTTCATACAAAAACTATATAAAAATAAAATTATTATTATATAATATGTCATCTATAATGAATTCAGATAATCTTATTGTGGTAGGAACTTCTTTGGCTAACAATGATATTGCAAACCGAAGAAGGGAAAATTTGTTTAATGAAATGAATAAATATAAAATACCGGTTATTTTTAACTATGGTGTTATAAACGAAACAAATTACGAAGAAGCCGCTCGTATGATTTTTATTAATAATATGAATATGTTTCAAAAAACAAATTTTGAATATGGTATTATTATTGACGACGATTTTCATCCACATGCCAATTTTTTAGAAGAATTAAATAAAACCGTAGAATTATTACCTGAAAATTGGAGAAGTCTTCACTTGTGTCCAGGTTATTTATGGGGAAGAATGTATCGAAAGGCAAATACAGCAGGAGATATGGTTCCAGAAGGCGATTTGACTGGACTTGATTATCACGAATCTGGTCGTTTTTTTATTAACTGTAAAGGTAGTATATGGCATGATAAACACTTTATTTTTTTAGGTGGTCCAATTGCCATATTAATAAATCGAAAAAGTGTAGACAGTATGTTGTATAACTTTGATGAACTTTACAAAAACCACAGAGAACCATCCGATCGAATACTTACAAAAATTTTGGGTGAAAATGATTATGTTTGTAGAAATCCACAATTAGGTATCGAAAAAGAACAGGGCGGAACTACATTTACTTATGTTCCAACACCATAAATGAAGACAATAAATCATAACTATATTTTGCAGATGATATTCAAATACATAAATATAATATTTATAAGAAAAAAAAGAAAAAGAAAACAATATATAATTATAAAAAAGTATTTAGGTAAAATGGAATTTCAAAATTATGAAAAAAATTATAAAAATATCAAAAGAGTAACGAAAATCGCAAGAAAAATGTTAGAAAGTCTTCCCGATACTATTGAAAAAATTGTAATCAATGGTGAAATTTTATATTCCTATTTATTTTTAAATGCATTTATCAATATAAACAACATAAATTATAATGATTTCGAATCATTCGCAAATGAAATGAAGAATATTGAAAATACCGATGCAGAATTTGTGAATTCACCTGCATTTTATAAGAAAAGAGAATTCATAGTAGGATGGATAGACTTCTGGTATGAAAATGAGTTGTTTGTAGAAGATTATATTCACCTTGATTTAGCACGTTTTACAAATTTACAAGAATTGAATATGAGTTTTATTTATGTAAAAGACGTTGTGAAAATACCAGAAACATTGACTATATTGAAAATAATCAGTTGTGAAACCGCAGTTGTAGATAATATACCGAATACATTAGAAATTTTTAACTGCAATAACAACTGTATCCGATTACTACCACAGTTACAAAATTCGAATTTGAAACAATTATTTTGCTCATCCAACTTTTTACGAAATATACCGAATCTTCCTAAAACATTGGAAATATTTTATTGTTCTCAAAACTATATCAAGGTATTGCCGAAATTGTCGCCACAATTGGAATATTTATCATGTAGTGATAATAAATTAGTTTGTGTACCAGAATTGCCATATACAATATATTGCGTACAGTGCGCTAATAATAATTTATCGTCCATTCCAATGCTTCCAAAATCATTGAAAATATTAGTATGTAACAATAATAAAATAATGAAAATGCCCGAACTTCCACCTTTTTTAGTAACATTCAATTGTTCAAAAAATCCACTGAAAGAATATCCAATATTACCGCCTTCTATTGTGAATTATACGATGTAGAATTATGTACAAATATTTTATTTTTTTTATAATACAATTATATAATGTATATTTACAGCGATGACGAAATTGAAAAAATAGTAGAAATTACACAAAAATACGAAGCAAATGATTATAAAAAACCGATTTTATTGTTGATTGGAAATTTTGTAATTTTAGGGATTCTAATATACATTTTATATTTGTCTACCACAAGTTATAAATATTTACCTATTTCATTTTCAATAACTATATTGATATCATTATTTATAGCTAGGAATTTCATGTGTTTTCATGATTTGTGTCATTCTAGTTTTTTTCCATCAAATGAAAGAAAGGAAAAATCAATCGGTATAAATGCATATATTGCATACATATTCGACTTTATCTTTGGGTATCCTGCAAAAAAATGGAAAGATGGTCATAGCGAACATCATAAAGTTCATGGAAATATTGATGAATATGACACTGCTCGTACATTTTTGAATAGCGATGAATATAACAATTTAAGTGATACTCATAAAAAAATATATGATGTAATACGTAACCCTTTTATATTTTTTATTTTTGGTCCATTATATATATTTTACATTTCTCATATAACAAGTTTTAATATTTTTTACATTGTAAAATTAATTATATTCTTATTTTTAATAAAAACAATTTTCAACGTAGAAACAATGATATTTTTGATAATTGCATATTATATTGGATATATATTTGGAACAATGTTATTTCATTTACAACATGCTATAAATGAACCTTATTGGAAAAAAATAACCAACTATAATGAAAAAATGAATGCGGAATTGAATGATTCATCTGTATTAAAAATACCGAATTTTTTGAAAATATTTACAAACGGTATCGAATATCATAATGTTCATCATATAAATCCGGGTGTTCCATGTTATAATATTCAACGATGCTATGAAGAATTGAAAGAAAAAAATTTATTGAAAAACAAAGAAGTCGGTTTTTCAGAAATGGTAGAAGCATCGGGATATACAATCTATGATATTGAACTTGATAAATATAAATAAAATATATAAATAAAATATATAAATAAAATATATAAATATTTGTATAATGGATATTATACCATCATTTCTTACTCCAAAAAGAATATATAATTCTGCTGTAATTTTTTCATCTGACAAATATCATTTTTTTGGATTCTTTTTATTAAATAGTCCTTTATTTTATAGTTTATACAGTAAAACATTTACTTATAACGCTTTTGTTTACTCATACGTTTATTGTGGTATATTTCAAGGAATTATAAATCACTATTTATACATTTTATGTGATTATGTTTTTAATAAAAAACCAATTGACATGATAAAATGGTCAAATACACCATTTTATGAACGAACACGAATAGTTTCAGATGTTGCCTATATGCATGCAATCGGTAGCATAGTTTATGCATCTATGGTAGTAATACCTGAACCATACAAATGGACATTCATATATCCTGGTATATTCAATATTATAAAACAATTTACTTTTGTCTGTATAATACATGATTTTGTATTTTATGGAATACATTATGTAGTGCATAAAGTACCTTGTCTTAGAAATGACCACATCAAATTACATCATGAATGTCCACTACATATAGGAGGTAGTAGGTGTACATTATCATCAAATGAATCAGAAGCATATATTCGTGATTTATTTAGTGCCATTTTTTCTACATATTTTGTAAATTTTTATGCGCCTATTTGGATGTTTTATTATACATTGTATTCATTTTGGGCAATGTATTTACATACAGGTGCGAATGTATATCACAAATTACATCATAGTAACAGACCTATGCGAAATTATGGAATATATTATATAAGCGATTATGTATTAAATACATTGAATTATGATGATTGCTCTAAATCAAATTGAACACTTTTATTGTATATTTGTACACATGAAAACTGATAGTAGACATTGAATCAAAAAAATTCGTTACAAAAAATAAAATAATAAAGCAATATATCATATTATTCATTATTATTTATGCATTTTTTTCTTAGTTTTTTGATTTTTTTGATTATATTATTTTTATACATTCATATTATCCACCAATTGAAAACAAGTGAAGATTTAGAAATATATGAAATGGATTATGCGACAAATTTGCAATTGCAAGAAGTATGTGATGTAAAACAACCAGTATTATTTGAATTTCAATCCATTTATCCATGTATATTTGAGAACCTATCAAAAGAAGAAATATTTAGCAAATATGGTTCATATGATGTAAAAATAAAGGATACACGCGATTACGTCCAATGTACAGAATCCGTCGATTATGTGGTATTATCATTGCAAAGTTCTCAAAATTTGGTAGAATCAGATTCAGGTTCTCATTACTTCTCTGAAAATAATGAAGAATTAGTACACGAATCCGGACTATCATCGGAATACAAAGATTTGGATACCTATTTAAAACCATCATTTATATTACAATCCAAATATGATATTATGTTTGGTTCTCAAAATACGGCGACTCCGTTGCGTTACCATTTGAATTATCGACAGTTTTTCATAGTAAAATCAGGAAAAATTCATGTAAAAATGACTCCAATGAAGAGTAAAAAGTATTTGAAACCAATCAAAGACTATGATAACTATGAATTCCGTTCTCCAATCAATGTATGGAATCCGCAACCCGAGTATTTACATGAAATGGATAAATTGAAATTCTTGGAATTTGATGTACATGCTGGACATGTTCTCTATATTCCAGCATATTGGTGGTATAGTATAAAATACGAGAAAGATGCTATGATATACAGTGCTAGTTATAATTCTGTTATGAATTGTGTCGCACATTTACCACAATGGGTTTTATATTTCCTACAACAGCATAATATTTATAAGAAATTAGCAAAGACAAAAAATTTAGAAGAGAAAATACAACAAGAGAGAGAACATGCAGAACAAAAAGAACCAGAACAAGAAGAAGAAAATGGAGAACAATCGAGTTCTCCGAAAAAAATAGGCGAAATTGTCGAAAAAATTTAATGTTCTCAAACTATATAGAATGAACAATAAAATTCTAAAAAATATTGCAGTAATCACGGTTGTATTACTTGTATTAGATTTCATATATTTAACTATAAATCGCAATACGTTTGAAGTACAAGTAGCCGATGTACAAAGAGTTGCGTTACAAATGCGTCCACTAGGAGGTATATTGTGTTATATTTTATTAGTAATTGGATTATACTATTTTATAGTTCGAGAACATCGTTCAGTTTTCGATGCATTTTTACTAGGTTTAGTAATATATGGAGTATATGAAGGAACCACCTATGCGCTATTCAAAAAATGGAAATTGAATATCATGATAATGGATACATTGTGGGGTGGAATACTATTTGCATTGACCACATTTGTTACATACAAAGTTGTATAAAAAATGAATAATAATAATATTTTCATTATTATTCATTTGGATAGACAATACCGTTATTTATATTTTATTTATATTTTTCATAAAATTCATTCCATGTCCATTGTGTTTCAGCCCCAGTTCCAATACTTTTAAATTGTACATGAGATGGTTGTTCATCGGGGTCGTAATAGTATTTTTCGTAAAATGCATCTTCGAAATCTTCATTTTCAAAACAAATCATTTTTTTTTCATGGTGAACGGTACCATTGAATTGTCCAATACGTTCTTGCCATATAGGAGAGAACGATGCATAATATAACCAATCTTGTCTATACATAGTTAGCAATTCCTCTCGTTCAACTGCAATATAGTCGTTTTCAAATAATTTTGCAGAATAGGAATGTGAATTGTATGTAGCTGTGGTACGTAAAATAGTAGTTGGTTCAGAAGATTCAATATTTTTATATTTTTGTATATCTTTTTCTTCCAATATAATGAAGAACTTCTTGTCTGGTTCATTGCATATTGGATATACTAAATTAAAAGGGGTTTTACTAAATTTTTCTACAAAGCTGGAAATATTGTATTTTCTGTGAATCAAATTGCATATCATAGTTCCAATGAGGTGTTCGCTATTTTTTTGTATTTTTTTTAATTTTATTAAGAAATCTCCTAAATTTGGATTTAATATACTGTAAAATTCATTGTAAATATTTGTTACTAAATCAAATACTTCTGTTATGTAACCAGAATAATACAATTCATATGCCCAAAATAATGCTTCATCTCGATTTCTATTTAATATAGACAACATCAATGATGTTTTGACATCGTCCAAAATATATAAATACCTCGTAAATATAACTGGTGGATTGTAGTCATTTTCGACTTCTATTTCGTCAATATATTCTTCAATTTCTTCGTATTCTTCCATTGTATTCATTATGTTTTTATTTACTAAAAACATCATGATAAAAAAATACTTCAATTTTGTACTATTTCATTATGCCCTGCTATTTCATTATGTCCGTAAAATTATGAATCAGTTTTTTATAAAAAGATTTGTATGTATTTTGTAACTTGTCAAATTTCATATTAAATTTACCGTCCATGTGTTTTATATCAATATTCTCAACAACAATTTTATCTTGTAACATAGTGTTATACATCAATTTTCGAGTAAGAGCATCACCCACATCATTATTGCAAAAATTGCGATATGTTTTCACAAACAGCCTACTTTTATTTTCACTCAACGGCAATGCAAATGTTATCACTGTACTAACATATTCCCCAAAAATAACGCGCGCAACGGTAGTATGTGGTAATATAAACTCATTCTCAATTTTCAAAGTATTAATATTGAACACTTTTTTCACAATAGAATCCTTTCCAGATTCATATTCATAGCTAGTTTTATAATGGTATGGTGACACTAATTTTGGAGGGTTTTCATTAGTGGGTGCAGGACGTTCTTTATTACCAAAAGTATGCACAAATCCGATGTGCATAACATCAAGTGAATTTTCACTCAAAATACGAGAATAACAATCGAACTCCATGTTTAAATAGACTACTGAAAAATTTTTGGCAAATTCTTCTTCTTCAAAAATATTGATTGCCATTTCAGGTTCTGAAATGTTTGTTTGCATAGTGTTCAAATATACCCAACCATTTTTCTCTATAATGGAGTATTTAGAAACATCATAAATAGGAGACGCCTGAAAATTTAATCCAGGAACTTTCACTAATGTTCCATTAGAATTGAATTCATACCCATGATATGGACATACTGCACAGTTATTATGGATTTTTCCACCAGAAAGAGATGCGCCTTTATGTGAACATACGTCATCTAAACAATTATATTTTCCATCTATATTTTTCCAAACAACATAATTTTTGGACCAAACTGTAACTTTTTTAGGTTTATTTGAGATAAAATCACCAGGAGTGCCAATGACATACCATTGTAAATCATATTTATCTTGTTCGGATAAATCATTAACATTTAATTTAGGATATTCCACTTTTTTGTTCAAATAACTGTTTTTTTCATTTGACAATTTATTTGTTAGAATATTTATTCTACCAACACTACTTATTAGGTGCCTTAATAGAAAACACGAAGAGTTCTGAAAAAATAATAATAATAAAAATATTATATTCATTTAATTTAAAAAAGATAATAAAATATCTTTAAATCTGTATATTATATATATTATGGTAAAAACAAAAACAGTGTCACGAAAAATAAAAAATAAGCGTAAAACAATGCGCAATAGACCGAATATGGCCGAAACCCGTGCTCATATAGTTCGCGTATTTTTAGAAATGCTAAATAATGTAAAATTATATCATTGGAAAACAAAATCATATTCTCAACATAAAGCGACCGATGAATTATATGAACGTTTGAATGAAAATATCGATACATTTGTCGAGATTTTATTAGGTAAAGATGAAACTCGTATTAAATTATTAAAAAAACAAGTTGACTTACTTGATATTAAAACTACATATGAATTTAAAAGTCGTATGTATGAATATCGTGAGTTCCTAACTGGAATGAATACTATATTTGACAGCAAAAAAGACAGTGATTTGCTGAGTGTTCGCGACGAAATTTTAGGAGATATTAATCAATTTTTGTATTTATTGACATTCAATAAAGCATAATGCGACAACATCCCACGTAAAGCTGGAATTTCATTGTTCAAGTATTTATTGAATACTGATTGTGGGTAGTGATTGCACGATAATGCACGTTTTCTCAATCTATCTGTTCTCGTTTTATAAACTTTTTTCCAATGTCGTTGTATTAAACGTATCCAATGTGTTTTAACAATCACTGTATAACTATTTTCAGTAATATATAATTGGAATATATCTATTTTTGGACGTTTAACATATATGATACTGTATGTATGTAAATATTTGAGAATATCTTCATATGAGTACTTAAACATCGATTTAGGTGTAACTGAATGAGCCAATAAATATACACTATCAATCAAAGCTACCAATCCAATATAATATTTTTTGTTTTTTTTGTATTTGAGAATATTCGAATCATGATTATATATTGTATCTAATTGGTCATATTCATCGGAATAGAATGATTCACTATCACTATCGGAATCAGTTTCGTCGTACATGATTTAGCTATTTATTGAAAATTATTTGGTTATATAGAAACAATAAAAATTAAATTCAATTTTTTGTTTGTATATTATATAAAAGATTATAATATATGACTAGTAATTTAACACCTCAATATATTGTTGAAGAAAATGCAAAAGAAAAGGATATTGCAGAAAATACAAAAGAAACTTTTGTACAAGACACTCCAAAAGAAAAAGTAGAAAAAATACAAAATCCTATTAACTACTATGTAAAATTCTCATTTACAATTACTTATATTTTATTATTGACAACCGGTACAATAACATTTATAGAAGCATTGCGAACAAATGTCGAAACAGTTAGACACGTATTGAATTTGGAAACTTGTATTTCTATTGTAGCTGGATATTTCTATTCCGTTTTTGTTAAAAAAATAGAAGAATTTGGAAAAGAAGATAAACCAATTGATTGGGCAGATATTACAAAAACAAGATATATTGACTGGGCGATTACGACACCAATCATGTTATTAGTATTATGTTTAGTACTTGGACAAAATATTAATCGTAGTCTGACATTCGTAACATATGCTACAATATTGGTTCTTAATTTTATTATGTTATATATTGGATATGCAGGTGAAACAAATGTAATTAGTCGTTTTACCGGAATGATAACAGGGTTTGGGGCATTTTTTGGATTATTTTATGTCATATACATTAATTTTGTAAAACCAAAATATGTATTCGCAAACAATATATTGTTTGGATTTTATTTGGTCATATGGTCAATGTATGGAATAGTATACATGTTCAATGAAGAATATAAGAACATTTTCATGAACATATTGGATTGTACTGCCAAATGTTTAGTCGGATTAGGATTATGGGCATATTATACTAAAATTATAGTTTAGATATTTGTTATTTGTTGTTTTCATTTTACTTTTCAAAATAAAATGAAATTCTATTGATTTATTATAATTTTACGAGAATTACAATCATAAATTACAAAATATTCTTGTTCAGTGTTCATTGCAGGGGTTATGCAAGTTATATCTGTTTTTGTTATTTTTAATTTTTTTTCATAATTCAATATATTTTCACATTGAAATGGGTATACAAATTGATTATTTGGATTTTCAAATTTGTATTTTTGTGTATTACTACAACAATAATGTAAACTTTTTTGTATATTTTCTAACAATTCGCTACATTCATCCATTTTACGTGTAATACTTTGAAACAATGGTTTATTTCTAAGTCATTTTTACAAAAATAAAAAAATTTTATCCAATGCATCTTTATTTTCAGAAGCGTCTTTATAACCTTGATTTACCATATCTACGAATACAAAACTTTTTTTAGAAAATAAAGTAGTATAATCGGTTATTTTCATAACTTCGTTTTTGTCTTTTTTTTCCCAAATACTCGGAGTAATATGTAATACAGGTGTAGTAATATTCAAATATGGATATTTGCTGAATCCACCATCAAATGAAATAAAATTACGATAAACATTTGTTAGTCCACCAGTTACAAGTGGTATATGTGAGCTGGCTATACAACAATTTAGAGCATCTTCTAAATTATTAAATCCAGAAAAAATAGTAGTATTATAATTATATTTTTTCATAGTCGTTACCCCAATAAATAAACGTCGCAAATCAAAGTCATCCGAAGTGTATTTTTCAAGAATTTTGTATTTTAACATATGTTCCATTTCATATAAATTTCTCGCATGTTGAATTTGTTTGTTTACTAAATGTTGTTCTATATCCTTAAAATCGCCTTTGAAAGATAATATTAATGAATTCCATGCACCTGCGGATGCACCCGTGAATATATAATTATCTAAATTATAATTTTCTTTTATATATTTGCAAATTCCTAATACATAAAATCCTTTATACCCGCCGGGGGAAAGTGATATTAATTTTTTATTTTGGATAAATTCATTGTTGTATAAAAACTTGTCAACTTCATTTTGTTTGTACCAAATATTATCATTTACTGTATGAATATTATGTACATTTTCAGATTTCAATTGCGTACTTTTTTTCATTTTGCCTAAACAACATGGAATTTTATTTCGAATAACTGTTGTAAATAATAATGATTGTTTCATGAAAAATAAAAACAAAAATAATTTGTATAAATAAATAAATGACATTTGTTTATATAATAACAGTTTTATTATTAGTAATAAAATACTTATACCATTTTATACAAAATTGATAGTAAATACTTTTTGAAATGAATTTACATAGATGAATATCAAAATGTTTACTATAATGTTTATTGAAACCGATGATATCAAAGGAAAGATGTGTGTGGGATTTCAGCTATGTAATTTGAATTATCATTATGCTCCCAATGGTATAATACGAATAGCTCGATTTGAGCATTCATTTTGTCCAAAAAATAATCGTGGATATTACGGTGATATATATATGAAAAAATTTATACAAAAATGGAGAACAAAAACGTACGAAAATATACAAAGAAGAAAAGATATACAAAATGCAAATTTCGTGTTGGTTGATAGGGGATGTAGTGATGTCAATAATATTATTATTGATTTTTTGTAAATAGGTTTTCTTGATGACTTTATAAATAAATTAAATAATATAAAAAATTTTTGTTATTTTATATAGAATGAATACTTTTAAAATAATAATCCAAAAAATAATAAATAAAGTCGATACGATTTATGATATTGATCATGAAAATAATTCATTTAATTTTTGGAGTAAAATTTACAAAAATGATGAATTGAAAGACCTGAATTATTCTTACAAATATTTTTATTATATTTTCATGGGTTTGCATGAAAGTAAGTTTGAATTCTTGCACAAAATAGTATCAAATATGTTTCTCAATGAAATTGATAAAGAAAAAATACTTGATATTTTTTTCAAAGTTCAAAAAGTATATAACGCATTTTCAAGATTAGCGCGCGTATACAAATTCAAAAAATCTGACCTGCAAATCAATCATGATTTATATTTAAATCCTATAACAACGCAAAAATATATGACTATATTACAAAATGGCAAAAAATACATGTTCACTGCAACCGATTTAATCAACATTATAAATACCGCATTGTCTCACGCGCCACATTTTTTTGTTGAACCTCTTATTTCTAAAAATCCATACAACAATATGGCATTTGACAAGTCTACTTTGTACAACATATATTTTTTCCTTAAAAAAACCGATTACAAAATGCCAGTATTGATAGAAAATTATTTTTTGGCGAACTTTGATATTACATTGTTCTATTTTGAAAATGAAGCCATTATCAGGGATGTGGCAATTCGTAATTTTGTTTTTAAATCCGATGCAAAAATACTATATCCGTCGGTTATCAATATGATACACAAATATGATACAAAAAATACATTAATTATAAGTGAAGATTTTTCGAAAGATAAATTGGTTGATATTATGAGACCTTATTTGCATTTGTATTATAATACAAAATATTCATTGATTTTGAATAAAAAAGAAAATGCATATGCTGAATTGGTATACAAATTCAGGCAATTTATAAAATTCAATCCCAAATTTGGAAGAAAATATATAATGAATAACCCATTTACAAAAAAAGTGGATGTATATTTTGACGAAAAATATATCAATTTTTATAATATCAAAACGCGTAACTATAAAAATAGTCATTTGTTATTGAATATAGATAGTGACTACAATAACAATTATGATACAGATTCTGATATAGAAGATACGTCATTATTAAACATAGCTATAAACGCATCTGTGTACAGAACACCAATTGTCCATCCATTTACCAGTGAGATTCAACGAACTGTCATAACATTTGATACTTCGAATGTACAATTTACTGGCTGGTTTCATGTAACAGATAATGATGAACAAGATGAAAACATACAAAATGATACAAACAATGATAATGAAACAATCATAAGTAGTGTTCATGAAAGTTTAATAGATAGTGATGATGAAATTATTATAGAAGACCATGATGATGATACGAGTGTAGATTAACTAAACGTATAAACTTTGTGATGTTGTAATATATTTCAAAATCATAGGTTCTATTTGATTCAATTTATACAATAATTCCAAATGCTGTATATCTTCGCATATACCTGAAATCTCTTTCACAATAGTTGCAATTTTCAACATTGACTTTGTAAAATCGCCCACCGAAATACCCTTATCTGCGATTTTAGTTTGTATGAATATTTTGCATTCAGTTTCGTTTGAACAATCACACCATTCAATTGACTCATCAATCATATCAAATATCAGAGCGTCTTCATAATTTATTCCAGTATTTACTTCTGCATTCATCTCTACATTTTGCATATATTGATATTGTTTGTTCATTTCCTTTATGGTTGTTTGTAATAAATCATCTTTCGAATTGGGTACACTCAATCGTTGGTCATTATCAACTTTGACATCAGTAAAGCATGAAAACAATCCAATCAATTGTTTTGATGTAAAATCTTGAAAATAATCGGTCGTTAGTAACATATTTGAAAATATCAGTGGATGTATTTCAGCAATCGATGCTGCTACTTTTCCAAGATGTGTTAATTCATATTCACATTCAGGTGAATTTTCTACTTGAATTTGATTTATGTATCCATGGTTTGTCAATATATAACAAATGCGTCGTATTTGCTCGCTAATATAAGTTTCCAAATACAATTTATGTTCACGTTCAGCAATAAGTTGTCTTTGTAATTCATCATATTCGATAACAGTTTTCATTTCTTTCAAAATATTGCAATATTCGTCAGTTATCCGTTGCATTTCTTTTTCGATTTCTCGTTTCTTTTTATTTACACTATTTTTAACAGTATTTTCAAGTTCTAAATATTTACGGCATACTTCATTTGGAGTTTTTAGTGTATCCATTATAACTTTTTTTTTGTTCATTTTATCAACTAATTCATCAATTCGTTTTTGACTGTTTGTAATATCGTTTTGTAATTCATCATATACCATACTTTTACTTGCAAATGTAATGAAGTTTGCTTTTTCGCCGCTACTTTCTGATGCTAATTCGCTTTGTAAAAGATTAAGAATTAAACTGTATGATATACGGAATTTTGATATTAATTTTTGCGGGGTGCCACATAGCATGTTTTTGTATTCAGTCATAATGGGCAAATCAAACAAATTATTACAATGAACCACATGGCCGATAGTATCAATACCTCGTCGTCCCGCTCTACCCGCCATTTGAGTATATTCATGGGATAACAAGTATCGTTCATTACATCCATCAAATTTCATTAATCCTGTAAATATAGCAGTTTTTATTGGACAATCTAAACCAATTGCAAACGATTCAGTTGCAAATAGTATTTTTATATATTTCTTAGAAATCATTAACTCCACAATTTCGCGTAATATTGGTATCATACCCGAATGATGGATACCGATACCTTTTTCTAATAAATCGACTAAATCATTATATTCCGGTAATTCTAAATATTCATGAAAATTCGGTAATTTACGTATAATTTGTTCGCATTCGCGTCGTACAATATAAGATACTTTGCTATCATCTTCTAATAAAGGAACGGTTATTTCTTTGGCTGATAATTCAACATGTTTTCTGGAAAATACGAAAGCAATTGCTGGTAACATATCTCTATCTCGTAGAAATAGAGCTAAATTATTCAATACCATCTTACGTTTGTGAATCGCCTTTCTATCATCAAACATTTTCACTGTTTTTTTCATTTCCAATACACCCGCATCGTTGAACTTTCCATGTTCATTTTGTAATAATATTAGTTTATTGGTACTATCACGTATTTGTTTTTGAAGTTCTTTGTCCTTAATTCCTTTCAAAAACGATTCATTCGTTGTCAAGAAACCGTAATGTGAAAGAGGAACCACACGATGGTTGGTTGATGCTAAATATACTTCTTTATCTGTATATCCGCGCTGGCACCATGTGGCAAATCGAACCGGGGCGTCAATTGTAGCGGACAACATCACCATTTGTATATGCGGAGGTAACATCAATATACATTTTTCCCAAACTTGGCCACGATGTTCGTCATTGATATAATGCACTTCATCAAATATAACGCATGCTAAATCTTCATGGATATTTATTTGAAATTGTAAAGTCGTCGCAGTCTTTTCAGTAAATAATGAATTCATTAATATTTCCGTAGTCATAATAAGTACATCAGCATCCGGGTTTGTTTTTATATCACCGGTGAATAACCCAAATGAAATGTGTGGATATTTTTGCGTAAATTCATAATATTTTTGGTTGGATAATGCTTTGATAGGACTTGTATAAATCACCTTTTTACCGGTTTTTGTAAAATAATTAATCGCAAATTCGGCAGGTAGAGTTTTACCTGACCCGGTATGCGCCGTAACCAAAACGTGATGTCCTTCGACAATTGCTTCGATTGCATATTTTTGAAAATCACTCAGCGGGTATGGATACAGTGCGAAATATTCATCATATTTCGATTCAGTTGAGTAAGGAGTGTTGCAAAGTTTTACCATTTTAAAGTTCAATAATTATAATATCTATACAATAATATTATAATTCAATTTTTTAGGTAAGTGAATACATATAGAACAGTTTTTGAATAAAAAAATAAGGAAAGTTTTTATCAATCAAATCATCATAGGGAACTGTTCCAAACCAAACTGCTGTGAAAAACGGAACATAAGATAATGCATCTTGCAAATCCCGTTCGTATTCAGAATATGAATAGGAAACTCCATTTTCCATTAGTTTTGTATAATAATAACTTTTGAATAATGGAAATAAAACAGGCATTTTTTCTATATCAAAACTTTCGATTAAAAAAAATATTAAATCTTGAACACCTTTTCCAATAGCAATATGTTGCCAATCAATAAAACATGGCTGATGATTTTTATCTGCATCATAAAAAATATTAGGAGATTTAATGTCACCGTGAATAATTGTTGTATTTCCAACCGACAAACGTTTTTGTATTTCATTGAATTCATTTATAATCGTTTCTCCTTTTTCCATTTGAGAACTTGATAATATTTTTTCCCATTTTTGTTTAAATAATGGCCATCTTGCATAAATAAAATTGTACCAAGCTGGACAAAAAATAGAATCCGTAGACATTTTTAATTCTGGAAACATATTTTTTAATTTTTTATTCCAAAATTTTGTATGAAATTTAGCCATTTGTTCAATAATATTTAGGGAAATTTCTATTTTTTCATTGTTTAAATTCAAATTTACTTTGTAATTTCCTTGCAAAAACAAATTTTCCAATAAAACTCCAATATTTCTATAATTTTCATTTTTTACCAAAGAAATATATTTAGGAATTTTGATATTTACATACGAAGAAATTCTGTCATAAAAATAATATTCTCTTTCGTATAATTGCAATGCATTTGCCATTTTAGATAAGTCAGAAACATGATTGTTCTCGATTTTTAAAACCGCATTAATCACTTCTCCATCTATTTTGATAATTCGCACTTGATTTACATCTGCAATAAATCCACCCTTTAACTTGTCATTAACAATAATGATGTCGGTAATATCAAATGGAAGTGATTCCTTTATACATTTTTTAATATTATCGATTTCTTCATTGTTATATGAGAACAAATCATTAATATCAATATTATTATAATTTGATATACATAAATTTACACCAGTATTTTCAAGTTCATAATTCGTGTATACAGTATTGATACCAATCAAACATTTAGGATTGGAAGATTTAGCACTTAATAATCCGGATTTCGAATCTTCAAAAATAAAACATTTCGAAGATTCCATATTGATTTTTTGCATTGCATACAAATAAGGCATAGGACTTGGCTTTGCTTGTTCAGTTTCACCATTTGCAATAATATAATCAACGTATTTGTAAATACCAATATGTTTTGTAATTTGTTCAGCTACAACTCTATTGCAATTTGTAACAATACAAATTTTATGTCCCACCATGTGTATATTTTGAATAAATTGGAGAACCCCATCAATAACTACAATTTTATCTATATTTTGTAGAAAAATGCAATCTTTTTTTTTAGACAATTCTTCTAAATTGACATTTATATTAGAAAGCAAAGTTTTTGCCACATATTTATCATTATTTCCCTGTATATATTTTTTGAATATTTCATGAGTTAGTGTGATATTATAACCGTCTAATATTTCTTTCCATGTATCGTAATATATATCATCAGTAATAACTAATGTTCCGTCTAAATCAAATAGAAATCCATGCGTATTTTCTGTATACCTTTTTAATTCACTTGGTGTTCCTAGTGAAAAAACACATTTTTCATTTAGTTTTGCTCCAACAAATTTATGCTCGTCTTCCAACATTTTAGAAATTACACATGAAGTATATGGTTCATTGTTGAAAAATAGTTTTTCATCCAGGATTATTTTGCAATATTTATGTAATAATGTCATACATGTAAATGCATATGCACCAGTGTTTGCGTTTGTAGAAATTTTATCTTTTTCAGCAATATTTGTGATTGTATTTGTTTCGCTATCTAATGTTATATATGAATATATTGGAGGTTCATTGTATTTTTTAGTATAAAAAACCATATTATCGAGAGAATTTCGGAATATAGTCAGTATATCTTCTGTATAAAATGTATCACAATCAAGTAAAATCGTTTTATTCCAAAATATATCGGTTCTATTGTGGTAATTTTTGAAAATAGATTCAATACCTAAATAAACGGTTTCTGCTGCACCTTTCGTATCATTTTCCAATTTAATTAAATGAACCGTCGGATATTTTGATTTTATATAAGTCGAGAACCCAAAGTCATTTTCGTCTAAATATGGATTATAAATTATAAATAATTGGTAATCTTTTTTTATATTTAAATTATCAATAACAGTTTCAATCATTGTTTTATCAAATACATCGATTAATGCTTTCGGTTTTGTATAACCCTCTTTTGCAAAACGTTCTCCTTTTCCCCCTAATGGAATAATAATATTCATAATGTTATAATATTATTATCATTTATTTTTTTAGTTTTCAACGTAAATATTCTTGTAAGTAAAACCATGGGTCAGGGCAACCCGGTTGCCAGGTTATTAATTCACACATTTGTTTATTCAGTAAGTAAACGGAATTTATGATACTTTGGTCTTTACCAATGAATCTGTTGATGGATATAAAATATTCCAACATTTCATAGTATTTTTCATGCCATTTCAATAAAACGTCTTTTCCACCACCAAAAATAGTACCGCCAATACGATTTGCGGATTGAAATGAAGGAAGTTTTTCTAGACGATTACATTGCCATTCATCATGTGTAAATGATTGCACCAATAAAAGTAGGACCTTTCTTTTATCTATGTTTTTAATTTTTTGAGGATTTGGCCAATTTATGTATTCTGTATTGGTTCTTCTGAAACAGCCAATATCGACCCATAAAAAATATTCGGTTTTGAATGGGTCCAATTCGATTGCCCTTTTCATAAAATTGGATTTTTCGCTCCATATCATATACAAAAACATATTATGTCCCACATGTTGCTCGTTATCCATTTTGTAATGTTCTAAAAAATGATTTGCATATTTATATGAGTAAAAATCTTTGAAATTGGTAATAATAATCCGGGTTTTATCATGTTTACCAGTGCGTAAAGTGTATATAATTTCTTCTGATTTTTCATCGCAAAAAATAACCATATTATTATCAATCATTAGCATATTTTTCATCCATTCAATATATTGTAAATGAGAGGCTTTTGATTGATTCAATTGAAAATAGGATGTAACGATTGTTGTCATAATAAATAATTATTTGTCATATTTTTATATTATATTTATAAATTAGATAAAAATGTAAACTTGTCATTATTTTTTAAATTATTCAATATTTCGGTTGATTTTACATTTAAATTACCTCGATTATATTTACCTTCTAAATTTCGCAATGCATCTATATCACTATTAATTGATAAATCATATATTAAACAATAATGTGGAGGTTGAATAAAATAAATGTGTTTGTTTATCAAATGAAAATAGTATGATATATAAAAATCGTCATGATAATGGATATAATCTTCCTCGTTTATTACATTATAATATTGTAAAAAAACATTCAATGTATTTTTTTTTATAAAAAAACCATCTGCACCTTGTCCCACATTTATACCTTCATGATTATAAACGTAATATGAAGCTACATCTATATTATCATTACATTTTGTATAATTATCAAAATATTCAATCATATATGGCTTATATATCAAGTCATCATCTACTAAAATAATATACATATCATCGCTTTCTTCTATTATATTTGAATGAAAAAGTCCTAATAATTTTGTTCCTGGACCAAAATCTTGGTCGACCATGTTTACGAAAACATTATTTTTTGAATATTTATCTACGAATTCATCTATTTTATTTTGTGATATACATGTCGAATTCATTCTAAAATTATATATTTTTGGAATATTGATAATTATTTTATCAGGCAAAAATGTTTGATTAATAATACTATCAATTGTTAAATATAAGTTATCAAATTTTACAGGAATAGTAGTCAAAGAAACTATATAGTTATTTTTTTTCATTTATTGTATTGAAATAATAAAACAATATATTTATATTATAATTAAAATATTTAATAATATATTGATAAATATAGATATATTATGGTGCATGTTTATTTAATAGGTCCAGGTTTAAAGCCAATACCTCCAACTGGATGGGGTGCGGTCGAAGCAGTAATATGGGACTATCATGAAAATCTGATTAAGCGTGGAATTAAATGTACCATTATAAATGAGCCAAATTTACAACAAGTCATCACTTTATGTAATAATACTATGCCGGATGTAATACATATTATGTATGATGATTATATCGTAATAGCACCTTATTTGAAATGTACACGCATATTGTATACAAGTCATTATGCATATATTACACATCCACATTTTGCCAGTCAATATTCATATTACTACAATAATTTTTTTAAAAAAGTAATTGGATATCAGAATAGAGTAACTTTGAATGTAATAAGCAATGATATAAAAGATGTATATAGAAAATGTGGATTTGATAAAAGAATCAATGTTATTTGTAATGGCGCACGTGAAGATTTATTTGATTTTACAATAAATCCGACATATCCAAATAAAAGCGTATACATCGCAAAAATAGAAAAACGCAAAGGACAATATAACTATCAAAAGTTACATGGAATTGATTTTATTGGTAATTATCAGGATTCCGATTTTGACATAAACAATGAAAACTATCTTGGAGAATGGGATAAACAAACCTTGTATAAAAATCTTACCAATTATGGGAATTTGGTATTATTATCCGAGGGCGAAGCCGACCCGCTTGTCGTTAAAGAGGGTTTGATAGCAGGATTAGGCGTTGTAGTAAGTGAATGTGCATCCGCAAATTTAGATTTATCAAAACCGTTTATAACTGTTATACCGAATGATAAGTTGAATGATTTGCCATTTGTATATCGCAAAATTATAGAGAATCGGTTGATATCTATTGAAATGCGCCAAGAAATTCATCAGTATGCTATGGATAATTTTGCATGGGGTAAAATTATTGAAAAATATATAGAAACTTGTTTATAAATTTTAAGAAAAAATAATATAAAAATCAATTATATATATTTGTATATAAATGTCATCCCAAAATAACGACGGTATTGAATATACAATTCAAGAAAATGATAAACCAGAAGTCCCAGTAGAACAACCGATTCCAAAAGGAAATGGTTTAAATGATTTACCACCAGAGGTTCGTAGTCAATTACCAGAATCATTCGGACAAAAAGTTGAATATTCAGATGCATATATTGATTTTTTGAAAAAACACAAGACATCTAAGGAAACTACATCAAATAGTGGGGGATTCAATGGTCATCCAAAAGATTATTTGGAATTTCTGGCAAAACAGAATAAATAAATATTTTATTTTCATATAAAAAATATTTAATACAATCATTATAGGTCGTATGAAAATCGCGCTTATTGGTCCGGGTATTATGCCAATACCGCCACCAGGTTGGGGTGCGGTTGAAATATTGATATGGGATTATTACAACGAATTATATAAATTAGGTCATGACGTTACTATCATAAATACGAAAAATATGCTCGAAATTGTAAACACTGTTAACAATGGTAAATTTGATTTTGTCCATTTACATTATGATGTATTTTATAGTATTTTACATCATTTGAAATGTCCTAAAATCGCAATTACAAGTCATTATCCGTACATTGACCAAATAAATAAACATGTAAATGATGGATATAACCGTGTTTTTTCATTTTTAACAAACCAAGACCAGTTTTATAATTTTGTTTTAGCAGATAAAGATGTAAATGCATTTTTATTGTATGGCGCAAATCATTCATATATTCGTAAAATAAAAAATGGAATAAATAGTTCTCTTTTCAAATTTTCCTTTTTTCCAAAATTAGACAAAACGATTTATTTAGGAAAAATAACGCCCCGAAAAAACCAATCCAAATTCCAGAATATAGAAAGTATTGATTTTGTCGGAAATAATGCCGACCCAAATTTCAAAACTTGGATGCCGAATTATTTAGGCGAATGGTCGAGAAATAAAATACACGAACATTTAACGGATTATACGAATTTACTGTTAATCAGTGAGGGCGAAGCAGACCCTCTTGTCGTAAAAGAAGCGTTGATAGCTGGTTTAGGAATAGTAGTGAACAAATCGTCAGCCGAAAATTTAGATAAAACATTGGATTTTATTACCATCATAGAAGATAATAAAATAGATGATTTAGAATATATAAAACAAAAATTAATTGAAAATAAACAAATATCTGGTTCACAACGAAAAACCATTCGTGAATATGGGATAACTCAATTTGATATTAGTATAGAAGTTAAAAAATACATGGAAATCGTAGAAAATCTATAAATATGTAACTGTTCCACCACATCCACCAGATGTGGGTTCTATATTAAATACATGACAAATTATGATATTTTCTTTGGGTAAACTATCAATTTTATCTTTGTAAAGAATTTCAATGTAATCATTTTCATATTTAGCATATTCTTCTCTATAAAAACAACGTTTGTTGAAAATGAAATTAAACATTTCTATGTGGCATCCGACAATTTGGCAGCTCAATGCTCTATTTTGTCGTAATGCTTGAATTTTTGATAAATCCTGTTTTTTCAAATAGTTTTCAAATTCTGGAATATAAAATCTACCTGTAACTTTAATAATAAAATTACATGCAGATTGCATAATGAGTTTCGATTGACGTTTTGCATAATATATTGAAAAAACTTCATGGGTCCCTTTTGAATGATTATCTTTCAAATATGCCGCTTCTCGTAAAGTTGTTTCGTTATACAAAACCATTTCAAAACGTTCTTTGAACATTTCTTTTTCAAATTCCAATTCGGGAAATTCATATCCAGAATTTTCAACCACGACGATAGGAAGAGATGTTTCATATAACCATTTTTTAATAGATTTTATGTAAGTTTCTGAACGTTCTTTTTCATCAGATTGTCCTCCTGGTATACGTTCTACTATTTTAGATTGACGATTTACTGTACATGTCAATATTATAGTAACTTTATTATCATAATTTTTATTAGGGTCAACGTTTACGACAGGGTCAACGTTTACGACAGGGTCAACGTTTACGACAGGGTCAACGTTTATATCTTTTTCAGTATTTGTAAAAGGACTTTGTAAATTTGATGGTTGAATCGTCGATTCAAGTTGCATCGTCCGTAAATAATCGTTTATAACATGATTCCACCTTTCCAAGGTTTCTTTTTCATGCATTCTGGCATAATTTAATATTGTTTTAGTTTTTTCTTGATAATTCGTATTTTTTATTTTTAATTTTAAATCATTCCATGAATCGAAATATACCATCAAATCTCTATGTTCCGCTGCGTACCATTCAGATACTTGTAATAATTCAGGATGGTCAATATGAAATGGCGGTTGAAACCAATATTTACCTTCCTTAAATAATTCAATCAAAAATCGTTCACTTGGTATAAACGTTACTAACCCTAATTGCAGCCTTTCAAAAAATGCAATAGTTGACCATGCATATGGAATACATATAATACCTTTATAGCCTAATAATTCAGAAATATGGTCTTTGAATTTCTCACATTTATTTTCAATACCTAACGATTCTAATTTTTCTGATAAATTCAATAAAACGGTTTCATTTTGGTAAGGTGGTACATAAAAGACATTAGCTTCATCATGAGAATATGTTTTATACATAAAATCAGAAATTTTATTTTTTCCCAATGGTTTGATAACAAAATTACCAATATCTACGTTTTTTACATTTACTGAATAAATGTTCTCGATAAATGTATTACCAAAAATATAGACATTTTTTCTATCTTTTATTGAACGTAATAAAGTGTAAAATTCAGGGTCTAAATATTCAGGTTGAATAGCATAATCAAATCGATTACATACCCATATTATCAGTAATTTTGACCAATTATTTTGTAAGAATGTACGAGATGTAGGACATGTATCCGATGTTATGATACCATCGAATGTGTTAAAATAATCTTTGTATTTTTCCCAACAATCTTGTGCTCGTTTATGTGTAACTTCATACATTTTTGTTTGTACATATGGAGTGCTATTCGGGTCAGTAATTCCATCGTCAAATTTCATAGCTGTAATTTCATGGCCTAATTTTTTGAAAACATATTCTATTTCTAATTCACATCCAAGATGGAAAGTTAAATGGAGTAACTTCATTTTTATAAATATAAAAATAATCTTTATATTTATAACTTTTTTATATAAATTGCATTTTTGGTTTTATGTTTTTTTTTTTTACATTGTTTTTAATTGTTTCATCCTCTTTTATTAAAAATTTTAATTCATTTGGTAGTGGAACATTATACCAAACTTTGTATTGATGTTGAACAGTAATATCACGGTTTAATCCATTATAACCATCATAATGACCTTGATATGGACCGATTGTTCCACCAGACAAAGTAATAATAACAGAAAATAAAAAATCTTGTGCAATATCTGATGGTAACTCATAATATATCCAATTTTCTAGAATATCATGGATTATAACCTTATTTTGCATAGATTCAATTAAAAAATTTTTATTAAAAATACTTCCGCCGTGTCCAGTGAAATGATATTTTTTATTAGAGTCAATACTAGTATATTTTTCTCGCAATCGTTCAACAGATGTATCGGATAAACGATTTGGACAAAATCCGTTTATTTCATACATAAACGTATCTGTGATTCGGTTATTTATAGACACGTCGTCTTCTAACCACATAATATATTCTTCATTACATAGTTGAAATGCATTTATTACACGGTCAATCAATTTAAATGTATTTTCAAATTTACCTATATCGTTTGAGTCTTTATATATAAATTGAACATTTTCATGAGAATGTATATATATGCATTTGAAATATTTAGCCATTTCAGTATAATCATATCCATTATCAGAAAGGAGAACAACCGTATTATCTGGGTAAAATTTACGAAAAGATTCTAAACATTTATATGTAGCATATGGATTTTTATAACATTGTAAATATGCGCCAAAATGTTGTGTTTGCATTTTATAGATGATATGATATAATTATTTTATATATTTTAGAAAATAATTATATTATATGTATATTATTTTTGTAAAAAATATTGAATAGTATTGAATTTGTAAAAATTATTTGCATCGGGGTGTTCATTTTTTACATATTCGAACCCAAAATAATCAATTGCATATCTAGAAATTGGATATTGTTTATCTTCACGGTCATATACTGAATCTGGTAATCCAACCATATTTTCTGGACAAGAATTTCCTTTTTCAACATTATAATCTAAATCTAAAATATCACATATTTGTCTGGTTACTTCACTGAATACAAATGAGGTTGGGTGGTCCAAAGTTAAAAATAACTTTTCTTTGTGTATATTTTTCATTATAAAATCTATTATTTTAACTTCACAATCCACCTCTTTTTTTTTGCTAATTTCGTAATTTTCCAACATTCTATTTTTAAAATCATAATCGATTAAATTATTATCATATAAATACATTAGCTCATCTACACACGAAACATTATTTTTAATGCGACCATAAATTTCATTTCCATATTTACGTTTTTTGAAAATAGGAAAAACTGCATTGTTATGTATTCGTGGGAATGCAATTGTATTACAAGTATCTTTCAATATATTGAAAAACGATTCTGGGTTGTTTTTATTAGTAGAATAACAATTATGTACATCGGATAATGGTTGATAAATTACTAAGTCCGCATTTTGTAAATAGCGGATTGGAATAGATTCGTTGTTTTTTATCATTTCCCAATTTGCATATGTATTCACATTATACATATCATAAAAATTCGAAAATTCTAAAAACTGGCGCACAGCGCTGCCTTGACAATTTCCAAATATAATACACGATTTTTTAGTCATTTATTATATTTATTGTATTAATATAAATAATTATATTTAAGTTTTTATAATTATTTAGTATATTATTTTTCTAGAACTGCAAGTAAATCCTGAATACGATTCAAATATGTATGGTTTTCACGCACGATTTTCATTTGTTCTTTTATTAATTCATAATTATCCAATTCGTTGATTGCATCATAAAATAACATTGCCTCATTATCGTTATAAATAACTTTTTTCTCTAATAGTTCAAATGCATGACGCGAATTTGTAATACCTAAATGTCCATAACTGATAGATTTTAGTAATCTACAAGCTATATATCCTATTTGTTTGTGACATGTACCAGTTTGACCCAATGTTTTTTTTATATGATCCCCTGAACTACGAAAATCTGGGGACATATATGACTTCATTGTATATTCTTGTACAACATGAAATGGTAATGGATTTTGCCATGGGTCGTTTGATTCAAAATCTATACCATTTTTTTTGCACTCTTCATGAAAAATCGCAATTTCACGAGTATTATATTGATTTGCGCTACCAAACCAATATATTTTTTCTTCTTTTGGTTTATAAATATTTTCCTCCAAAATTTCATACGGTAATAAATCGGTTGCCCAACACGTATATAGACATTCATATTCCATTGGTATAGGATTGTAGTGATGTTTTGCTAAACCTCCATTATCATGGAGTTTTTCATAATATGTGCAATTACTTATTTTATTGCATTTATCTTTGTTTAGAATATAATTGTAATTACAATCCTTTATCCCATCCACCAAATATCGTATTTCTATAAATCGTTTTACTTTATTTATGTATTTTTCAGGTTCTATTGCTATATGTACAAAATAAATAGAAGTAGAAACAATGGGAATATTATCAGAAGCATATCCTTCTGTTATAAATAAACAATCATTGAAATCAAAATCCGTAGGGTAATTTTTATCATCAAACCAATATGTATCATAACCTAAATGTTTGAATCCTTTGAACCATCCATAATGAATATAACTATGTGTATGCGTATGTAATGGAAATCCCCAAATAATTACTTTTGAAAACATTGTATATTAGAAAAAATATAAAAATATAAATGAAGAAAACTTTATATTTTTATTCAATACAATTGATTTATTGTAGAAGCATTTTCAGGCGTAACATAATCTACATTGAACCTGGATAACCCATTTCGAGAAGGTGAATAATCCAATGGAAAATCGCAATGACTAATATTAATTCCATTTTTTTTTATAAACAATGTAATAAAATATTCATTTTGCATAAACGGATGATTTGGTTTTATATGTTTCTTGTATAATTCAACCACCTCATCGTGAAATTTCGCTAATATATCCATTACAGATGAAGAAGTCATAATAATTTGTTCATATATTGCTTCAAATGACATTTCTCGGGCAATTATTATATCTGGTATTTTTTGAACAATAGTCATTGGTTTGAAAATATTAATATCAAGTCGTGTAATAATAATATTATCATATTTGAAACCATTTTCTTCTTCAAATTTCTTTTTCAATTCTATCACCTGTTTTCTTGAATATGATTGACTACGAATTGTATTATATGCCATCATAATATGTTCTTTTTTCGGATTCCCTTCTCCAAAAAAATCGTGTGTCGTTTTCTTTGATATTTCCGTGAATTCATCATTTTCATGATAATCATTTCTATTTTTTTCAAATAAACATTGTTTTGGTTCGAAAATTTCAAATAATTTTGAAGGTGGATTGAAATGAACACCCTTGTTTTTGTGATATTTTCTATATGATTCATTCAAACCTGGTGATTGCTTTTCTAAAAAATTGTTGTCATAATAATAGTGATGCATAAATACGTCAGCATTGTTTGGTTTTACTACATTATCATATATATTTTGCCAAATTTTCTCCCCACCACGAATTTCACCAAAAAATAATACAGCGGTTTTCATATAGTAATATATAACAAACTCTTTTTATTTAGTTTTTTATATATTTATTGGAAATTTATGATAATAATTTCATTAAAAACATGTGATTTGTTGGATTATTACATAATGCGAATAATACTTTATTTAATTGAGTTTTATTCCAAACTAATACTAATGCAACTGATTCATCATTTACATTGTTATTATCAAGCATCTCTTGTACAAATGTATTCTCCATTTTTTCTGCAATAATTTGAAGAACTTCTGCGTCACCGCCGAAAATTTCGTTATATAATAATTTATCTGATTTCCATATAAAATCGCCATCAATATTGTATTTGTATAAATTGTTATCTTGTGTAAAAAGTATTTTTTTTTGTGATTTTACTCTATTTATTCCTATTTTACTTGGAAATTGGGATGAAAGAATCATATTATCAAGATATTCAGAAGAAGATGCACCTAACCAGAAAAACATGATACTTTGAAAAGGATTTGCTTCTGCTGCCATATTCATGTAATTGTATTTTGAATATTGTAATATGTTGTATTCTGGTGATGTACACTCAATTCGGGTAGGATTTTCTATTTTATTTTTGTAATAGTCGCTTTCTAAAATTTGTTTGATTCTATCATAATACTTATAATATTGTGAATCTTTGAAATCGATGACTTTGATTTCGATTGGATATTGTTGAGGACGATTTTGTAAAATAAAATCTTTGTGTTTTTCTTCGGTAACTACATATAAATTACAATTCAATTGTAACATTTTCTGTATCCATTGTCCATCTCCAAAATTTACATCAAAAACAGCAGTTACAATAGTAATTGTGGGGTCCATTTATATATATATATATATAGCTATATATTTATATATTTATCATAACGATAATAATTTAAATAAAATTAAATGAGAATGTGGTGAATTGTTTGTTAAAAAAAATAGTTCGGGATGTTTTTTCCAAATAATTGCCAATGCTAATTGTTCATTGTTTATATTTCTATTTGGGAACATTATATTTATTACTACATCTTCTAGGTATTCAGATATTTTATTTATAACAATTGCATCCCCTCCAAACATGGTGCCATATAACAAATTATCCGATTTCCAAATAAAATTGTCGTCTATTGGAAAATATTCTAAATCCCGTCGTTTTTGAATAATAAATTTATTGGGATTGTTATTCAAATATGTGATTACATTTTGACTTGGATATGGTTTTGAAATATCAACATCCAAAAAGAAACGAGAACATCCTGCATCCATCCAGAAAAAATAATCACTTTTAAATGGATTCGAATCTATTGCTAATTTCAAGTAATGAAATTTAGAATATTGAATTATATTATATTCCGGTAATACACATTCAACCCGTTTTGGGTCTTTGATTTTATTTTTATAATAATCATTTTCTAATATTTCTTTCATTTTTTCATAATACATGTAATAATAAGAATCTTTGAAATCCATTATTTTCATTTCCATTGGATATTGTTTAGGGCGATTTTCTACGAAAAAATCTTTGAATTTTTCTTCGGTTACGACATACAAATTACAATTCAATTGAAGTGTTTTCTCTATCCAGTCTTTGTATTCAGATATCTTACGCCCATCTCCTCTCCCTTCACGATTTATATCAAAAAAAGCCGTTACTATTGTTACTTGATTTTGCATAGTATTATAGAATTATGCTAAATATTTTTTATATTTTTTAAAAGTTATAATATATATAACTATATTATATTTAGCAAAATGGATATTCAAAATAATTCAAGTATATATGGTATTCCTAATGGAATATTGTATGGTCAATTTGAACGAACTGATGAATTGAATGAACGTATGTATGATAGATTTTTTCCCGACCAACCATTACAAGCCAATTTTGACCCACGTCCAGTTCCTACAAAATATGCTTTGTTTCCTATTATTGATAGACGTGCTCTTCCAAATGAAAAGATAGTACCTCAACCAAAATTTGATATTGAACAAAATTTCAATCCGGGAAATGCTCGCGCTCCACCACAAGGATTCTTGTCCAATGTTGATATTGAAACCAATCTTCGTAATCAATATTTTTCATTACAACATGGCGCCGACCAAGGTGTATATGTTCCATCATCCAATAGTGATTTATATAAAACTACTGTTGTTTCCAAACCAAGTGTTCAACCTCATCCAGATTTGTTCTCAAAACCACAACTTGTAGGTAGAACATATACAAATGTAGAGAATACTCAAATCGGTAACGATACATTTTTTAATCATACAAGAACCCAATTACGAAACATGTAAATCAAATATATTTAGCAAAAAAAACATCCATAAAAGTATAATATTATATAATATATAATATCATGTTTTCTAATCTATATTCATTATTAACAACCAAAAATCCGAATAAAACATGGTTGCGAATATTAGTTATATTATTGATTGTTATATTGGGTATCACATTTTATAAACAATTTTATTATTCTCAATTTGGCAAAGAAGGATTTGAACAAAAAGATAAATTTGTTTTGAAACGCGATGAAAACATTTATGACATTTTTTATGCAGAAATATATGATAAACTACATAAACCAGAGAACCAAGTTGATTATTTATTGAAATTCATTCATTCTAATACACAATCATCGAATGAAAGTGTGTTTTTAGATGTTGGTAGTGGTACAGGAGATTTAGTAAATAAATTAAAGTCCACTGGACATTATGCATATGGTATTGATAAATCAAAAGCCATGGTGGATAAATGTCAAGAGAAATTTCCAGAGAATGAATGTAAATGTGAGAATGCATCTAACTCATTAGCATTTGAAAAGAGTACATTTTCACATGTATTATGTGTAAATAAAACAATATATGAAATAGAAAACAAATCCAAGTTTTTCAATAATTGTTATTTTTGGTTGAAACCAGGAGGATATTTAATACTTCATTTAGTAGAACCTTCCAAATTTGATGCAACTGTTTCTGCTGGAAAATCATATATATCAAATCCGCAAAACTATTCGAAATCACGCATAACTGACACTTATATCGATTTTATTGATTTTAATTACCGTGCAAAATATGATTTCAAAAATGATAATACCGTAGTTGTTAAAGAGACATTTACTGATGCGGCTACAAATAATATACGACAAAATGAGTTGACCCTATTTATGGAGCCAATTGATAACATATTGAAAATTGCAAAGACAAATGGGTTTATCGTTCAAGGAAAAGCTAATATGAAATCAATGAATGGTGATGAAAATCAATTTTTGTATATTTTGGAACGAACATTGTAAATAAAGATGTGTAAAAAATACACGATTTTTTTATGCATTTTTTATAGGTTCTAATGTTTTACAATTTTAATTTTATGATTTTTTATGGTTATTTATATAGATTTTTATATTATTTGCAACATCTTTTTTACAGAGGAGTCACATATTTAGGAAATAATATCATATACCAATCATTGTCCAATATTCATCCACGATGGTTTTTGTTTGGATTCATTGGTTGCATTCTCTTCATTTATTTCTATATAAAGATTCGATATCCTTTTTGGAATACGCAGCCAGTATATCACTCGTACGATTTTTGGAGAAAATGGACAAGTTCTCCATTTATTATTCAAAAAAACTTTCCAATGAAAACGAAATTTTGTAATTTTGAGAACATTCAAACCCATGATTATTTAGATTTGCAGGATTCGCAAATGGAACCAGTAATCGATTTATTGATATCACATTATATACCATCTGACCAAGTCCTATTCACAGTTACTAAAAAACATATGAATGAATATTTTACTGGACAGAACCATTCATCATTGTTCTCGATATATTATGAAAAACAATACAATTATGGAGAACAAAATGAAGATGGAAAAGAAAAACAATTAATATACACCAATGTTCCGATTGGCCTAATGACCTCGCGTTCTATTTCTATATTTGTTCTCAATAAATCGGGTGGATATATAAAATATCCATGCTATTTTTGGGATTATTTATGTGTAAAACGAGAACTCAAACACAAAAAATTAAGCAGAAATATTATTCAAACACATGAATATAACCAGCGAATCAAAAACCCCGGGGTTCTCATTAGTTTATTCAAAAAAGAGGGCGAACTTTCACATGGAATTGTTCCAATCGCGAAATATACATCCTATACTTTTCAAATACCTACTATGAAATTTGATAAATTACCTGAACACTGTTTCATGAGCCAAGTAGACAAAACGAATTTTGGGGATTTTGTGGATTTTTTGTATACATTTTTGAAAAATAGCCAAATTTTCAAATTCGCAGCAATACCTGATATCGGATCTCTAAAAAAAATGATTGATACTAGTAATATCTATGTGTATTTATTGAAAAAACAGAAACATGTTCTCGGGATGTATGCCTTCAAAGATGCAAAAGTACAATATGAAAATGATGATGGGTCTGCAATTCAGTGTATAGGTTCCATTTTGAATTGTAGTAATATACGATTGTTTTATTTGGGATTCCTACATAGTTTACAAATGATAACTTGGAAAACACATTATAAAATTGTGTTGTTTGAGAACATTGCACATAATAGTTATATTTGGGAGTTTTTCAGAATTATGAACAAAGAAATCATGGAACAAAATAACGCGTATTATTTGTATAATTTTGTAGTGCCCGGTTCTCCATATTTAGCAAAAGATTCTCTGGTTTTGTTATGATTTGAGTTTATTTCATACATTGGGTATGCAATAAACATGTGTTTTATTTTAGTGCTTGGATTTTCTTGATTTCTTGGATTTTCGTTGTTTTTTATTGTTCTTCTTAGAACCACCTTTATGCTGTGATTTTTTCTGCTTACCTCCGGTTGAGTTTTTTGCATTACCTGGTATCAAATTTCTAAAATAATCCAACCAGTTATTCGCAGCAGGTGCAGGTGTAGTAGGAGGAGTAGGAGGAGTAGGAGGAGTAATACTAGCATTACTACTAGGAGTAATAGTAGCAGTACTAGCAGTACTATGAGTATTATTATCAGAAGAACTCATATTATATAATAATACCGATATAATGTTTCCAATAAATATCTATCGAACGTATTTTCCAGCGCGCACAAAAGAATCTACAATGTAAATCATAAATACTCCTAAAAATGTATAAAGAACAAATTCCTCCATAACATTGTTTGTTTTTTCACTTTGTTGCTCTTCCAATAAATGTATCATATAATTGATTTTCTCTAAAAGTTTATCGTTAGGGTCACCATTACCGAGCCCCATTTTTGCATAATAAGGAATATTGGAAGGTTGATAACTGGTATTGTAACTACTCAATTTTCCTAAATTACTATCATTCGCCGAATAATTCATAGAATTTGCAGGATTCCCATTTTTCACTATATTGGGAAGGGAAACTTGATACGGATTATTTGGCATTAAATCACTGGGACTCAATTCCCCATTTGTAGTACGAATATCAACTTGATTTTCTGGTTTTTTATTATTTAACATAGGATTTGGCATAGGATTGAAATTCGCTAAATGTTGTCCATCATTCTCAGTATTCAACGAAGTTATTTTATTAATCAAATCACTTACTTGATTAGTTCGTGTATCATTATGCGATTGAACATCTTCGATTGAAGGAGGCAATTGTTGCCTTAATTCAGGTTCTTCATTTATATATTCATCTGGTTCTCCTATACCATTCATATAAGGTCTCATTTTCATAGTTTTTCTCATGGTCGATGGTCTTTTTTTATTTTCTGTATTTCCATTTGTCCACGGTGAAGCCGACATTAATAACGACATTTTTATTATTAAATACTTAAAAAATCAGTAGAAATTTATTTATACCACTTTCAACATAAAAACATTATTATTTTCATTTTCAAATTATCTCTAAATTTTATTTATAATGAAAAATACAGAAAATTGAACTACTTTTTTATGAAAACAAATATTGTATCTAAACCAATACCAACAATATCAATATTTATGTGAAAATGAGAAACTGTTCATTTTGCAATTTACCAGGACACGACATCCGTACATGCAATCATGTGAGTATTCAAGAAAACATTCAAGTACTTGAACATACGATTCGTCATTTAGATGATGAACTTGAAATTGAGAGATATTTGAAATCCAGACCTTTGAAACTGTTACGTGTGATATGTATTCCATTTGGGATAACAATGACTCTGAAAAAAAAGTTTTATGTAGATTTATTGAAAAAATATTATGTAGTTTATAAAAATATTCAAACAACTACCGATATAACTATGGAATCGAGTGAAACGGACATAAGAGAATATACTTGTTTATATATCAAACATTATTTGACTTTTATTGTTGACCAAAATTTACCAATATACGCAACATTACGATTCATTGAAAATATAAATAATGATTTATGGAGACTTTATCGTTTGGAATTCAGTCAACCATTTGATGTATTTTTGGGAAATATTTGGATGAAAAGTATATTTATGTTAATGGACCCCGTTATTGCAGTCATGCTTACTAACAATCATTTGATATTCAATATAATCAGTAGACTTACAATGCCGTTCTTGGATTTCGAGGCTGAACCACTACCAGATTGGAAGATGGACATACACCCCATTATGTTATGCACTGAACAATCACATGAATTGGAAGAACAACAAGAATGTCCTATTTGCCTTACTGACCAGAAGAAGTTTGATATACTTATTACCAATTGCAATCATTCATTCTGCAAGGATTGTGTTATTAAAAGCATTTCTATATCTAAAAATGCCCGTAAACCATTATCATGTGCATTATGCAGAGCTGATGTAAAGGCGTTGGAAACCAAAAATGTGGAAGAATACAATAATTTATGTAGTATATTAGAAATAGATAGTTTTTAGTCTTTGTACTTTTGTAGTTTTATATTTTGTAATTTTAATCAAAGTCCTTTTTTTATGCAAAAAATATATGGAAAATATATAATGAAAGATATTATTATAAAATTATTACCGATAATATTGGTATCTATATTATTTTTATATAAAGAAGACACAATAGAATTTAGTCATACTATTTTAGGAAGATTAGTCGCCGTATCCATTATTTTATTTTATATTTCATGTAATATACTATATGGATTATTAGCATGTTTATTAGTAATATTATATTACCAGTTTGATTTTGTAGAATTCCGCAGTAATTTGAAAATCAATATGGTTAATTTAGAAGGTTTTCAAGAAGGCGCCGGGCCATTTGATAATATCATGCAACAAATTGATACAAAAATTGATGCAAAAGTAGATGCAAAAGTTGGTGATATTAAAAATGACATTTCAAATTTAAAAAAAGATATTAAAGGTGTAAAAACCGATATTACCGATTTCAAAACAGATATCTCTAATGTAAAAGCTGATATAAATACAATAAAAACCGACATTAGTACAGTGAAATCAGACGTCGCAACGAATTCAACTGATATAATAAAAATTATGAATACTGCTCCTAAAAAAGAAACAAGTGCATTTACAAATTATAGTGATTTATACGATGAACTTAAACAACAGCCTAATTCAAAAAATCAAATTAAAACTTATTTTAAAAATCAAAATTGTAAAAAAGGAGAACTCAAATTCAAAAATATCACTGTCAAAAATGAAATAGCACCTCATATTTTTCCTGAATTGAAATATGAAAACGAACCATGCAATCCATGTAGTGATACATGTAATTTCTCAATTATTGAAGAAAAAATTAAAAATGAAGATGCTTTAATGAAACCAGTAAATTCAAATGACGTTGTGTCAAAGATGCCAAAAAATGTATTCAATACAAGTGAATCTAATACAACTCCCGCTATTGGAGTAGTAAGCGAACCATTTTCTACTTACAAATAATTTCTTGATAACTATATATATAAATGGTTAATAAATCCGAAAATATTGTATCCTCTATGTTAGATTATTTACACAATAACATTAAAGCAATGAATGATAGTAAAATATTTGCAGGATTAATGATAATAACGCTTAATATTGCATCCAAGTTTGTTACAATAAAATTGAGTAAAACCATGGAATCTTATTTGAAATATACATTTAGTCGTGATATTTTAGTATTTGCAATTACTTGGATGGGTACCCGTGATATTTATATTGCTTTGTTCATTACACTTGTATTTATATTGTGTATGGATTTCTTATTGAACGAAGATAGTATGTTTTGTGTATTACCTGAACAATTTACAGACTATCATATATCTTTAGCTGATAATAATGCAATAGTAAGTCCAGAAGATGCCAAGAAAGCACAGGATGTTTTAGAGAGATTCGAAAAACAAAAAACACAAACGAATACTGAAAAACAATACCAGGCTTTTATGAATTATTAAAATATGTTATAATATGTAAAAATAATATTTATATATTATAAGTATGGGAAACAAAGAAAATATTGTTATTCAAAAAATAAATATAAATGTAGAAACAAATATAGAAGGCGAAAAGCCATTTGAATTAAAATACAAAACAATTAATAATCCTATTCAAAGTGGCGAATATGCATCAAATACAGAAGAGTTTGATTATCCATATTTTACACCTGACATTGCATATTCACCAGAAGTTTTGTCAACATATTTGAATAGAGATTATGGAAAAGTTGTTCGTACATTTTTTGATATCAATCTTTTTTCTGAAATGGTGAATGAATCTAAAAAAAAAAATACAACTATGAAAGAAAACGACATTGTTGATAACAATATTTATTTGACTTTGTTGTTTTTATTTCCAATGAGATATCCACAATCTGCAAACGTAAATTCTTCGTATGATAAATATATAAAAAAACAATTAATAAATGATTATAAAAAATATTTTCCATCGAGTGACACATTATCCTCTGCATTTTTTGGACAAATATACAATATAAAAAAAGAAGCTATTCGTGAATATTCTTATATAAATACTTCCCAAGGTATTGCAACCGTTACTGAAATTATATGGTTAAATGATGTATTCAATAATAAAAAATATCGTGGTTTAATTGATAAACTAATACAGTATGATAATTGGTATTCGGAAAAAAAAGAAACTATTAACGAAGAAATAACAAACGCTCAAAACGATTTGATAACATCTATGCAAAAAAACGAATTAAATTTTACAGATAAAGATGTTAGAAAAATCGAAGACCAAAAGAATATATCATACAGTAAAATCGATTTAACAAATGATATAATAGAAGTTATTAAAAAATATATTGTTTTAGTTGACAGAGAGGATGATAGAAAAACAATTATTGAACAATTATTCAATAAGCTTTTTATTATAGATGAAAATAATAAAATTAAAAAAGCGGTTGATGAACAACAAAATAAAATAGATGTAAATAGATTATGGGACAAAATAGATAAAATATTATTTGATTTGAATGTAAATCCATCAAATATAGCTCAACAATTTGCGAATAAAAGAGCAATTAGTGGAAATTTACACCCTGTTATATTAGATTTTTTGAAGTATAAAGGAATTGAAGATGAAAATTCTTATATTAAACTACAATATAAGGATAATGATAATTTTAAAGAAATTATTTTTTCAGAAAAAATACCAGTAGAATATGCAAAAAATACTAATAATGATTTTGTCTTTCATGATAAAAAAAATAATAAGGTTAAAGTTATTGACAGTGCAAAAATATATGAAAAAATAACTGATCCTACATTTCCATTTTTTGAAAAAATGATAGAAGATATTAAATCAGATTTAAGTCAATTAGTAGACAAGTTCAATCGAAATTATAGTAATATTGCAAATGTTTCAAAATATTCATCAAATCAACTGCTTGCAATCGATATAAATGTAGATAAGGCGGTTAAAGAAATGAAAAGTATAATAGGAATTTTTAAAGACATAGAAGACAAAAAAATAGTGTTCGATGATAAAAATACACAAGAGTTGAATACTACATTCAAACAAATTATGAATTCAGTGGATTCTCTCAAAACATTTTTTTCTGAATCATCAATTCGTGAAAATCGTATAACAGGTGTATCTTCGATACAAATTAAATTGGAAAAAATATTAAAAAAATCGAATGAAATAAAAGCATTGCAATTAGTGCAACAGTATCTATTCAGTGATTTTACAAAAGGTATTTATTTATATTATGATGATGAAAAAACTGAATCAAACGAAATATTAAAAACCGAATTGAAAAAAAGTAAATATTCTTTTTTTACCAACACGGTAAAGTACATAAAAGACAATTTTTTAAATGTCGAATCTACAAATAAAGAATTAACTAAATTAATGAGATATTATTTTGAAAATACAGGAAATGAATTTATAGAAAAAGTTGTTAATGTTGCAAAACAAGGTATAAATGAAAACATAATTAAAAAAAATGAATTACTAAATATAGGTGTTACTAAAATAACTAGTAACAAAGAAAATAGGCCTATGTATGAAATTACTATTTATATGGAAGTTATAATTGGTAAGCTTGATTATCAAAAGCAGCAAAAAATTAAATGTGAATATCGTGATGAAAAATTATTGGCATATTTTGACAAATTTGCATCGAATCCAAAAAATTATGAGATTATTAAAAAAAAAGCGATTACATTAAAAGATGGCACAGAAAATAAAAAAAATGAGAAAAAAATGAAGGGAGGTAAAACTATGCGAAAAAAAAAATATTTACAATATTTACAATACAACAAAAGATACACATCTAAACAAAGATAATTTTATTGAAGAAAACATATAGAAATCATTTGAATACCGGCTTTCCATCTACATATTTACCAACTTCATCGCCAATATCACCATCGGATGTTACACTATAAATTGTGCCATTTTTTTCATTTGTAACATAGTATGTTTTTGATTTTATAGTTATTTCGTATACTTCTTCTTCTTCGACTTCTTCCTCCTCTGCTTCCTCTTCTTCAACTTCTTCTTCGACTTCTTCCTCCTCTGCTTCCTCTTCTTCAACTTCTTCCTCTTCTTCGACTTCTACTTCTTCAACTTCTTCTTCTTCTTCAACTTCTTCTTCTTCTTCTTCGAGTTCTTCAACTTCTTCAACTTCTTCAACTTCTTCTTCTTCTTCTTCTTCGAGTTCTTCAACTTCTTCTTCTTCAACTTCTTCTTTCGCATGAAGTTCTTTCAGTATTTCTTCTTCCATCTGATTGGCTAACATGAAAAGTACAGAATCATCTTCTTCTTCAACAATTTCACCTTCTTCGATAGTTGTATCCTTTTTATATTCAACATGTTCTTCAACTAATTCATATACAATATTTGGTTCTTTTTCTACATAAGAACAATCGATTGATTCAATTTCGTCCGTCAAATCAACAACTTCATCCAATTTTTCCTTTTTAACTTTTACATGTCTAAGTTCTTTCACACGAAGTTTTTGTTTCAAATCATCCACAGTCTCCAATAAAATTTTATTAAACATTTTTAATTCACGGTTTTCTTTTATAACAGTTTGCATCATGGGTGAACATTTCATAAAATCATAGAATTCTTTGTACAATTCATAATCCATCATTTCATTTTTGATTTTATTGAATTGTTTTTTCATATTTTTTTTAGCTTGTTTAAGAACAGGATTCATGATTTATATAATTATGAGGGTACGTTTATATTTATTGTCAAAATTAATTATACAAAATCCTTTTCAATTTTTTGTATAATTTACAATTTTTATACATAGGTTTTTATCCATTTTTCAGGAAATAAATCTTGTGTATCCTTGAATCCATGATGTTCGTGCATAGTTTGTCCAAACCATAATGATGGGTAACAAACAATTTTATCAGAGTATGAATTCATATATGCACCCCACCAACTAAATGAACTATTTGCGATAATGTTATGGTGGCAACATCCCATAATTAACATTTGTTTCCAATCTGCAATTTTATCATCGACCTTCACAAATTCTAATTTATATTCAGTAGTATCAAAATGCATTTTTAAGACATTAATAAATTGCATTACAATATCATTATCTTCTTCTTCGCAAAAATATAATACTCGTGCAGTGTTAATCGAAGATTTTTCTAATATCGTAGACAATGCATTTTGATAATATTGTGGAGGCATAATTGGATGATAGTGTTGTAAATGCTTATAATCCCCCAAACGAAAATGCATACTCACCGTGTTACCTTCAAAAGAAAACAAATCAGGGTATTCTCCCATAATTTGTTGTTTTTGTTTATCTAATCGTAATAACCCATATATTTGTTCTACTTCATTTTCGAAATATTTATACGACTGGAAATATCCATTTAGTTTCAATGGACTCGATGGGTCACTCGATGGTAACTCATTATAACGAAAATCTTTCTCGCCAATATTTTCCATATTTTGAATATCCGCATTGGTAAAGCGGTTGTTTAAATTTGCAGTAGTAAATATTTTCAATGATAACATGAAATTATTCCAATATGTTACCCTTTGTGCTAATTTGTCGGAATATGGAAATACAAATTTGTGTTTATGCTTAATTGCATATGCAATTGTTGCAAATATTTGAAATAATTGATTACCCAATCCACCCATTAAATTCACAGAAATCATTATTCTATATATTTGAATAATGATTACATAATTTTATATAGTTTTTTTATACAATGTGTAAAATCTATTTGTCTAATCCAAATTTATTGCGCATAATACTTGTTTTAGAAGGCCCCTTCTGTTTTTCAGATTCCCTCTTTACTTTATAAACCCCGCTTGTATTTTGCGTTTTATTATTTCCTCCATATACATTCAATACAATTTCTTCATTGTCTTCATGTAATTCAGGTAATATTCTTGTCATAGGTTTTTCAATAACTAACAACATATGCTCTGTCTTTAATAATTTACGATATTCTTGAATACTTAAATTACCGTAAAATTTATCCAACAAGTAATATGGGTTTGGTGCGGGTTTAATATTCTTCTTATAATCATATATCTTACTGTATATTTTATTCAATAAGTGATATCTTTCAAATTTAGTAGAATCATCGATATTTTCCTTCATTAAATATGCAGTAGCACATTCTGGACGGCAAAAAGAACCATATCCATGGATATCTTCATCCATTTCATATTTTGGTATATAACACGATGGATTGTCAAATTCACATGTACACCAAAAACATGCCGACTTTTTATCAGGCATAGAATTTTTGTATAAATGCAATTTAAGCCGTTTTAGTTTACTATTAATATCTTTCATACTAATATCATCATCATTATCGGCGCTTTGATACTCTTCATCTTTATTTTTTGTTAATTGCTTACAATTACTACAAATATTATTCAATACACTTTGTTCATTAATATATGCATAATTTGAATGAGATATTGGTTTTTGATTTGAGTTTTCTTCTGTAATATAATCGATTTTTTCATATTTCAATCCACTATATTGAGATTCATCATATGTCATTATATCAGGTGGAATAGATGGATTATATGATAATGGGTCCGTTACTAATTTGTTTATTTTATCAGTGTATTCATTTAAATCGCTCATAGAACATTTTAAATGCAAAATGACATTGGTTATGATATTTTTTTGTAAATTAGGTTCACATTGTTTTAATATCAATTTGCCTCCTTTTGGTTTTCTCCCACGCTTTTTAGCAACATGTTCAGGTTGTATATTTTCTTCAATAACAACTTCTATATTTTCAGGCGGGTCAATAGATTCAACAACTTTCTTACGTCTACCTCTCTTTTTTTTTAAAACAGTACTTTCATCTATGTTTTCCATATGAATATTTTGTATTTCTCGATGAAACTTTATATTATTTTCATAATCAATAAATCGAAAAAAATCTCCTAATTGTTATCGTAGTAACATTTATGAAATTATGGATTACATTTTTTATAACATGACCTGCATAATGGTCTATAATTATTACTACCAATTACTATTTGTGATGTTTCGTTTGTAATACGATGTGAAAACAAACCGGCGGTTCCATTTTTACAAGATGAGCAAAGTGCATTTAATTTTGTAATTTTATCACAATATGGTATTAAATCCAACAAATTACCGAATTTGTTACGTTGGAAATCACCGTCTAATCCGCAAATATACACTTTTTTGTTGTGATTTTCTACAAAATCCAAAGTTACTTCAAATATATCTTCGAAAAATTGACCTTCATTAATCAATATTACATCAGCAGCCTTTATATTTTCATCTTCTAATATATCTGATAATTTTTTTACTAAAACGCAAGGAATCATTATTTTGTCATGAGTAGAAAGTAATGAATCATGATATCGCTTATCTTCTGCATAATTAATAACCACAATTTTTTTACCAATATAAGTATAGCTCTTATAATGCTGTATGATTTGTGTAGTTTTCCCCGAAAACATGGGGCCAAGAATTAGTTCTAAATAACCGGGTGTTGACATTTGTATATTTAGTGATTATGTTTTTATTTTACTATTTGTATTCAATTTTTTACACTACCGATTATATGAATTTTATATAAATGGTAATATAAAAATATATGTTGTTTTATTAGAAACGTATGGATTTTGTAATTCCTCTACATCGATATCATAATATGGTACGAACAACAGTGGAAGCATTACAATTATTTTATTCACCAAGAAATATATACATTATTACACCCGAAATATATATTTCCGCTATTGAACATTTATCGATATATTGGTCAGGTAAGGTAATCGCAATTCCAGAAGAAACATTTTTTATGAAAAATTATGGATTACATAAGCAAGACATTGAAAACATGTTCAATAAACAATCTGATCATCGTTCACGTGAATTTGGATGGTGGTATCAACAACTCATTAAATTAGCAGGATATACACAAATAAGCGGTTTATCTGACCCCTATGTAGTATGGGATTCTGATTTAATACCACTTGTTAAATGGAGTATATATCCACATATTGGTGAATCTCAATATAAGATAGCTATTTTACAAGAAAAAGCAAGGTCAGAATGGAATATAGAACAATATAAAGATTCAATGTTATATCTTACTGGATTAATCCCAGTAGAACCAGAAGAAGGGACATTTGTGCCACATCACTTTGTTTTACATCATTGTGTATTAGAACAACTGCATAATCATATAGAGAATTATGGAACTAGATATAACAACAATATAGGAATGAATTGGATATATTGTATAATGGAATTGAGTCATAAATTTTTTCGATTTAGTGAATATAAAACAATTGCAACATTTATGACAAAATATTTTCCAGAAATGTTAAAATATCACAAATTTAAAAAATACGGTAAGTTTGGATATAGAATACGTGACTCGGTGCCATTTGTGAAAGAAATTGAAGAAAACTGCGTTTTAGAAAATTGTGGTTTATCGTATGAAGAATTTTGTAGATTTGTAAATCAACATTATGGTCATAAAATATCATATTTGCAAATAGAACATATTTAGATAATACAAATTTGAACCTTTTCTCCATAAAATATATAATGACTAAAAGTTATTCAAAACGCAAAGTAATGAAATCGGGTAAAACAATGAAAAATAAAATGATGTCACATGAAGAATACAAGTGTTGTGATGCAACTTTCCACGGAATTCATGGATGGTACAAAGCCATGTTTGAAGAGTTGGGTTGGATGATTTTAGCAAAACATCGTGGTATGTCGGATAAAATTACTACATACAAAAATTCTCTTCAACGTTTGAAAACTGCCATTGTTCAAAAATGGGAACATATTCATGATAAAGATAAACATGAAGACCTTGAAATTATGTTGAAAAATGTCGAAATTTTGATTGAACATGCAGAAAAAGATTTTTGAATGGATATAAAAACATCATTACAATTATAAATGTAATAATGTTCAAACAACATACTGATAATATTATACTTATTCCGCAACATATATCAAGACTTGCATTAATTTCAGTGCAATTTGTATTGTTCGTATGTTATTTGGCATATATTTATCAATATAATAGATTGTTTTTCTTAACATTTGGATTGTATGTTTCAAGTATTTTCCATTGGAACAAAGTCAAGTACAAAGGGTTAATAAAAACAATAGATATTTTGTTTGCAAATGGTGTATTCTTACATGTGACAATGTTTGATTGTTATCGGTTTTCAAACGAACATAGGTTTTTATGGTATAATACCGCAATTATATCAGTTACTGCATTCATAACAAACGAATATTTATTTTATCATCAAGTTCTTAAAAATACAAAGGTTGTTTCAAACAAAAAATATTCATACTTTTCATTGGATTATACTCCCCCCAATACAATGAATAGAGAGTTAGCGTATTATAGGTCTACGTTTACACATATGTTTTTCATTCATATTCTTCCAACAACTGTATGTGCATACTCTGGTATTTCAGCATATAATCGAAATAAATATAAATAGATGATTTTATATTTTGTTATATAGAATAACAAAATATATGAACGAAAATAATACAACAAAAAATGCACCGTGGGTTGAAAAATATAGACCAAAGAATTTTGAAAATATTGTTTTGGACCCAATTAATCGTCAGATATTTACAAATATATTAGAGAAAAACTATTTTCCAAATCTATTATTTTATGGCCCGCCAGGTACTGGAAAAACGACAACCATAATAAATTTGATAAACGAATTTCAATTAAAGTATTATGGTAAAAGCAAAGGTACTGTAATCCACCTGAATGCATCAGATGAACGCGGTATAGATATTATACGAAACCAAATACATCAATTTGTTAAATCAAAAAATTTGTTTGAAATCGGTTTCAAGTTTGTAATATTGGATGAAGTTGATTATATGACAAAAAATGCACAACAAGCTTTAAAAACATTGCTAAATACATGTACGTCCAATGTCCGTTTTTGTTTAATATGTAATTATATAAGTAAAATTGACGAATCATTACAAAATGAATTTATATGCATTCGTTTCAATCAATTGCCTAAACGTGATATCTATACGTTTATTAAAAAAATAATCGATGCGGAAAATTTAGATATTGATGAAAATTCAATAGACGCGATTCAAACAATTTATAATTCTGATATTCGAAGTATGATAAACTTTATTCAACTAAATCAAAATTTGGATGAATGGGGAAATTCTATATTAAAATCCACTATATGGGAAAAATTACACGAATTACTCAAAAAAGAAAATAGTAAAACTGTACTGGAATATGTAGAAAATATTTGCATACAGTACAACATGGATAAAAAAAATATTATACAAACATACTTTAATTATATACTTCGCAATCACGGTTATTTAATAACGCCTAAATATTTAGATATAGTCACTACAATAATTCATGCAAGTGATGCTAATATAGAAACTATATTGAACTATTTTTGTCATAATTTGCATAGATATTATGCGGATTCCGTATAATATTGTTCCATTCGTTTTTTCAATAACTCAATAAAATGATTCGGTGGAGATGTTGCTATATTTGGGTCGAAACAATCGCGAGTAGGTTGTACTTCATAGTTATAATTTTCATTTAATTTTGATTTATTACTTGGAATATATGTATTATTCTTAGGTAGACGTATGTTTACAACTTCGCTATTTACAGTTTGCATTTATATAATTACTACTATAAAAAAATTTGCATATTTTGTAATTTGTAGTTTCATAATAGAATTACTCAAATAAATTTTTATATGCATACATCTGCGAAACTAATTCTTGCCATTTATCACTAGGGTTTAATTTATATAAAACTATATTTTCATCTAATAGTATTTTATCTTCTTGATTTACTGCATCAAATACTATTATTTTATAATTATTGTTATATTTACCAATTAATCTGTATATTTTAGATAAATAAGTATATACATCATATACTACTTGTTCGCCATCAATTGTAAAATTACCATTATGTAAAGATGATTGGGAAGTATAAATAAAACATAATTTTTCATCTGAATTTAATATTATATCTTTTAACCTATGAAAGCGTCTTATATATTTATCTATTGTTTCTCGACTATATGTATCATGTGGAAATATGGATTTATATTTAACATTGTATAATGAAGTACCATTATCATCTGAATAATAATTTTCCAAGGTATTCACATTTGCCCGTTTTTCACACAAAAAAAAATGTTTTTCTACTAATTCATTTATGTTCATACTTCTATCAAGTAACAATTCTAACATTTCAAATACGAATTTAGGAGTAGCAAATATCCAATCAAATGGTAATGTACGAGATGATTTATTAATATCTTTTTTGAAAATAGCATTACTACATTGAACCCCAATCGGTATAATTATCATATCAAATGTATAATATAAAAGATATATATTTTATATACACATAGACGCAAAATATAAAATTGAAAATAATATAAATACTTTATATTTATTTAAATAGATATAAAATGACAGATATTGATGATGAATGGAATAGTTATTTGACAAAACAAACATTGCCAAATAATGTAAACCCAATTGTTGACAGTATTGAAAAAGTAACATCTGAAATAGACTGTAAATCTATCCCGGTATGCGATGATTTATATATTTCGACTAAAACAAAAGTATTGTTTTTGAATCAAGAAATAGATATAGAAAGAATATTTTGGGAAATACCAATTGTTGAATATTGGCAACCAACAGAAGGTGTTATCAAAAAACAGATGAAAATTGTATCAAAGACAGAAGAAGATTTCAATAAATACCGGACAAAATTAGAAAATGTATATTACTATAATGAAAATATTATAAAACAAATTAATAATCCAGCGGCTCGTCGAATTAAATTCAAAGATGAACGTAAAATAACGATTGGAATATCAAAAAAAGATATAATGAATTGTCGTGGAAAAGTAAAAAACGCCTTTTATAATTGTTTTGCAATAATCATACGGTTTAGATATGAAAATAATTTTCGCGAAATACATGTAAAAGTGTTTAATACTGGTAAGCTGGAAATACCGGGTATTTTAAATACAAAATTATTAGATATAGTAAAAGAAATGATTCTGAATATTGTCAAACCATATATTTCTAGTGAATTGTATTTCTTGGAAAATTCGAGTGAGGACAACGTGTTAATCAATTCGAATTTTAATTGCGGTTTCTTTATAAATCGTGAAAAATTATATACGATTCTACGTAGCGAAAAATACGGTATTGAAACTGCATATGACCCATGCAGTTATCCTGGTGTGAAATGTAAATTTTATTTCAATCACGAATTTGGATATGATCCGACTATACAAAATGGGAAAATCATAGTGAATGACCGTTCAATGAAAATGAGCGAATTGGATGACAATAAAAAATATACAGAAGTATCTTTTATGATATTCAGAACAGGTAGTTGTTTAATAGTTGGCAATTGTTCTGAAAAAATACTGATGTTTATATTCGAATTTATTAAAAATATTCTTCAAACAGAATATCATAAAATTCATACAGTAAATGAAGAAGTCGTTGTTAAAAACAAAAAGACAAAAATAAGAAAAAAGAAAATAAATATTTCACAGAGCTATTATGATAATACGATTTCAGTATAGTTTGTATGAATAAATCAAATTATCAAACATATGTTTTTATAAATTGTTTCATATCATTTAGTTTAATATTTTCATTATTATAATCACGCATAAAAATCATAACTTTATATTTTATTTCATCTCCATTGTGAATTGTTTTTTTATTTTTTATTTTTTTATGAAACTGTTCTAAAAATTCAATATAAGCGTCTTTATCCATTTTTATTTTTTCTAATATAGTTTCTACATAATCAATGTAATCACTATTATTATTTTCGTTGAATATATACAAATATTTTAGCAGATATTTTTGACAAATAACAGATTGTACATTTTCATCAATATAATCATTGTTCCAATTTAATAATATACTTGAAATACGTGTTAACATTACAAACAAAATTTTCAAATTGTCAGAAATTACAATATTTGAAAAATGAGTATTCACTGTTTGAATATCTGGTTTATCGTCATTATACACAATAGTTTCTTTGTATACAAATTTTACGACATCATTAATATTTAGGTTATTCAAAATCTCTGTTTTATTTATTTGTTCAATATACTCTAAATAACAATAACACGCTTTTTCGCAATAATAATATGTGGTTTGAATATTTTTAGTAGCTATTAAATTTATTTTGAATATATGATTTATTGAAGTTAACCCTACATAAATAATAAATCGATTATTTTCAATAGTTTTCAGTATATTCGATTGTGACATAATCGAATAGTATTCATTTACCAATCGTACATAAACTTCGATTAGTATACTGTTCATTTTATTATATTTAGGAAAAAATATTGGTTCTATACAAAAATATAGTAAAATATTTAGGAAAAACGATTATATATTTAATTAAATAACTATTTAAAGTATTTTCATTTTTATATTTTATAATTTCATATAAATGAATAGTACACAAGGAGGCGCACCACAATCTGAAAATTCCACATTAAACGGATATCGATTACCTGAAAATAACACATTACAACATGCAGCTAAATTATCAATTGTAGAGGATAAACCAATTATGTTTGATTATTGGACAAGTTCATTAGAGAAAACTGTATTAATTGGTGTAAAAGATAGCAATGAAAAATTATTAGTAAAGAGCGAAGAAGAATATACAAGTCCAATTGCCAAAATTTATAAAGTAGGAACTGAATACATTATTGTTACTGAAAATTCAATTTATATTGTAGATGTTGCAATTCCAACAAAGAGAATTTCTTCATAAATATTTATCATACATTATTCATCATTTAATCATATATATGATGAATATTATTACAAAACAGATTCAATCATATTCATCTGTTCTTCACTCAAATTTATTGGAAAATCAATTATAAATTCAATAATTAAATTTCCAGTTTTACCCTCATATTCAATACCCAGATTTGGTATTGTTTTTTTAGTATCAGGTGTAATAATAGTTCGGTTCGATTTGTTATTCAAAAATAACATCTTACCATTTAAATGTTGTAATTCAAACGAAAACCCACACAATGCTTCTTTTAATGAAATCTTCTTTTTATAAATAAGGTCACTTTCTCTTCTTTTGAATAATGGATGTTCTTCTATTTTAAAACTTAGTTTAACATCACCTTTTAAATCATTAACGCAATTACCTTCTCCTTCAATGATAATGCCGTTTTTTTCATTTATACCTTTTGGTATTGATATGTTCAAGGTTGCTATTTCAGTATACTTGATTCCATTGTTTACTACAAATCTCTCAATTTCAACTGATATTGAACCGCCGTCATAACATTGTTTTAGTGATAAATTAACCACTTTTGAAATTGGGGATGGTTTTTGAAATTGTTGAAAAAATTGAGGACCACCTCCCATACCGCCACTGTGAAAAATACGTATTCCAGGACCACCCATACCTTGCATTCCAGGCATTCCAGGCATTCCAGGCATTCCACCACCAAACATCATATTAAATATGTTATTCATGTCTTGAAATTCATTCATACTGTCCATATGTGTGAAAGGCATTCCAAATGGTATACCATTTGACTCATTATCATATTGATTACGCTTTTCAGCGTCACTTAGGACTTCATACGCCTCTCCTATTTTTTGAAATTTCTCAGTAGTATCTTCGGTAGGATTGCGGTCAGGATGATATTTCAACGATAATGCCCGAAATGCTTTTTTTATCTCATTATCGTTGGCATCTTTTGAAACCCCCAATATATCATAATACGTTTCTTTCGGCATGTTCTATAATATTATTATTAATATATTTTTATATATAGTTTCTAGATAAATATAAAAATAGGATTACTATAAAAATAATGAATACATTTATTGCGAAATATAAACCATATTATATTGAAGAGTTTTTTGAAGATTCAAAAATAAAATCAGTTATTAATACATTGCTACAAATCGATGATTTCAACATGTTATTTATTGGAAACACAAGTTCAGGAAAAACAACTTTATTATATGCACTCATAAGAGAATATTATGGGTTATCAAAAGAAGCGTCTTTCCCTGATAATAATATACTATATATAACAAATTTAAAAGAACAGGGTATAAATTATTTTCGAAATGAAATGAAAACATTCTGTAAATCAACAAGTAGCATTTTTGGTAAGAAAAAACTCATTATTATAGATGATATTGATACAATAAATGAACAAAGTCAACAAGTATTTCGTAATTATATTGATAAGTATAAAAATAATGTCAATTTTATTTCATCATGTACAAATATTCAAAAGGTAATAGAAAGCATTCAATCGCGTATTCATATTATAAAAATACCCCATCCAAGTTTAAATCAATTCAAAATTCTTATGTACAAAATAATTGAACAAGAAAAAATACAAATAACTAGCGATGCACAAGATTACTTAATACATATATCAAATAATTCAGTTCGTCGATTTATTAATAATTTAGAAAAAATTTACATAATAGGACAACCAGTGGATTTAGAATTATGTAAAAAATTGTGCTCAGCAATTAGTTTTGAACAATTTGAAACATATATAAATGAAATTCGCAATAAAAAAATTGATAATGCAATCAAAATATTATATGGTATATATGATTATGGTTATTCTGTTATTGATATATTAGATTATTTTTTCACATTTATAAAAATTACTAATTCGATAAGTGAAGATGAAAAATATAATATAATACCATTTTTATGTAAATATATTACAATTTTTCACAATGTACATGAAGATGTCATTGAATTAGCATTATTTACAAATAGTATACACAGTGTTTTGTGAAAATATATGTAAGGGTTTGATTATTTGATTTGTAAATAGTATTTTTGGTTTGTAATTTATAAAAAATAAAAATAAGATTTAGAAATAGCGAATTAATTATATTTAAATATATATCAAGAAATGTTGAAACAAATATTCAAAAAACAAGTTCCCTTAGAATTATTATATGAACTTTTAGAAAATGTTTGTTTAAAAACTGATAAATATTATTTAATCGACGTAAATGCTTATCGCAAAATTATGTTTTACAATCATCATACCACATTTTGTGAATCGCTTAAAGAATATTATCATCATTCGAAGTTATTTTACATTGAACGTAAATTTACATATAATTCGTTTATCAATATTGTACGTCAAATTTGCAAAAGTAATAACTCTATGTTCTCATCTCAAATAAAATACAATGATTCAGAATATAATATTGATTATTTTATTTACTATTGATTAGTTTTTGGGTATAAGTAAAAAAATACAATCTTACTATATATAAATGTTTAGCAGTAAAAACCCATATCATTATTTAGCTATTTTTAGTATTGTTATAGCAGTTAGCTATATTGTACCTAAATTAAAACAATCATTTGATACCAATAATGAATATGATTTAATAAAAAAATATTTATTGAATGATTCGCCATTATACGGATTTAACAAACCTAAATTGTGGATACATAGCAAATATGAAATTAATGCAAGAAAATGGAAGAGTTTCCATTCACGTAATAGTACCGATTTGAATCAGCCATATATACATTTAACAATCAAAACAATTATTAATCATTGTGGTAATGATTTCAATATATGTTTGATTGATGATGAATCATTTAGTAAATTGATTCCTTCTTGGGATATTGATTTAGCCAATGTTGCAAAACCACATAAATCACATTATAGACACCTTGGTATGATGCAATTGCTATACTATTATGGTGGTATGACTTTACCAAATTCATTCCTTTGTATGAAGAATTTAAAAGAATTATACAATAACGGTATTTCAAATGGAAAGCCATTTGTATGTGAAAATGTAAATCACACTACTAATTTGATGCAAGAAAAACAAAAATTACTCTTCGCACCCGATATTTCAATTATGGGTGCTGCTAAGAATGACCCTATCATTCTTGAATTTGTTGAATATTTGAAAACAATATATGCAAGTGGTCATTTTACGAATGAAATGGAATTTTTAGGAAAAACTGCACATTGGTGTAAAGGAAAGATTGATATGTATTCGATGAATTTGATTGGAGGGGAATACATTGGCATCAAATCTCATAAACGCAAGCCTATTTTATTGGAAAATTTGATGGAAGAAGAGTTTTTAGACACAATTCCTAATATGTTTGGCATTTATATTCCAAGAGACCAAATATTAAAACGCACAAAGTATCAATGGTTTGCAGTATTACCAGCAGAAGAAGTATTGAAGTCAAATGCAATTATCGTAAAATATTTAAAAGCATCTATTGTAGATAGTACAGATGAATACTATAAATCGAGCGAAACCCGTAGCGTCGTCGCAATCTAAAAAATGGTATAATTGTTTGAATACATTATTTTGTATTCCTAAATATATGGATTCTGAATATTTATTGAATGTTGTTTATGAAAACACGGTTCCGTTTGTTCCTCCGATTACAGTTGGAAAGGTAATCAAAGTTTACGATGGCGATACATTTACGATTGTATCCAAATTACCATATAATGACAGTCCAATGTATCGTTTTTCGGTTCGTATAAATGGCATTGATTCCCCCGAAATAAAAGGCAAAACCGCGAATGAAAAAGAATTAGCAAAAAAATCGCGCGATGCCCTTTCCAATCTCATTTTAGGAAAAATTGTTACATTGCAAAATGTATCTACTGAAAAATATGGCCGTATTTTAGCAGATGTTTATTTAGGAGATTTATGCATAAATGAATGGATGCTTTCAAATAATTATGCAGTGAAATATGACGGTGGAACAAAAGAACGACCTGAGGAGTGGAATTGAAAATTCCCTTCTTAAAATTCCCATTGTGTGGAATTGAACATGATTTATCATATAAAAAATATATGATAAATTACAAAAATATTTACTTTACCAATCCATATGATATAAATATGCGTTGAACAATCAACCCAATATGAAATACAAAATGATTCAATTCATAAAATGGGTTGATATACAAAATCAAAAATAACATATAAGATACTAATGATATGTTTATTTTAGTATTTATATTTGTTGCAGTGAATAATCCAAATAATATATCATATGTAACTGGTAATACAGTACAAAAATTTGTCATAGAAATTAATTCATTTGAACTATCATTTTCATATATAATTTTGTTTTCATTACTTTTTAATTTTATTATGTACAATATATAGTGATATATAGCATTTGCATGGAGAATTAGTGATATGTAAAATACAGCAAATATATAATGATTATCGTAACTAAATACACATGTTAAATTATACAAGAATGATGTTACATGAATCGATAAATTATCATTCAATAGAGGTTCTATGATATCGTTGTCCATATAATTTATTTCTTTTTTATCACACATATATGTATATGTTTTATTATGATAAATATAACTATTCATTGCTAACATAGCAATCCCAGCCATGTCAATAATATAATATTGTTTTTTCGAAAATGAATATATATATCCAACCGCCAATATATTAAAAAACAATGTATATTGTGTTAAAAACTCACGAATCTTTATTAAATCATATGATTTATATTTTTTGATTATATGTTTTGCAAATATTTTACACATTATTAAAAACCAATACACATTTAAACCATAAAAACAATATAATGGAACATATAAAAATAATTGTGTAAAAATGGTATCCGCATATTTTGTCATTTGTGAATAAAATATTGGATTAACTAACACGTTAGAGTAGATATCATAAATACGAAATTTTATAAAAGTTGTAATAAACAAAATATCATTTATTTGTGAAAAGTATTTTTTAAAAAATGCGTTATTTTTCATAATTACTTTTATTGAATAAAATATTGTTGAAATTTCAGTTTTGTACAAAGGTATCATACTAATATTACTATCTGCAATGGATACATTATGATTATAATTGAATAATATTAGTAAAAATATTAAAATATGATGAAATTTAATATCATACTTACATATAAAAAAATCAATTGTAAAATAAGAGAAAATAATAGGTAATGATAAATTTAGATATTCTGTATTGACATAATAATACAAGTACAAATTGTAACAAATAAACAACGATAATAAAATGCAACAATAACTTTCAAATAATTCTATATTTCGTTCATTAAAATTGCTGATTTTAATAGCAAAAAAATCCACAGTTTGTTTATCTAAAATAGAATACATGGTTACTCTACATTTGTCTATCTTTTTATATTTTTTATAAAAATAATATAGCGGAGATCTTGGTCATATTGTGTATTTATAAAAACAATATAAATAAATATTTTTTAGATAATATAATGAACGTTTCAACTGAACATCCAGTTGAAGAATATATTCAAACTGCAACAACCATTATTCAAGAAATTTATGCAAAATACGCAGAAAACAAATACATGTTGAATCGCGCACATAACTATATATGTGAACAATTACCTATTACATTAGAAAATATACAAAAAAATCACGAACAACGTCAATTGAGAATCGAAGAACTAACACACGAACAAGATTTTTTCATTCAATCTTTTTTAACTAATAATCCCTATTTTTACATTCCATCCACTGAAAAATATTTCTTTTACGACGGAGAACATTATCAATTATGCAAAGAAGAAGACGTCATGTATAACATATTGTCAGCAATTAGTAAAGACAGAAGTTTGTTAGCATGGAAACAACGAACCAAATTGCACATTGTAAAACGCATAAAAGAAAATAATTTATTAAAATCAGTACCAGAATCAAATACTATACAATATATAATCGATTTATTATGCCCAACATTGTTCTCAACTCGCGCAGAAGCAAAATATTTTTTAACTATTTTGGGTGATAATATTTTCAAAAAAAATGGCGATACTGTTCATTTTATTACAGTGAATGCAAAACATTTTATACGCGAAATAAACAATTTATGTCAATTAGTGGTAGGTATAAATTTAGGACAATCTTTCCGTCATAAATATCATGAACATGAATACAGTAATTGTCGTTTAGTAAACATAAATGAATGCGTTAAAAATGAAAATGTATGGGATATGATATTACAAAATTCAATAATCGATTTAATTTGTGTTGCATGTCATTATTCTATCCGATATGGAAATTCGGATGATTATGTTCTCAATTCCAGCAATGAAACATCGTTGATTGATAAAGTATTCTATTTGAAAAATATTCAACCGGAAGATTTAGTAAACAATTTTATAGAAGAATTTTTGCAGAAGAATGATTCAGTAGTAACACGTTTATCCGATGCATCAACTACCACACAAATTACATGGAAAAGTATGCAGTATTTATGGAAAAACTACTTGGATAGTAAAAATCTACCCATGATAATGTTTCAAAATACGCTAAAACAATTTCTTATTCAAAAAATGGGAGATTACTACAATGAAGATGCGGATAGTTTTATTGGAGTATGTAGTAAATATTTGCCAGAAATACAAAAATTTGTTTTATTCTGGGAGGAAACAATTGTATATGACGAATTTGAAAGTGATATGGAATTTGAAATTGACGAAATATGCGTTTTATTTAAAAAATGGTGCGTGAATAAAAATGAAACATACAATATGAATAGTAAACATATTCTTGACCTTATTGCATATTATTTTCCTTACGCAGAAATAGAACGCGACAAATACATATATAAGATTCGGTCAAGTATGTGGGATAAACAAATGGATATACAAATCGCATTGGATAATATCAAGGAACGCTATCGCAATCATCAACAACAACGCACATGTTCTCCTATATTAAATATATCTATTTACGATGCATATGTATTATATTGCAAATATTATGCAAATGATGAAATTCAAAATAAACATAATATAGTGAGTAAATCCTATTTTGAAAAATATATATACGAAAATATGGGAGATTATATTATTGATAATAAATTTATTTCGACGGAATGGTTTGCAGTATAGTAATATTCCGAATGTATAAAACTATTTAGAAAAATAATTGAAAATATATGTATATGCAAGGACCTATAAAAATAACAATATTAGGATGTTGTCGACAAGAGTCACTATATAGTGACCCAAATTATCATATTACTTGTATTCACAATAAAATTTCATATTCACATTATTCTAAAGAAGCATTGGAAATAATAAAATATTGTAAATATGGACATATACCTGAAAATAAAACAATGGAAGTATTTCGGACTCCTATATTAGAACAAAAACCAGTTCAATGGACGCTTTTCTACAAAGATGAATTAGAAAATTCTGATATCATTTTCATAGAAATTGCGAGTAAAATAGCATATCAATATGAAAATATCCATCTTCATAATATTGCAGCTAACCCAGGTAATCCAGAATATAATATTCAAGATAAAGATAATGTAATTGTAAGAAAACAATCTTACGAAGAAATAGAAGATGATATACTAGAAATAACACGAGAACTTATTGGTAAAAAAATAATAATTGTTTCACATATATATAGTTATCAACATGGTGAAAGATATGAATTGGTAAAATTTCTTGAAAATATATGCATTAAATATTCCATTCCATTTTTGAATCCAATGATTGAAATCAAAATATTATATCCCGACATTGATATTGAAACGTTATTTGTGAATGAAGATGTATTAAAACATTATAACGAATATGGTCATAATATTATAAAAAAAGTGTATGATAAGTTTATAAATTCATTGTTACATTAGCTTATTGTTGATTTTGTTCTTGGTTTTGTTGTTGTTGTAGGTTTTGTTGTTGTTGTTGGTTTTGTTGTTCTGGGTCACCTCCTTTTTTCATACTTTTGCGCATTCTTCTGGTACTTCTTTTTACATAACCAAACTTTCCTTTCTTGGCAAAGAAGCCATATTTTTGTAAGCGTTTTTCTTTCTTGGCAGTCTTGTATTTCTTTTCAGAAACAATTCTACCCCATTTGTTCATCATAAGTTGTGATCTTGTAAGACCACCACTTGTTTTGTAAGCAGTTCCGTTCCATACTTGGGCGCGGGAACCGAATAATTCTGGAAATTTTTTACCATTCATATGGTACATACCATCTTCTTGACGAACTGGACGTTTCATTATATATATAATGTTTATATAAAATTTGCTAAATAATTATAGGGAATTATTTGAACCATTTATCCAATGAATTGTATGGAACATAATTGGTACGGCTTGTATTTACATAAGAAGCATATTTCATTTTTTTACTAATAGTTGGGTCATTTCCACCAGTAACCAACTTATTATATAGTGCAGCTTTTTCAGCATTTTTACATGCACAATATTTATCAATATCATTTGGCATTATCATTTTGATTTTCATATTATGTATACATTATATGATGAATAAAATTTCATATTGTAAAATGTGAAAAATTGAATGTAAATATACATAAACATATATTGTATAAATTGTTATATATCATGTCATCCAAAACTACCGCTACTACAAATCTTGCTAAACAATATCAGCAAAAAACTGATAAACAACATATATTAGATAATCCAGATACATATATTGGCTCTGTTGAAAATGTCGACGCTGAAATGTGGGTATATGATGATGCTACTAATAAAATCGCACTAAAACATATTGAATATATTCCCGGATTATACAAATTGTTTGATGAAGGTATTGTCAACTGTCGCGACCATGTTGTTCGTGTCATTAACTCCAACTTATTGGATAAAAAATATGTAACTTACATTGAAACTGATATCGCAGAAGATGGCACAATTACTCTTACAAATGATGGAAATGGTATTGATATTGCTAAACATCCTGAAAATAATATGTGGATTCCTGAAATGATTTTCGGTCATTTACGCACATCCACAAATTATGATAAAGATGAAAAAAGAATTGTTGGTGGTAAGAATGGTTTTGGATTCAAACTGGTTTTGATTTGGTCGACATATGGACGCATTGAAACCGTCGACCATACTCGCGGTCTGAAATATGTCCAAGAATTTCACAATAATTTAGATACAATTTCTCCGCCAGTTATTAGTAAAACATCTTCATCGAAACCATATACAAAAGTTTCGTTCAAACCTGATTACCGTCGTTTGGGAATCCAAGGATTAACCTCCGATATGATGGCTCTTTTGAAAAAACGTGTCTATGACATTGGTGCAGTAACTGACCATTCAGTTAAAAAGATAAAAATACAATATAATGGTGCTACCATACCTGTGAAGAATTTCCAACAATATATTGATATGTACATTGGTACAAAAGACGAATCAAAACGTGTCTATGAAATGCCCGATGAACGTTGGGAATACGCCGTTGCAATTTCTCCTACACAAGAATTCGTTCAAATATCGTTTGTCAATGGCATTTGCACATTCAAAGGCGGAAAGCATGTGGATTATATTTGCGGGCAAATTATCCGTAAACTATGCGATTATATTGAGAAAAAGAAAAAGGTAAAAGTCAATTCCAATTCCATCAAAGAACAGCTCATTATATTCCTACGTTGCGATATTGAAAATCCAGCGTTTGATAGTCAAACCAAAGATTTCATGAATACACCTTCATCTAAATTCGGTTCGACTTGTTCTGTGTCCGACGCATTTATTGAAAAAGTTGCTAAAATGGGTGTTATGGATACTGCATGTTCATTAACAGAAGCCAAAGAAAATAGGTTAGCAAAGAAAACCGATGGGTCAAAAACCAAGACTGTTCGTGGTATCAATAATTTCATTGATGCTAATAATAGTGGAACTGCACAATCCAAAGATTGCATTCTCATTTTATGTGAGGGATTAAGTGCTATGTCTGGTATTGTGTCGGGCTTATCTGCGGATGACAGAAATACAATCGGTATTTATCCATTGAAAGGAAAACTTCTAAATGTTCGTGGTGAACAAATCAAAAAAATTAGTGAAAATAAAGAAATATCAGATATCAAAAAAATATTAGGATTAGAAACTGGCCGTCAATACAAAACAATCGCTGATGTTCATCAACATTTGCGTTATGGTAAAATCATGATTATGACTGACCAGGATTTAGATGGGTCTCATATCAAGGGTTTATGTATCAACTTGTTTCATAGTGAATGGGCATCCCTTGTTCATATTCCAGGATTCATATCATTCATGAATACGCCTATATTACGTGCCAAAAAAGGCTCACAAGTATTAGTGTTTTACAACGAAGGTGAATATGATAAATGGAAACAGACCATGGGTGGAAATATTGACAGTTGGAATATCAAATATTTCAAGGGTTTAGGAACATCCACCTCCGCAGAATTCAAAGAATATTTTGCAAATAAAAAGATTGTCGATTTCGTTTATAACGGCCAAACAAGTGATGATAATATTGATAAAATATTCAATAAAAAACGAGCAGATGACCGCAAAACCTGGTTAGAAAATTATGAAAAAACATTGTATTTAGACACAAGCAATCCACAAGTGAAATATGAAGATTTCATGAATAAAGAACTCATCCATTTTAGTACATATGATTGTGCTCGTTCTATTCCAAATATGATGGACGGTCTGAAAATATCACTTCGTAAAATTGTGTTTTCCGCATTCAAACGCAAATTGACATCAGAAATTAAAGTCGCTCAATTTTCAGGATATGTATCCGAGCATAGCGCATATCACCACGGTGAAGCCAGTCTGAACGGAGCCATTGTAAATATGGCACAAACATTTGTAGGGTCCAATAATATTAACTTGTTGGAACCGAATGGACAATTTGGAACGAGATTACATGGTGGTGACGACAGTGCGAGTGAAAGATATATATTTACACAATTGAATCCACTTACCCGAAAAATATTCCCAGATGTAGATGACGCAGTATTGAACTATATCAATGATGATGGTTTAATAGTTGAACCAGAGTTCTATGCACCAATCATACCATTTACATTAATCAATGGTATTTCAGGTATTGGTACAGGATTCTCATCAAGCATTCCAGCATATAATCCAAAAGACGTAGTTCAATATTTGAAATCGAAATTGAACAAGACAGAATATGTAGGTGGCGAATTCATTCCTTATTATGAAGGATTCCGCGGAACAATACGAAAAATCGCGGACAACAAATATTTAGTAAAAGGGTTGTATGAGAAAATAGGTGAAGATAAAATTCGTATTACCGAATTACCAGTAGGAACATGGACAATGCCATACATCACATTTTTAGAAGGATTGTTGGATGGTGGGGTGGATAAAGCCGGTAAAAAGATTCCTCCAAGTATTAAAGATTTCACATCATTATGCACAGAAGTGTCCATTGATATAACCGTTGTATTTCCAAAAGGCAGATTGGCTGAATTGGAACAATCCGTGGATGCTACAACGGTGGTCAACGATTTGGAAAAAATGATGAAACTGACAACATCATTAAGTACAACAAATATGCATATGTTCAATCATGAATTCAAGTTACATAAGTATGCGAATGTGGGTGAAATCATTGATGACTTCTATGGAGTAAGATTGGATATATATGGAAAACGCAAGGCAGCGCTTATCAAAGATATGCAAAAGAAATTGATGAAATTATCAAATCGTGCTCGTTACATTTTAGAAACATTGGAAGGTGTAGTCGATTTACGTCGTAAAAACGCGCAACAGGTAAGCGAGTTAATGGATGCGCGTAAGTTTGATAAATTGGAAGGCGATTATAAGTATTTGATTAAAATGCCGATGGATTCGGTAACACAAGAAAATGTTCAAAGTATTTTGAAAGAAAAGGAAGAAACAGAAAAAGAGTTGAATATATTGACTGCAACTACATTGGAGAAAATGTGGTTGAGTGAGTTAGATGAATTTGAACGCGAATATGGTGTATACAAAAAACGCCGGGAACAAATTCAAAGTGGTAGTAATGTGACTTCTGGTGGTGGAGGCGCTAAAACCAGGAAGGTAGTCAAAGTAGTTGGTAAAAGTAAATAGATACACATTGTATTGTAGTTTGTAAATTTGTAATTTTTTTACATAAAAGGTTTCAATTCCAATTGTTTGTATTGTCTATCATGATTCAATGGACGTTCAAATGGCATAACTAAACTACTTTGGTCATGGGTATATTTCAAATAGGCAATGCATTCATTGTAAACCGATGGAACGCAGTAATCCAATACAATTTTATTCAATCGTTCAATCTGCTCGGTAATACGGTCTGGATAATGTTCAGCGTATTGTAAATAAGTACTTCTCATAATAATTTTCAAATTATCCATGTTTTGTGGTGGTATAACAAATTTTTGTTTAGAAATATTGTATACACCTGCGCGTAAACCGTTTTGAATGATTTGGATATTTTCCGCTGAAAAAAACAATTTAGACAAAACATTGTCCTCCCATGTCCCACTTAATGCTTCATGATAGGTAGTTGATTTGTTCTTTCCTGCAATACGTTCTTGCATTTTGAACTTTTCCTCGATGGATGGTTCTTGAATAATGTCTACACGACCATTGTATTTATCTAAATTAATAATAGTTCCTATATTATTAATATTATCCGGAGTTAATAATGACATATTCGTTATATAATGTTGATGTAGAAATAATTTAGATAGTATTAGCTAAATTATTTAGAATGAATTTAGAACATATTATTTTCATTTATTATATTATACTATAACAAATGGAATTATTTTATATTATAGTAACAGTTATTGCTATTATACTTTTAATTTTAATTTTAACAATTATTGGTGTTGCAATGAAATATCAAGACAAAGCCACTGTATTTCCACCAGTTGCAAATGATTGTCCTGACTTTTGGACAATTTCATCAGATGGTAAAAGTTGCACCATACCTACAAAAGATAAAAAAAATGTAGGTACTTTATATAAAAAACTTGATTCAAATGATAATGAAAATATTAAAATAAAACCGGTTACGAAGGATGATACCAATACATATACATTTCCTACATATACTCCTGGTACAAATGGTAGTTTAACTGCTGCTGCAAGTACTATCAAATTTACAGATGATGCATGGAGTTCACAAGGACAAACTGCTATTTGTGCTAAAAAAAAATGGGCTGTCAATTGGGGAATAAGTTGGGATGGAATAACAAACTATAATAGTTGTTAAAGCGTAGCGACTGCCAAAGCGTAGCGACTGTTAAAGCGTAGCGACTGTTAAAGCGTAGCGACTGTTAAAGCGTAGCGACTGTTAAAGCGTAGCAACTGTTAAAGCGAATCGTTGATAGTGATTTTATAAACTTATAATTTTATAAAATTTATAGCCTAGTATTTATCTTACAAAAGGAAATACATTCAGGTTAATATCTACACTGTTATTTCGGTTATTATGACTATCAAGATTAGGTGATGGTAATTCACTTGTATTAAATTTTGGAACCGAATCAAAATATTTTTTATTTACATAAGTTAACTCAATTACATCTGGAATATTATTAAATACATATCCATGATTGTTTCCATGTGCATGAATTATATAATGTGTGTTTGCTAATTTTTCTAAACATTTCACTTTACCATCATAACTACAACCCCAACTATCGTTTGTAATTCCATGAAATTCTATTACTATTTGTTTAATTTTTTGTAATTGTTCATCGCTAATAGACGATAACCAATTATATTCACCACCTTCTATGTCCATTTTCAAAAAAATATTTTCATATTTATCAATCAATGGATGTAAATTAGTATTATCATCATCATTATATGAATGAATATTTTTTTTTATAAATGATATATTTTTTGTATAATTATATGGATAATTATCAATTGTTCCGTCAAACCCAAATGAATTATATTCATTCATATTATATTTTTTGATAAAATCTCTTGAAAAACTTTCTTCGTTTGAAATACCAGCTGAAATATAACAATCATATTTTTCATTCAACACACCAATTACATAGCCACCATCATGAGTATTTCCTAATCTAATTTTATTATCAAATTGATATACTTGTAATAATTCAAGATTATTCATTAAATTTATCATTATATTTATTTTAAATTATTTTTATAATAAATTATATATTATTGTGTTTTTACATGTCTATTTTTTCAAAAAGTGTCCCATTTCGTCCACATTTGGTTTCGTCATTACGTACAATCAATGCGCTTAAATAATCAACTTCACCAGTTATGTCATTTATATCCATAAATTTTGCACACTGTCCATAATAATTACCAATTAATGTACTTTCTTTATATAATATTTCAATGTAGTGTTTACAATTATTGCATAAATTAATTTTTGGTTTTACGATGATTGGTTTTGTAGTAGTAATAGGGGTTTTAATAGAAAATGATTTTTGCAATGTATACAGAAATACGAAAAATACATGTAATAAGAAAAATGTTCTCATCTTGATATAAAAATAATGAATTAATCTTTATATTTTTTATAAAATGTATTACAAAAACTATTTTCCAGTTTTCACAAATTTAACAACTGATGGTTCTTCGCCAAATGTATGGTCATATCTTGATAAATTTGCATATCGTTGTACTAACTTACAATTAACGTCAATGATTGATTTTCCAAACCCCCCAGCATTAATCGTTATATTATCCATTTCCATTAATTCGTATCTCAATCTACGTAAGTTCTCCATTTCAGGAATGATTTCTTTGACTTGAATTTCAACGGCATTTCTCAATATTTCTTTATTGTTTGTTTTTTCATATTCTTCTAATAATTTATTCATAGTTTCCATCAGTTTGGATATTTCGTTCTCTTTTTTTACAATCAATTCTTTACGAATAGGGTCATTGTACAATTCAATATTCTTTTCATATAACTGTTTATACATTGAATTTGTAAAATTATAATCCTCCAATTCTTTTTTGAAAATAGAAATGGCTTTGTTCTCATTTACATAATTGAATAAAGTATCCAATTTACGTGTAATTATTTTCTCTTTTAATTCTTCAACTTCCTCGCGAAATAAATACAATATATTATCGTGACTAGAATATCCGCCTCCTAAAATTTTTATATTTAGAGAACATTTTGTTTGAGCATTTGTATCGCCACATATTGCAGTATATTCTCCTTTTTTTATTGAAAAAATAGTACCCACTGGACGATGGCAATTAATACAACGAGGTTTAACTTGTTGTGCCAATTTTCGTGCAGTATTTTTACCTCTCATCGTTTTTTTAGAATCATATACATCTTTTTTGTTTTCATAAAGTAAGTATTCGTACATTTTTTTCAATTTCAAAAATTCATTTACAGCTTCTATAAAGTTTTTCTTATCGTCTGGTTGATGTTCTCGTTGTTCGGAATGCATTTCTTGATATGTAACTTCGCTAAATGGGTTCTCTTCCATTTTTAAATCAACCAAGGATTTAGGAACATTTTCGATAATTACATTGGAATTGTGAGATATATGCAATACACGCAATTTGTTATTTTCTACCAGATTTAAGTTTTTCAAATTATTGTTTTCGCAATACAATTCTTCTAAATTAGTTGGAAGGTTCTCAATGTCAATAATTTTATTATGGGAAATATTGATTTTATGTAATTTGTTTAATCCTTTGAAATCTACATGGGAAATGTAATTGTATTGGAAATCGATTTCAAGAACATCTTTTGGTAAATTTTCTATCTCGGTTAATAAATTATTGGCACATTTGAGAACCTGTAATGATTCTGGATAATTTACGATACCAGTGATTTCACCTTCGCCTAAATCTAAATGTTTTATTTTATGAAAACCCATGTCATCAAAAATAGACAAATCCAATTCACCATGTAACGATTCATCTACAATCAATTCAGTTATTGATTTTTCATGACTTTCTAATATATTTATTAATTTTTCTTGTGCAGTATTGTTCTCACGAATCACTGTTTCTCTTTTATCTTGAATAATATTCATTTTTTACTAATATACAATAACTCTACAAAGAATTTACACAAATGTTCTCTATTAATATGGGGTATCAATAGCAGGAAGATTGGTAATATATGACGAGGTTGCACCTGACTTCATACCAACCCGTTCATTCTGATAATATCGAATTTTAGACATAATAATTTCTTGTTCTCGAATCATTTTTTGGTGTTTTTCATAGGGAGTCAATTTTCGTTTATAACAATAATACAATGTACCGCCTATAAATGCTACGAATAATATGAAAACTACCACATTGAATATTGTAGTATACACTTGAACGCGGGTTGTATGACAATTTTGCAATGTATTATACAAGTAATATTTTATGTTTGGATCAATTAATTTTGGATTTTCCATTATACATAATAATTATTCTAAATATAATTATTATGAACTTTTTTCATGTTTTAAAAATACATTAAATAGTACAAAACTGCTAAATAACAAAGTATTGCCAGTAGAATGGCAACAACCCAAATTGGAACAACTGTTTTGTGTCTATATCCTAAACCAAATGGACGGAAACCCCCATCTTTATTATAGATAAATCCTGGTTTTAAATAATGGACAATGGAGAACATTACCAAAAACAATAAAATAGCGAAATTTATTTTATGAATTCTTACAAATTGCTTTAAATTGTACATTTCAATGAAAGTAATAGTTATATTATTTGGATAAAAATATTTGATTATCGAGAACTTATATTTTTCTAAATTACATAAACTATATAAAAATTTCTATAATTAGATATTATAAGTGATTGAATGTACAAGTATTTATTCAGTAAAGTAAAATCAATAATACCAAAAATTTCAGAGACTGAAATAATTGCGCTGAAATCGGGCGGTGTATCAATTGACAGAGAAATATTCAAAGGTAGAATCAATTACAAACAATTGTATGATTCTTCCAATTTGAAAAAAATCACGGCAAAAGAAAGAGAATTCATTGACTCAACAAATGATTTATTAGAATCGTTTGGTGAAGAGAAAATGTACCCAGATAAAGAGATTCATAACAAATTAAAACATTTAGGAAATAATGGATATTTAAGCATGATTATTGATAAAAAATACAATGGGAATCGTATGTCAATAACCGCACAATCAAAAATATTATCGAAGATATCGTCATACAATCCATCATTGGGTGTAGTTACAATGGTACCGAATTCACTTGGTCCAGGAGAATTAATACAACATTACGGAACCGAAGAACAAAAGAATTTCTACTTACCTTTACTTTCGGATGGTACATTCATACCATGTTTTGGATTGACTGGTCCACATAATGGTAGTGACGCAGTTGGAAAAATAGACACTGGAATAGTCGAATTAGTTGATGGAAAAATCAAAATCAAAATCACATTGAACAAACGATATATTACATTGGCGCCCGTATCGAATTTAATGGGAATCGCATTTAATTTGACCGACCCAAATAACGTATTGGAAAGTAAAAAAAGTGGAATAACCTTGGCGCTGATTCAGAAAGAACATTATCCATATCTCACAAATACTCATCATAATCCAAATAATGCTGGTTTTCCAAATGGCACAATAAAAGGGACAGTGCATATAGACCCTTCGCAAATTATTGGTGGTGAGAAAAGTATAGGAGAAGGTTGGAAAATGTTAATGGAATGTTTAGCGGTTGGACGAGGTGTGAGTTTACCAGCTACTGCAAACGGATCATCTAAATTCATAACATATGCGACATTGAACTACATAAATTTACGTAATCAGTTCAAAATGAATATTGGAGATATGGAGGCAGTAAAAGAGAAATTTGTTGATATGTACTTGAATACGTGGATAATTCATTGTGGCGTCCAATTTACAAATCATATTTTAGATAGTGGTTCAACTCCTTCGGTCATAACCGCTATAATGAAACAACAAACGACTGAGAGAGCTCGAACTATATTGAATAATGGTATGGACATTTATGCTGGGAGTGCTATATGCACCGGTGAAAATAACTTTTTCACAAAATTTTATAATGCATCGCCGGTTGGTATTACAGTAGAAGGTTCAAATACGTTGACACGTGGGCTTATCATTTTTGGTCAAGGATTGAATAAAAGTCATCCATATATTTTTCCAATATTTGAAAGTATACAAAACAATCAACTCAATGAATTTCGTAAGAACTTCGATTCAATGCTTTATGAAATATGTAGTAATTATGTATCGCTATTCAAAATAAAGACAACCAGTAAAATTGAAAATAGAATCGATACTACTACATTGAAATTCAGTATACTTTCAAATTTCGTTGCGGTATTAGGTGGCAAAATAAAGTCAAAACAGATGTTATCTGGAAACATGTCTGACATATTATCAAATATATACTTATGTTACAGTATAGTATGGTATCATCACCATTTTTTGAACAATGAACAAACGTTATTGAAAGAAGAAACGTTGAAATATTTATTGGATGAAATCGATTACAAAATGAATTTGATAATCAATAATTATCCTGTAACGCCATTGAAATACTTATTACAACCTATGAAAAATAAATTGTTATTCACAAGTTTTGAAAATAAAAATAAACTTTACGAATTTGTGAAAAACAATCAGGTTTTGAATAGCATAATTAAGGATGATATTTACTACAAAAACACAATTTTAGAAGAAATGGAATCAATCAAACAAATGCAAATAAACAGCGATGAATACAATAAATTGTATGAAAAAATAATCAATGTAGGTGAATACAAAAATACGATATAAAAATGAATCCATAAATAAATTGAAAACAGATAATATTTCAATTTATTTTTTTGCTTATATTCAATTACTAAAAATTCTTATGTAAACTATCATTAGCGGCTGAACATTAGATTTTATCTACGTGGATGCCCGAGTTTCAAATATTCTAAATACAAAAACATGAATATTATCATGAACCAATATATTAGCATATATTTATTATTTCTACCTACATCTTCATTGTTTGTATTTCTTTCATAAATAGCACGTCTTATGTATTCTAAGTCGATATTTACTTCTATTAATTCATGTCCAACGTGTAGTGTGTTTGGTCTAGTATGTGTTATTGTGAATCCATTTATTTGTCTAAAAAATGAAGTTATTTTATTGTCAATAGAAGTCAAATCGCGTAATTCTTGTTTTTCTTCACGAGTCAAACTTGTTGTTATTCTATCTAACAGAGTGTCGCGTCTTATACTTATATTCATGTAACTAACATAAATAGGTTCATATGTACTCATGGGAGAATTCGCGAAGTCAAAATTTCCGTTTCTGAATTGCATGAGCGATGAAAAAAGAATATCTACATTTTCTTCTTCAATAATGTTGTAATTTCGAAAACGGGTTTCTAGGTCGTCATCATTATAAATAATTGTATCTTGTTGTTCTTCTAATCCAAGTTCCTCTACCAGTTGCATCAATCCAGTTAATGCTGCTGCTTCTTGTGCTTCTTCTGTACTCACAAATGCATGATTGTTATCATCATTGGGTTGATTTATTTGACTTGATGATGACCATGATTCGGGATATACTCTTCCTCCTTTTAATGAATTACTTCTACTTCTACTTCGAGTGTTTTTCTTGCTTTTTTTACTCCGTGTTTTATTATTCCTTTTTTGTGAAGTAGTGGGTTGCGAGTTATTTAAAAATTCATCTTCAAAAAATGTATGATTATTGTTTGTTTCTATGGAATCAATCATGTTTTTCATTAAATTTTTGTTTTTAGCTAAATTAAATAAAACTGAATACAAATTTTTAATGAAATTTTTTATTGAATTGTATTTTTCTTCTTGAATAATTTTATTTTTTTTCAAATTAAATAAATAGAAAGAAAAATACAATTCCATGTTTTCATAATTTTTTATAATCGAATTTTTGATAAAATTTTTTTTTATTTTTTCAAAAATGTCTGAATCGGATTTTGTCATTGCACTCTATAAAGTAATGTGATAAAAAAATCTATTCATTTGTATTTTTATAAATGTAGGATTGATTAAATAGATAGTTATAATATTTAGGCAAAAAAATATTCATATATATTATAGGATGGATAGCAAAGGTTTTTTGAATTTTTTAAATACTTTTGAAATTGAACCATCCGAAAAGGGTTTTACAAAAATTGACGATGTTTCCGGATTGATTGAAGGTAATTTCATACATATTAAATCAAAAAAAACTAGATATAATGGAAAATCAGTTTATGATGAAATACTATATGTATATAGTAAGGATAATTATGGTAATCCAAGAGTTATTTTATTCCCTTCTAATTTAAATCTAACAAACACGGATTTCAATGAATATGAAGTATATTTAGTTCCAAAAGAATTCGTTGAAGAAAAATTTAAACAATACAAAAGTACTGGTGGTAAAAAATCCAGAAAATACAGAAAATCTAAAAAATCCAGAAAAATGAGAAAATCCAGAAAAATGAGAAAATCCCGAAAATTATAAAATCACTCACCCAATAATTTGTATAAACTCTATTGTTTATACAAATAGCGTCTACGAATCATCGCTAAAATCTTCTTCGACTTCATCTCCATAATAACCTTCGTCCGTATAATCTACACCAAAATGTGCAATTGCGTTTTCTTCATAGTCATAAAATTCATCGGTTTGTTGATTATCATAGCGTTCTAAATCTTCTACATCATAGGTTTCCTCATTGATTTCACCTTCTCCCTGAACATTTCCTTCCAAATCTTGTGCAAAACGTAACAAATTGGCTTCGCGTTCTTGGTCATATGTTCCTTTGTCATACATAAAAACACCTTTTTGTGTTCCTACATTCCATCTACCCAATTTGAAATTCTTAATCATATCTTCGACTTTTCGCTCATCTTTTTCCATGTTCTCTAAATAATCGGTAATCGTTTTCTTTTCTTCTTCTTTAGACCTACGTACTCGGCGACTGATTTCATTGTAAGAACGGTCCAATACTTTCTTGTTCTTCATTTCAATATTCAAAAATGCATATAACAAATTACAAACACGGTCTTTCAATTCACGTGTATCCGCACGACGAATTTCCATTTGAATCAATTCAGTATTTGCATCACTTTCGTCAACATCTTCATCCGGTATAACAGATGCAATGTAATTCGAAGTATTTTGCGATTCTCGGATATCGTTACGTTTATTGCGCTTCATTTCCTGAATATCCATGTCCAATAGATTTGGGTCATTTACACATTGGATATATTCATGTAATATAGAATACCAACAATATACAAACAATAAATACGTAGTTTGTTTATCGAACAATGAAAAATAAACATCCCCATTTTTGAGAACCGGAGTTTCCACTGGAATATGTTGAATAAACATATTTAAATCAATAATACGGTTTTGTAATTTCAATAAATATTGATTCAAAATATTATCGCCCTTAAATTTATCCAAATCAACTAAATACTCATTAATATGTCTATTTATATCACTTTCGTGATAGGATGATAATCCCCAATGGTTTCCCCATTTGGTTGCTATATTAATTGGATTGACACCATTTATAATGACGTTTGGATATACATTGGTCATTTGTTTCATTGAATTTTTAATGAAGTTTGTAATAGTGTACAATTGTTCATCATAATATAAACCCGTATCTTTCATTTTAGTATCCGATTGCCATTCATGTATATTCATTAAAAAGTCGCCTATTTTCGTTTTTTCATTGCTACTGATATTGGATGCATAATTGTTTAGAAACCGGTTGATTTCCACCAACAAATTATTATTGGTAGTGGTCAAATATTTACGTAATCTATATACTTCTTTGCTTTTTTCTCGCAAATCCTCCAAGTTCTCTTTCATCATTTTTCTGGGAACATACGATTCCAATACTTCAATTAATAATTTACGTAATGGATATTCAATTAATGTGGTGGATTCATTGTCCATATGCCCAAGTAAGTCTTTCAAAATATTAATTTCAGAAGTAACTGGGGTTTCATGAATAACAACTGTATTACGCTTTTCTACTACATTCATTAAATTGTATAAATCATCCAATGTATATCGTTTTCCGTGGCGTTTCAAATGGTCTATTTTTTCTTCCAATGACCAAAGTGCGTTGTATTCGGTAGGTTTTTCACCGCAAATGGCGCGTAAATCTTCTGGAACAGGGGCATTTCGGTCAAATTTGCAATAGTGAATAAATGCAGCGTATATATTGGATTCCAAATGTCCTTCTGGTACTGGTGGATATACAATACCAGTGAAATCAGTATGATATAGTATTGCTGCTTTGGATAATTCTTTCACGTCTTTCAATAATGCAATACATGATTTTGCGCTTTGTATATAGTTCAATATCAATGGTTCGTCTGCCGCAAAATAAGCAATTGGATTCGATGATTTACCAGCTTCATTACAACATGCATTTTGTAAGAATGGTACACGCGACGCTGTATGTAATAACAGATTTTTTTGATGAACTATTTTATTTATATTTTCAATGACACCAAAACTGAATGATATTACTTTGTTTTTGAGAACATGAATATAGTCATTTTGGTCTTTGTGGCCTTTTCTTAATGTTTCCAATAAATCATTTTTAAAATCATTCGTCACATTTGATAGACCTTTTGTTACAGAAAATTCGACGATTGGTGGTAAGAAATGTTTCCATTTTTGTATATTATGTTCTGCTGGTATTGGGTCACTGGGTTCCAATATCAAATATTCCTTTTTCTTGGTATATAATTCAACAATATCATTACGTTTATTAATATACTTATCAAGTACATCCATCATACGTTGCTCAATTGATTTAGGATTCAACTTTTGAATGGAATACCAAGGATTCGTTTGAATCGTGTTATCGTTTTGTTTTTGTTTGATTTTCATAGAATCCAATACACATGCAATATATTGAATACCAGATTTATCTTCTACACCACCACTTAATGGATAACCATTAAATGAACGAACACAACCCGGATATGTTTTGCGAACTCGGATGGATGGTATAGCACATTGTATTCCCACTAATATAACACAACCAACAATTGTAATAATAGATTGATTTTTGTAAATAGGAAAAGGAGGGCTTGTTTTCCCTTTGTCTTTTAATAGTTTTTCGGTTTTTTTAACATATGATTTTTCTTCTAAAACAATATCTTTGTTATGAATCATTTCCAACGAGGTTCTCAAAACGAACTCTTCAATTAATTCAGTATTAACAGAAAGATTCGAACATATTGCAACAAATACATTGTATACAGTTTGGTCTGTTTCATCATCAAAAATACGCTTCTTTTTACTCAAAACCTCACTAATAACACTTCCTAAATCTTTTTCTAAAATACTGTGTGTATTTATTTTGAAACCAGCTTCATCGTATCCTTCTTCACTACTAAAATCCAATTTACGTATTACATAACCACTCTCTTTATCTACAATAGAATCTCCTTCGTCGCGACCATATTCTCTACATAATTCGTCTTGTTTCTCTTGATAATTACCCATAATAAAAGCGATTGCTAAATCGTGAATAATCATAGGAACCAATTTAGTATTGGTTTCTTTGCAATATAACCAACGCGATTCTTCTTTCAATTCTGGCACCATCGGTTCTCTGCAATATTCTTGTACAAATCGAATTATATCATCTTGTTTCTTAATGAAATCGTCTTGGGATAAAATTAAATCAAATAGTTTTGCATGAGGAGATACGATAATATCTTCTCTTATATTTTGACGACCCAATTCGTATGCCAAATAATTGGCTTTGTATAGTTGTATTTCTTTTAATCGTAATGAACTTTTGATTTGTTTGATTGATTTTTCAATTGCTGCATTCAATTCTTTTTCCATTTCTTCAACGGTTATGCTAAAACGTTTATCCAATTCTTCTGCGAAAACACTATTTTGGCGGTTGAATTTGAACCGGGCTTCACTTTGTTCAGTAGATTCGCATTGTTGATTTTCGGTATTTTTTAAACAAGATTTTTGAACATTACAAAACAAGGTTTGTGTATCAATAAAAGTAGTTTCATCAATAGTATCATCCTTTACCCAATGATTTTTAATACGTTTGTAATATTGTACTTTCAATCTGGTATTTGCTTCTAATTCAATCTCCGCTTTTTCTTTATCAGTCAACTTCGATTCATCAATATTGCTGGGTAATTTAGGACGTAATTCCAATATAGCATATTCTCCTTCATTTACTTCTTTTTTACCAGAAATAAGAGTCGCTGCCATTTCTTTTGCCGAATTAGGTGGGCAATCGTGTTTTTGTATTAAATTTTCAGCTAAATAATCGACGAACATTTCAGATACCATGGATTTTTGTTTGTTTTCGTATTTTTTCAAAATATAATACGGTGTATCGTCCAATTCTTTATCATAATAAATTGCCCCTGAATTATTATCCTTCTGTAATTCGCTGATAGAATGATATTTCTTTGCTAAAAATCGGCGGGTGCAATCTTTGGGTTTGATTTTTTCATTGTCGCTCAAATCTTCCAAATTTGGTTTTTGCAATGCATCCAATAGTTTATTTGGCGTAATCAGTGTAAGTAAAACCCTGGACAGTAAATTCGAGAACAATATGCCATTATCAACTTGAATAATGTGTAATAATAATTCGGTAGTTGAATATTCTTTTAATTCTTCGGTTTTTATTTTGTAACCATCTGCAAATATTTCTAAATAATCTTTCTTTTCAGAGAACATGTTTTCTATTTTGTTGGTAGCAGGACGCGTATTATATCGTGTATTTTGTATTTTACTAAATTCTTGCGCTTTTTCATTGAAAGATGTTCTATGTTTTTTGATTCTATCCTTGATAAAATAACGAATTTCGTTGTATTGTTGATATGTAATATCATCGTTATAAATCATAAATGGTTCAAGTGCATTAACAACATCAACAAATGAAAGCTTATCATTAATATTTTTCTTGATTAAACGGAATAAGATTCGCGTTTTAGGAATAATGGAATTCAAAAACTTATTGAATTTATCATATTCATTGTCTAAATCGGCATCCAATGAGAACTCGGTGATTTTCTCCAAAAATTCAATATTTTCATCCAACGGATTCTTTTTACTATCATCATCGATATACTTTACTTCTTTATCTAAATCAGATACAACATGGGTATCAATAGGTGTTTTTTTATTCAATAAACGCGATAATTGTAAATAATGTTGACTTTTCTGTGATTTAGTAAGAATATTTGTTCCCGGTAAATCAATTTGCGAAAATTCCATAATAGGAACAGGTAATGTAATAACCGATTTAAGGGATAATTTATCACTTGGCATGAACGGCTTTCTGATATACACGGTTTTACCATGTTTTTTATCAACTGAATCTATTTTCGATAAACCTACATTGAATCGTTGAAATGGTGTTTGTTTTGAATTTTTCCTTCTAATATTATCAACAACTGCTTCTATTTCAGAATGAACTACTTGTTCTCGCGCAATTACAGATTCATTCTCAAATGGAGCTGAAAAAGGTTTTGTATATTCATTCAAGGTTGAGAACATATGTTCATATTTTGAAACATCTCCTTGCATTTCATTTTTATAATATTGTGAAATGACACCAGCTTCTTCGTGTAAATCGTCTCCTGTATTCAAAAACATATAGTAATTATTATTTGCATTGTTTTCTTCCATATCTATGTCTTTGGTATTCTCATAATATAATTTTTTGCGTAATTTCACTACCGGTAAAAACCATTGTAGTTTCTTATTGAATTTTGAAATTACGTCTAATAATGGTTTATGGTCCGATCCTTTGATTTTAATATCACTAACATTTCCATTTTCATCAAATTTGGAGAACCTTTCGCGCAATTCTTTGAATCTTCCAATAACAAAATGTACATTATCCATAACGTCTTTACTACGTTTATGGTTTGGAATTGTAGATAACAATTCGTCCATTAAATCATTCACTTGGGCATCAATTGTATAACGTTTTTTACTTTCGGAAACTTCAACTTCCAATGTAACTTCTTCCACTTCATCGTTTTCAAAAATATCATTGGCATCAATATACATATTATGCAAAACGTCGCGGATATTTTCGTCGGGGGATACGGATTCAGGAATAGAAATAATGGATTCACCGGTTTCAGTATATTCGATGGTTGCATCTTCCCGTTGAGGAAATTCACAAGATGTATCGCAAGATGGCTCTAAATTGGTAAATGAACCGACTTTTTCCATAACAGCCGGTTTAGGTCGTAAAACGATCTCTTCGATTGGTAATTCCTCGGGTAAACCTTGATATTTGAAATCAATATAAATGACTCTCATAACTGGAAATGTAGTAATTTCAATCATATCTTCTTCCAAATTCGTTATTTCACCGGTAATAATAGAAGGAATTTCGCCACCGAAATGAATATCTATCCATTTTTTTGGTACCAATTCATTTTGTCTTGCATAACCTTTTTCTTCACTACGATATAACAATATAATTTGTGAAATAGATTCGTCAGTAAATGCACCATCTGAATCAATATACAGAATATGTGTTAGATAGGTTGACACATTCACTAATCTTATTTTTTGCGAATCAATATACTTAATTATAAATGTTTGTTCATGAATATCACTATTGGTCGGTGCAACAATTTGTACAATGTCACGTAATTCTAATGAAATACTCGCATTTTGATTTGCATCGGATTCATTATCATTTTCCAAATCTATTTTTTCATATTCTTCCGACATTTACTATGATAATGTTATATATATAACGTCTAAATTATAATTCGCAAGAAATTCTTTTTGTATTTTTTGTATTTTTTTAAAAATAAAAATGTAAAACAATTAAAGATTGTTCATCTATATATAGAAAACATGAATGAAACTATTTGCAGAAATATTAATACAATTGAACCGAATAATGAATCGTTATTAATAAACAAAAAAATATATCAAAATGCAAATATAAAATATACCATAATGAATTATACAAAAGATTTCTTATGTTTTGATGATTACGAAACATCAAAATATAGGTCTGTTATTTTTTCAAATCCTGAAAACAAATTATTGTGTTTTTCTCCACCTAAATCTATGAAATATGATATTTTCATTGAAAAATATCCCGATATTGATGAAAATATTTATGCAAATGAGATTATTGAAGGTGTCGCAATGAATTTATTTTATGATGAAAGAATACAATCTTGGGAAATTGCGACGAAAAGTGCAATCGGCGGAAATTATAAACACAAGAAATGTAATGAAATTGAAATATCGAAACAAAATACTTTCATAGAATTATTTTTAGATGCATTACAATGCATTTCGGATATTAAACCATTGAGTAAACGATTAAATGAGAATAAAGTCATTGAAATTTTTCCAAAAAAATATTGTTATAATTTTGTATTACAACATCCTAAAAATAAAATCATTTTGAATATAGTAAACCCTAAATTGTATTTAGTAGGGGTTTATGAAATACGAGGAAATACGGCATTAAAAATCCCCCCACATGTTTTTGAAAATTGGGATATTTTCCTAAATATTCATGGAATCATTCATTTTCCCAAAAAAATATGGGAAAATTCATATGATAAAATAATTGCTAAATATTGTTCCATTTATACAACAAATATTCATCCAGGAATAATGATTACAAATTTAGAAGATGGAGAACGAACCAAAATAATGAATCCGGTTTATATAAATCACCGAAAAAACAATAACAAAAACCCAAATATCCAATATCAATATTTATGTTTAAATCGAATTAATAAAACCGAAGATTTCCTAAAATATTTTCCTGTTTGTAAAAAAGAATTTAGAAAACTGAAAAGAGAATATTTGGATTTTATCTATAATATTCATAGTTCATATATGTCAAAATATATAGAATCTTCTGGAACTCATATATCTCCTAAATATTTGGTTCATATTGATAAATTGCATCATACTATTTATCTACCATCATTATCCAGCAAAAAACAACATATTACAAAAGATATCGTTAAAAAATATGTTGAAAATATGGAACCAAGTGAAATATTCTTTTATTTGAATTACGATAATAGACAATATATATATTAATTTTACACCCATGCGAAATGTGTAAAATTATCTACAATACCAATGTGATGTTATGTATTGGTTATTTCCTTTTTCATATTCTGGTAAATTTTCAATATTATCAATTGTATCCCATTTCAAAATCCGTATATCTATCTTATCACTATGATATTTTATCATATAATTAAAATAAATTTCATATTCAGATGAACCAGAGTGTTCATAATTACATGGTTGGATTAATTTTAAAAATATATTATAAAATTTATCATGATGTTCATTTTCAATAAGCTTGAATAATTGTCTAATGCAATCGGTTTGAAAAATCATATGATGACATATACCACTTGCATATGATATTTGTTTTAATAATGATTTATGTAACATATACATATGAACAAAGTAGGGTTCATGATATTCCGTGCTTATATTGAATAGCATTTTGTTATTTTCAATAAAAGTTGTTGGTTTTAAGAATAATGTATCTGAATCAATTACTAAATATTTATCAAGAATATCAGGAATAACAATACCCGAATATAATTTGAATAATTGTTGTAAATACCAGCCACATCGCATGGTAGGACCATGATATTTCTCTACATCTGTTTTTGAAAAAGGAAATATGCTTTCACTGATTGTTATACAACCATCAACTTTTATTCTTGCATCAAATATAATTAAATATATATTTCTATATCCAATTATATTTTTCTTTGTATATTCAATTTGTTTTTTATAAATATTTATATCATTTGGACCAATCGGTATAACTACATCAAATAATTTAGGGTTTATAGATTCCATATGATTATTAAACTAATAAATATTTATATTTATTTAGTAATAATATTGATTTTTTTATAACTTATGAAATTATAATTATTTTTAAAAATGTCAATGGATATTTTGTATTATAGTAACTATTGTGTTCACTCAAAAAAAATATTACAATATTTAGCAAAAGAAGCATTAACCAATCAATTAAATTGTATTTGTATAGACAAACGAACACGTGACCCTAAAACGGGTCAAATTTACATTATATTAGAAAATGGAAAGCAATTAATGATGCCACCAAATGTTCACAGTGTTCCTTCCATGTTATTAGTAAAAGAGAATTTCAGAGTTATTTTAGGCGAAGAAATTATTCAATATTTGCAACCAAAAGTGAAAAAACAAAATACCATTGCTACACAAAATCAGGGAGAACCGATGGGATATATGTTAAATCAATCGAATAATGGTATGTCAATTGTATCTGAACAATTTACCTATTATAATATGTCACCAGAAGAACTCAGCGCAAAAGGTAAGGGTGCCGGACGTCAAATGTACAATTATGTTTCTGCAAACGATGAAACGTATACCATACCTACTCCCCCAGATAATTATCGTCCTGACAAATTATCTGGCGATGTCACATTGGACAGTTTACAAAATCAACGAAATGAAGAAATCAATAAATTTTTCCCAAACAACTCACCAATTATTCCTAATATGTAAAAATAAATAAAAAAATATATATAAAAATAATATTATCTATATTTTAGATATGTCGAATAAAAGTGCTATTTTAAAAACATTCAATACACATTTTTTTGAATTTATTGATGATGTTATACGTATTTTTCCTGATAATAAAGATATTAAACATGCAAGAACTTCATTTGAAATGATAAAAACTGCAAATCCGACTGCTATTGCAAAGGCATGGTACAAATTTGTATATAGTCCATATATAAGTGTAATTGAAGCAGGTGATATCACTTTTTTTTTCGATAAAGATTATTCCAGTGATATAAATCATTTAGCAAATTCAAATGAAATTATGAGAGTCATTGATACTATTCGCGAACCAGTACGAAGTATGACAGAGGTAGAACAAGGATATAGTATGAAATATATTCAAAATTTAAGTAAATTATCAAGTATTTATATTGGTTTGTAATTTTTCAGATTTTTTATATTTTCTTTCCAATCATGGTTTCTTTCGCAACTTTTTGATATCCTTCTCCACCAACATTTACACTATCATCTGAATAACAAAGTCCCATAAATGAACTGATATCATTTTTAGGGGGTGCATAATATTCTTCTAAACAATTTTGGTAATAAACTTCCAATATTTTTTCCAAATTTTTCAATTCTTTTGCGCTTCTATTTTTAGAAGCAATTTCCATCATATGATATGCTTCGGATTCATTATTCATCTTTGTTGCTTCTTTAACGGATTTTGCAAGAATAGGTTCATGTGGGTATGTTTTGATATGTCCTCCAATATAATAATAACCATAATAGTCTTTTGCAAATTGTAGATAGTTGTGAATAACCGAATAATCAATTTGGTCGTTTTTGTTATTTTCTTTGATGCATTCTTCATTGAATTCATCAAATAATTTTTTGTTTGTTTTGATGAATTTTTCCAATTCATTCAAAGATGGTTCTTTTCCAATAAATTCTTCGTAAATCATTTTGATAGTTTATTTTACAATATTTCTTGTAAATGTATTTCAATTTTTTACACAAATTCCATGACGAATAAATGATGCATATACATTATATATGTAGACTGATAATGCAATATATAATATAGTAAATATAGTTATACCGTCCATTTCTTAGTTTCTTTTACAATATTTCTTGTAAATATTTTTCAATTTTTTATGAAAATATAATATATATAATGGATAGTATATTTACTCTTTTTAGTCAATTAGCGGTTGATATAGGATTTTCAAATTTTACCGAGAAAATTGTTGGTTCACATTTGTTCAAAACCGGATTTTTGAAATTATTACCAGAAAAATTTGATGCCAGTACAAAAGAAGATATTTATCAAGAATTGATAAAAAAAGAATATATTATTAGTGAAAAAAATATTACAGTAATTAAATACAGTGGTGATATTTTTGATTATAAAAAGGAAAAAGAATTTTTTCATTATTTAAATACAAAATTCGAAGAAGATAAAGTTACTATTGAAAAAATTAAAAATTATTATTATTATAATAATAATAAATATATATTAACCAGTGGTGGTAAAAAAAATACAAAACGTAACAAGAATAAAACAAAAAAAAGAAAAACAATAAATCGAAAACTCACGAAAATATAAAATATATAAAAAATGTGTAATATATGGCTATAAAAAATATATTACATATTATAAACTTCCATGGAAGAATCTCACATTATAGAGTTAACCAATAATGAAATAGAAGTTATGAAGGAGCTGGCAATGAATATTTCCGAAAATCCATCAATTTCACCCGACTTGTATTGTTTGCAAGTGAAAAATTCGTCTCAACGTGTTCCGGAAAGAATACGCACATTATTGCAAAATTTCGCACACAAAGGTAGTAATACCGGATTTTTATTGATTCGACGAATTCCAGTTGGCGAAATACCAACTACACCAGAAAATAATAATTGCAAAATAGGAGAACAAACTATATTAGCTAAAATTCAAAGTATTTTTGTCAGCGTAATTAGTAATATGATAGCATATGAAGCCGAAGGATATGGACGTTTATTCCAAGACGTTATACCAGTGAAATCAATGGAGAAAAATCAAACCAGTATTAGTAGCAGCGTGGAATTGGAAATCCATACCGAACAAGCTTTTTCAAAATTGCGCCCCGACATATTATCATTAGCTTGTTTGCGTGGAAATGAAAATGCATATACATATATATTACCAGTGAAATCCATCATAAACAATGTCACTGATGCAGAATTGAAAATGTTGAAAATGCCATTATGGAATACGGGTGTAGATTTGTCATTCAAATTGAATGGTCATGAGTTTATTGAAGGGGATATTCGTGGACCTATGTCTATAATACGTGGGTACAAAGACAAACGATTGGAGAATGAAGACCCACGTATTGTATTCGAAGACCCATTGTTAGTTTTTGATCAAGATTTGATGACTGGTGTAACAGATGAATCCAATGAAATGATTAAGAAGATTGTAGATATCTATTATAAACATCGATTGTCGCATAATTTAACTCATGGTGAAATCGTATTTATTGATAACAATCGAGCGGTTCATGGACGGTCGCCTTTTGTACCCAATTACGATGGGTTAGACCGATTTTTGGTTCGTTGTTTTGGCGTATATAATTATCAACATAGTGCATATGCTCGCGAAAATGGCGGCCGTGTAGTATCCGCAATATATAGTTGAGAACATTACAAAATTTCTCAAATTATACAAAAATATTTATATATATATATATTATATAATGGCTGAATCAGATTTAGCAGAAATTACAGAAATTATAAAAAAAATTGAAGAAAGAACAATATATAAAGATACAGAAGAAGAAGAAAAATATAAAACCGAATATAAAAAATGTCTGAGCATAGATAATGACAAATTCCAAGGACAGTCTAATACCATACATCGTAACGACCCTAGTTTAGCAGATGAATATCAATATGATAAATTTAAAAAAATAAAAGGTGAATACTCCGATCCAGAAAACAACGAATTTTTAAAATTCTTGAAAGAAAAAGCGGAACCAACAATTCAAAATATTATAGATAAAAATAATGGTGAGATAATAAAATTAGAGCCAATAAAGAATGAAGATACTTCAACACGTATACAAAGGTTATATACATTTGCCACTGGAAACCCGAATAATTCAGACATAGCACGTAATGAAAGTTTAAACGAAATAAATAGGCTTAAAAACGTAAATTATGAATTAAATAAACAATTTGCACAGATTACAACATTAAAAAAAGTTTATGAAGTTCAAAATGGAGGGAAATATAAAACTCGACGAAATATAAATAAAAAATATAAGAAATCAGTAAAAAAATATAAGAAATATTATCGTCGTAGATAATATATTTTTCCAAAGAATTTGAGAACATTATAAAAGTTCTCAAATTCTAATGTTTTTACATGTCTCTATACAACCAGAGTAAAACAGTCTAAATCTTTTTAATCAATAACCCTTTTGTAAAATCAATTGGATTATTATCAGATTGTTGATTTTTTTCAACGTTTTCTACATTATGGCTTTCATTATGTTGTACAGGTTTACCGCCATCCATAGAAACAATTGGATATGATTCGACAAAATTATTTGTTGGTTCAGTAGTCGCCGTCGGAATTCCATCTATTTTATTATCATTACCAGTTACTATATTAATAACCGGAGTGAAATTCATTTTGGATGGCTCTGATGTCGGTTGTGGTTGATATTCAAATGGATTTACATGGTTGAATTGTGCTGGTAATTGATTACCGTGAATAACTTCATTGGGTCGGTATATTTCATTTGGAGTAACTACTTGTATACTATCATCCAAATTATCTATACCATCCATATCATCTGTGCCAATGGTAATAAATTTACTTCCAATGTTTCTCACATTCCATAGACGATTTGCTTTTTTACCACCACGTAAATATACCTGTTCTCCTACATAATATTCGTCACCTCCGCCACTTGCTGGTGGTGGTTCATCCGGAGTTGTTGGATTGAATTCAGGAGTTAAATCAGGTGCAAAAGGAGGTGAATCTGGGTCGAAAACCGGATTATATGGCGGTGATTCTGGATTATAAGCAGGGGATGTTTGTGGATATTGTGGTGAGTCTGGATTGTATGCAGGGGATGTTTGTGGATATTGTGGTGAGTCTGGATTGTATGCAGGTGATGTAGGTGGATAATCTGGCGAAACAGGAGCAAATGGCGGAGATTCTGGCGAAATTGGGTTGAATGCGGGTGATTCGGGAGTTCTTCCAGGTAATTCTGTTGCTCGAAGTTTCATTTTAATATCTGTAATAACTGTTTCAGGTGTAGCGGCATCATCGTGTAATAATTTCTTTATATTTTTGGAGAACGACATGTTCTCTAATTGCTGAATATTATCTTCGGTTATAATACGCATTTGAACATTAGCGGTTTGTAATTCTTGCAACAATAACTTTAATGAATATGGTACTGAAACTACACTAAAATCACGTCCAAATTTAGTAACGTTCTCAATACGCATATCTTTTCCATCCAATGAACCAGTGAATTGAATAGGACCATCCGCCATTGGACTCATAAAAAGATTTTTCGATGGATTGTAAATAGCCAACATACCTGTTTTATTACAAACTGCAATATGATATTTATCACCACGTTCCATCATAGATTCGCGTAAGAAACTTGAAATACCATGGGAAATCAACACATCACGTTCCATTTCACCAATACGTAATCCACCATCATTTGCTCTTCCACTAACCGGTTGTTTTGTCAAAGCCGTTCTTGGACCAGTTGCACGATAATTGATTTTATCCTTTACCATGTGTTTCAAACGCATATAATAAGTTGGGCCTATGAAAATTTCGGTTTCTAATTGTTCGCCTGTCATACCATTGTATAAAAGTTCATTTCCACTTGAATGGTATCCCACTTTGGATAATTGTTCTCCAAAAATACCGATTTTGGAACCTTTGTTATTAAAAGCAGTACAATCACTAAATCCACCATACATTACAGCGGCTTTTCCAATAATACATTCAACTAATTGACCAATAGTCATACGAGTAGGGATGGCATGAGGATTAATAATTAAATCCGGACGGATACCATCTTTTGTGAATGGCATATCACACTCTGGTATAACCATTCCAATAGTTCCTTTTTGACCAGAACGCGATGCCATTTTGTCACCTAAATTTGGAATACGTTCTTCTCGAATACGGACTTTTGCAATACGTTCTCCTTCTTCACCTTCGGTAATATAGGTTTTATCAACAATACCCAACTGTCCCTTTTTAGGCATTTTAGAAGAATCAACTCTTACTTCATTTTTCACAATACTATTTGTTGTTAAACCGATGATAACCGTCTTATCATTTACTTCGGTTCCTTCTAATATAATACCATTCTTGTCCAATTTGCTGTAATCGCATCCTGGTTTTGTTCCTACAACAAATGGTTCATTTTCAATATTGGTAAACCGTTTATCAACAACAGTGTTTGCATTTTTCGAACTTTCTTCATGAGCTTCATATGTACTATAATAAGTTGTTCTAAATAACCCACGTTTTAGAGAACCTTCGTTGATTAAAATGGCATCTTCTACATTGTATCCAGTATAACACATAATAGCAACAATTGCGTTTTCACCATAAGGGTTCTCTTCATGATTAATATGTTCCATATATCGTGATTTCACAATAGGAATTTGACCAGAGTTGAGAACAACAGCACTTTTATCCATACGATTTTGGAAATTTGTATGATATAGTGAAACTGCTTGTTTACTTTGACCACATGAAAATGAATTACGGGTTGGAGGGTTGTTCTCCGGGAATATGATTTGGTTACCCATCATACCGTAACACAAAGAATCGTGGATTTCCATATGAGTATTTTTATTTTTATTGATGTTCTCCATTGATTCATTTGTAAATGCAATAAATGCATCTTCACTTTCACTTGGATCAATATAATCAATAATCGCCTTTTCTTTTAGGAAACGTTCTAATTTAGCAGGATTGGTTTCAGTTTCAACGCCCTTATATAATTGAAATAATTCATATATTTTAGGAACATTTGGGTTAAAATCGGCGGTACGTTTTTCATTGAATCCAGCAATCAATTCTTTCCATGTAAATTCACCGCTCTTTATTTTTCCCATTATTTCTTTGGAATCAAATGATAATTTTCCACTTTCATCATCTACATAGAAAATTGGTCTGCATATACGTCCTGCATCTGTATAAATATATACTGTATTATGTTTGATATTGAATGTAGCACTTAAATGAATTGGTAACAATGCATTTCTTCTAAATAACTTAATCATTTTGATAGCGGCCAATGGTTCATTGATAGAACCCGCCCATAAACCATTTACCATGACCCTTGTCATATTGGATAAGATTTGTGGAGAACATTCTTCTACTAATTTCATGCCCGTTTTTTCACGTAACCATTGTATCATAGGCTCTCGTGACATACCTCGTGAAATGTATGTGGAAATTGCCAAATGTTTATGTAACCCAATGTTTCCACCATCCGGGGTATCAATTGGGTCAAAATATCCCCATTGGGATGTATGCAAAACTCTGGGACCGATTAGTTTCACCCCAGAATCCAATGGTAAATTGGTTTTACGTAAATGACTCAACATAGTATTGAATGAAAGACGATTCAAATCTTGTACAATACCAATACGTTTTGTATGAGTTTGTGCGCCCCAATTTCCTTTGAATGCTTTATTGAACCCGGATTCTACAATACGGTCTTTAAAGACTTCACGATAACTATCTTGAATAAGCCCTTCCAAATTTTCTTCATATTGTTTTTTGTTATAATAGAGCTTCTTTTCAAATTCTAAATGAATTTGTTTTTGTTGCAAGTTATAATATTCACGAAATAAATCGTATATTAGAGAACCTACCAATTCCACGCGTTTGTATTTGAAATTATCACGGTCAGTCGGTTGTTCTAATCCAGTATACACTGACAATAATCGAAATACAATATATCCAAGGTAATAGGCCTTTTGTATATAATTCAGTTCTCCAATGTGTGGTAAAAAATAATCCGATAATATTTCAAGAACATAAGTAACTGTGTTTATTTTAGTAAATGATGCAATATATTTAAGAGCGGTTTGTTGATTATTAATTCCAGCTGAATCGTGAACCGATGGTATAAACAAATCAACCATAGGTTCATATTTGTCTAAATCAAGTAAACACGTTGTAATAATATCTTTATCACTAATGATACCAAGAGCCCGGAATACAATAAATAATGGTATTGGTTTACGCACATTCGGAATATTGACAACAATGTTCTTGTTAGAATAACGTGCGGATGGAGTTTCCATTTTAACAGATAAAGTTCGAATTGGTTTAGACACATTTTCAGATACAGAACGTATTTCGGCTGAATATAAATATTTTTCATCATTTACATCGCGAATATACAACATATTGTCTGCAAACTTTTCTTGTGGTATAACGGTTTTTTCTTTTCCATCGATGATAAAATAACCACCAATATCATTTTTACATTCGCCCATAGAATATCGTATTTCACGGTCCAACCCATTCAATACACAAAATTGAGACTGTAACATGATGGGAAATTTACCTAAATAAATTTTCTCCAATGTGATGGTATGTCTTTGAACATTTTGCGCAACAACCGATTCTTCGGTCATTTCGCGAACCATGGCGGCAAGATTGGGCGTCATTTTAACTCTATCCGCATTTTGTTTTTTAGCAGCATCTGTTTTTTTTGCACCGCCTAATTGTAAATCATTTTCAAAGTTATCTAAATGTTTTTTAATTTCCTCCATATTTTTAGAAATAGTGTCTTTGAAATTACCGGCATTTTGTTGTTTATATTCATTGTTCTCTGCAATATATTCATAATCGTCTAATTGAACTTCTCCACCTTTTGAATTCTTAGTGATTTCGTTTATACCTACCATTGTAGGTTCTTCACCCGGCTTCAAAATGCGCACAAACTCAATTTCAACATCGTAGTGAATAGTCATCCCATAATTCATATTTCGAATACGAGCTTCATTTGGAAACATATAATGTGAATTATGGTCGTCATATATAACTGGTTTTCCAAAATAGATTTTAGACCCATCTTTTCCACCAAAATACATGATACACTGGTGGTAGTAATCGTCAATTGTTTTATCATATTTAGAAGAAATTACCACAGGATTCTTCTCTTTAAAAATTTGATATATTCCATTCTGGAAAAAATCATTGTAAGATTCTATGTGATGTGTTACTAAAGATTGTGGATTGTCTTCAAATTGACGATTTATTATTTTCCATAATGTAGAATTTTCCATGAAACTATAATATAAATTACTATTATATTTTGTTTATTAGTTTTTAATAATAGTTTATTTAAGAAATTTAGGAATCTTCGGTCTAGGAAAAAATTTCTTATATTACTTTATAATCAATGGAAAACAAAACATTAGATGCTCTTTTCGGACCTTTAAACAAAAAATACTGTTTATGGTTTTACATTTTATCCGTTTTAGGATTCGTATTTTTAGTTATTGCCCTTGCATTGACTTTATTTATCGGTATCTCTAAACGTAAGGGAATTGATTTCTACGTTCAAATGTTAATTGGTTCATTAGCATACGTAATTTTCTATTTCCAAAATCGTTTACTATACTCAATGTGCGTTAGTGCTATTTAAATAGACGTCTATTGTAATTGTGTAAAGATGGAAAAAATAATTATTATCAAAATGATAGTAACTATTTACATAGTTTAGCTATAATATGTAAAAAATTGATTATCAAAAATAAATTAAAAAACAAATTACTAATATATATAATGTCATCTACATCAAGTAATCGTATTTTAAGTATTTATAAATCTCGTAAAACAATATTGGATTTGCTTGATTATCAAGATTATTTAGTCGAAGATTATACGGGATTTAGTATCAATGAAACAGATGCTATGTTTGTGAATTCTCAATTGGATTTGTTAGTAACCCATAAAAATAATCAAAAAAAAGTGTATGTTAAATATTTAATTTCATCAAAAGTCCGGGCAAAAGATTTAGACGATATTATCGAAGATTTAATGTACATAGAAAATGTTTTGCAAAAATCAGATACCATTATCATTATTATTGATGACGAACCGAATGATTCAATTACTACAAAACTAAAATATTTATATGACCATGATGGTATTTTCGTAGTAATACATAATATTGCACGATTACAATTCAATATTTTAGAACATGTATTAAATCCCCAAGTAGTTGTTTTAGAAGAAAATCAAACTGATGGATTGATGAAAAAATACAATTTGAAATCATTAACACAATTGCCAGAAATTGACAGGTTTGACCCATTGGCATTAGCATTATGTTTAAGACCAGGTCAAGTATGTGAAATGCAACGAGGAAGTGCTACTGCCCTTTCATATAAATATTATCGTATATGTGTTTAAAGATTTATGTAATGAATGATTTATCTAATGAATGATTTATCTAATGAATATAATATAGTTATGTCAGAAATAAAAAATTTAACAGTTGCATATAACCCAAATGATTTTTATTATTATAATGCGACATTTAGTGATGGTACTAAAATAAACACTAATAATTATTTGGATAATAATACATGTTCTTCATATATAAATCCTAATATTGATTGTAGAAATGGTGGTAATATTGATTTAGAAAAATGTTATCACAAGGAACTTTGTATAAACCGAAAAAATGCTATGAAAATTAACGAATTACAAACAAATCATGACGGAGCTGATACACGTAATATTGATATAAATGTTGATTATAATCGCGAATTATTGAAATCATACAATTTAGCAATCGGTTCTTTAGGAATATTAGCAATTTTTTATTTTTTATATAAATAAATTATATACTTTACATAAATGCCAGTGTTTTTTAGTGATACTAATTTCAATGAAAAATTATACGATGATGAAATTAACAAAAGAAGAGTTGAATTAGATAAAAGATTAAATAATTTATACAAAAATAAAAATATTATTAAAGAAACGCAGCAAAAAGATATTAATGCTAATGTATATGCAAATATTATGTTAACTATATTAGCAACTTCTTTATTGTATTTTTCATTTGTAAAAATTACTAAATAAAATATAAAATATTTATATAAATGAATAGTCAATTATTTGAACAAATATCATCATTGAGTCATTCTGAATTTTCAAAAGATACTATCAAAGAAGGTTTTAGTTTAGTAGAGGGATATACATACATTAATAAAAAATCCGATGGCACAGCATCATTAAATGGTAATATTAATTTATATACTGAGTTACAAACCACCTTATCAAAAGACCCCAAATATGATTTTAATGGCAATACATTACTTTTTTCCGATGAAAACCTTTTTATTTCAGAACAAATCAAGAAAGATAATGAAATGTTAATAACAAGTGAAGATAATTTATTAATAGCATCATCAATAGCCGCTGCAACTATGTTTATAGTTGCTTTTTTTCTAATAGGAAGTAAAAAATAAATATAATATATATATAAATATATATTATAATGCCAAATATTGATGACACTGATGTACAAAATATAGATGATGCACTTATTGCTGAAAAAGATAGATTAGACAAAAAGAAAGAATTAATTGATAAAGCTGAATTTAGTCAAAATAGACAGCAAGAATTAAATGAGAGTTATCGTAAAAGATATGTATATTACAACTATATTGGAGTGGTTGTGGTAATAACTTTGTTAGTATATCTAGCATTAGTTATGATTCAATATTTTATACCAATTATTCCTAGTGCAATTATTGATGTTGCAACTATGTTCATATTTGCATTTATTATTATTTTTGTTATTTATAATTTAATTATAATATACAGTAGAGATAAATTGAATTTTGATAAAATTAATAATGATAATGCTAATATAATTAGTGCATCCGAATTAGAAAAACAACGACAAAAAGATATTTCGTCAGGTAATTTAATTGGTGTTGCTCTACCAACATGTAGTGGTTCTGCATGTTGTTCAACTGGTACTCGTTGGGATCCTGGAAATTTAGTTTGTATGCCGGGAAATGTAATTTCAGCATTTACAAGTATATCTGAATCATTTAATATGATTCAAGACAATGATATAGTTATAAATGGAAGAGTAAAACCATTTGAACCATCCGAATTTGATAATTATTCAAAAATATAATATAACGATATTTTAGATAATTTATATGGGAAGAAGATTTAGATTTCCTTCGTTTAGACTTCCAAGATATAATCCACCACCTCGTCGTTATAATCCACCACCCAGACCACCTCCACCGCCACCAAAACCTCCTGTGCCTAATTGTAATAATTTAATTATACCATTAAAAACAGAAATATCAAAATTAAATACTGACTTGAATAGTAAAAAAGCAGAGATTACTCGTTTGAATTATAAAATCAATGATATTTCGAATACAAACCAATTTTTGAAAGATAAAATGTATGGTTCAAAAAAACAACCAGGATTTTTGAATATTTTAACAAAAAAATCCCAATCTGAACATTTTAGCAACATAAATAATAGAGAAGGAATGAATTTAATTGAAGGAATCGATGCTACACAAACAGATTCAAACAATGTAATTAATGAAAATAAATTACTTAATGTAATTAATGAAAATAAATTACTTGAAAGCCAAATACAACAAAATCAAAATAATTATACAACAGACGATACACAAGTATTTTATAAAACACAGCAATATTATAGACAACAAAATTTGAATTTTATTTTATTTATTATTTTTTATAGTTTGATATTAGGTTTAGCGGTATATTTATTTATTTTTAACAATACAATCAATGTTTATTTAAAAATATTCATCACAATTTTATTGGCAATTTATCCTTTTATCATCGAAAGTATAGAATTTTTTGTGTATTTTATTTTTTATTATGTATATGCTCTAATAAATGGAGTACCATTTGATTTAGGAAACTATTATGGATTCACATTCAAATAATATTCACGAAAAATATATAATATATTGAAAATATTATATATTACATTTTTACATAGTAGTTAATAAATCAGATATTTCTGTAATACTTTTTATTAAATAATCAATGTCACTATCATTTATATCTTTATGTATTACTAAACGTATTACTTCCGGTGACCAAGCACTAACTCGTATACCTTTATCTCTAAAAAGTAAGGCGACGTTACTTGATATTTCTTCTTTTTTCCACGATTTATCATAGGATAGAATATCAATAAAAATAATATTAGTTACTACTGGATATTTTACTTGAAAAGAATGTAATAACCCAATATTATCTGCTATTTTTTTACTTCGAATATGGTCATTTAAAATAATTCCATCGTCAAAATTATCTAATGCGACTATTCCCATTGCACCTAATATACCAACTTGTCGCATACCTCCACCAAGAGCTTTTCTGATACGTTTTGCTTTTTCAATAAATTCTTTTGTTCCAATCAATAGAGAACCAATGGGTGCACCAAGTCCTTTGGATAAACAAACCGTCAAAGAATCGACCAATTCACCAATTTTATAGGGTGACTCATTCATATAGGTTAATGCATTCCATATTCTCGCACCATCTAAATGAATTGGAATATTTTTATCCAAAGATAATGTTTTCAAATCTTGTAAAAATTTTATTGGCAATACTTGTCCACCGCATGCATTATGCGTATTTTCAATGCATATAAGTGATGTAGTGGGTTCGTGAATATCGTTATCTCGAATACTGATGTTGATATTTTCTATATCCATTGTACCATCAGGTAAGTTTGGAAGAGTTCGTAATGAAACACCGCCAAATTGTGATGCACCACATTGTTCATATAAAAAAATATGACTTTTATCTCCAACTATTATTTCAGAACCGCGTTTTGATGACCAACTTAATATTGCAGTCAAATTACTCATAGTTCCAGAAGGAAAAAATAAAGCACTCTCCTTATTGAACATTTTGGCAGCTCTTTTTTGCAATAAATGAATAGTTTGGTCTTCTCCATAAACATCGTCCCCCACTAAACAATCTAATGTAGATTTTCTCATCTCATAACTTGGTTGTGTTACTGTATCACTACGTAAATCAATCATATTATAACTATTATTATAATATGATAATAAAATAATCTTTATATAAATTTTATTTGTATATTACGAAGTTTTTATTTTTTTCATGAATGAATTATATGCACTTATCAGAGTAGGATGGTGCACATAGGGTAAATTATTTTCCTTACAAAATTCTTCAACAATCGGCGCTATGTACGTGTAATGATGCCCGCAAATATTGGGAAATAAATGATGTTCGATTTGATGATTTATTCCAGAAAATGCCATTGTCCATTCTCGATTTCCGTTCATAAAATTTCCGGAATTACATATTTGCCGTTTTGCCCAATCGGGGCCATCATAATAATTCTCATGCGTTTCATACAAATCATGGTCAGCCATTACATTCAAATAATATAATGTATTTTCAGTTGTTATATAGAACAATGTAGGAATGATTCCAATGTTATACAACATGTATATTTTACAAAACATGATAAACAATGAATCTATATCATAATGATTGGAATTGTGTATTTTCAGATGGTCTTTCTCAACAAATGATAATTGGTTTACGAATGAACTATATATATACCATATAAATTGAGCAAATGATTGGCCTGGCATCAATGTGTAAATTACATTCACTAATGTTTCAAAAGAATAATTTTTATTGACATCAAAAACTAAATTTATAGAATACAAATCTTTATCTGGGTCGTTTTTACCACCCGTAAATGAATGATGATAATATACATGATGATAAAACCATAATGAATGATTCCATAAAAACCAACTATTTGCTATTTTGGAAATAAAATTATTTACTTTTGGATTTGTCGAAATAGCATAATGTGAACCATCATGTAATAAATTAAATAAAATAGATACTTCAATCGACGATGCTATTACAGAAAAAAAACATCTCAAAAAGGTATAATCAATAAAATTGATAAGACTTATTACATAGATATATAATAAAATAGATGATATATTCCACGCATACCAAGAAGTAGATGCTTTAATAGATTCTCTATCTGGATATACAGTTTTTACTTTTTCAATTAATTTGTGATAGGTTGTAAAATCGGTATTGTATTCATTTTTTATATCGCTATCTTTTTCAAGTATTTCATATTTATCTAACGATTTTCTTATTGATTCAATGTTTGAAAAAGCATGATAAGATTCAAATAATGCAGTACAGTCATCTAAACCTTTTGTTTTTACTAAAATTTCACTTCCACCTGGATGATATTTTGTAAATGTTGTTAAATCGTATTTTTTTCCATAGATATTCCACATTATATAATAAAAATATAATATATTTTTATGTTGTTATTGTAAATTATTTTTACTATAAAATACTTACACAAACAAAATTACAAATCACTTTCATTTATATTATCAACATCGTTATCTTCATCAGATGATGCTCCACCAATCGCTTCGTTATCATAATTTATACGAATTCCTGCCCATGCTCGTTTTTTCTCATAACTACCATATTTTTTATCCATATATGTATGTACCTTTTTAGAACTTGGAGCCCCATTATTTCCATGAATTGATTTATACCATATCGAAAATTCGTTGGTAATTTCGGATTTTGAAACTTTTCCATTTGGGTCTGGTATGATTCTATCGCGAATAAATTCTGCAATATAGTCATTCTTTTCCTTATACGAATTACTTGCGGATAACACTCTGGGGCAATCGTGAACCAAACCTTCTGTTTTAAATGCAATATCTACTAACATTGCCATGAATACTTCGCGCCATACTGGAAATTTTTCATTAATTTTGACATCCTTCAAGAATTGATATGGTTTTTCTGGGTCGCCTTGGACAGGAGTATTTGTAAATAATGATTCAAAATCTACCACGCGAATTCTTCTCCATGTTCCATGGTCTTGACTTTTGATTTCCATCAATACGTTTGTACAAACGCATAATTTGAATTGCGGAATGAATGTTACCATTTCGGTCATATATGGTGCACGTGCCGTAATTGGGTCAAACCCACTTGTCAATTGTTTTAACACGCCTTCATTTATCTGGTCTCCTTCTTGCGGTTCTTGCATAAGAGCATATCTGACTCCTTTCAACGCTACGATTTCTGGTGCTAAACCACCAATCTTACCTCGTCTATCTGTAATCAATGATAGTGGTACATCGCCTTTGTAATCACCTAAACATTCTTTCATTAAATCGGTCAATACTGATTTTCCATTTGCACCAATACCGACATACATATTGAATGTTTGATTGGATGAAGTACCAATCAATGTAGATGCTAAATGTTCCCACATATATTTGTATAATTGCGGGTCGGGAAATAGTTTGTGCATAAAATCATTGATTTCATCGATGGTTTGTTTATGTTTTTCTTTGTCCAATGGAACATAGTCTATTTTTGTGCATTTTGATAAATGGTCTTCTGGATATCCTTTTCTGAAAACTTTGCTTTCAAAATCAATGACACCATTATTGAATGATAGTAAATATGGGTTACTATCCAATTGTTGTAGAAAATCGGGGTCATAGAACCATTCTCGTGATTCTCTCATAATATTGTTCTTATCATTGGTATTACCCAATCTGGTACAAATATTCAATATTTTATTGGCATTTTCTTGCATACGTTTGGATTTTGCTTCATCTGGCGGGTTCAATGAACTTGCTTGATTCATCAAACTCTGAGCTCTTTTCCAATACAAATTGCGCAATGTTGTTGAAATTGAATGACGTAATGTAGTACCAGAATCGTTTTGAATCCAGCAATGTTTCTTCAACTGATACCAAACTCCTTTGGATACACTTACACAAACATAATCATGTTTATGCAATTGATACAATACACCTGCAATATCGAAATCACCACATCCGCGAGAGTTCTTGTCACTGCCAATCTTGTCCAAAGTGATTGTTTTGATTGTTTGGTCAATATAGAAATCAATACTTGTTTCTCTTACTTTTTTGAATTTTTCCAAAGCATCTTCCCGAGACCAATGCATAATTGAACGTTTTGTCAATCCATATGGATTTTTTAAATCCATATTTTGCCATCTATCATATAAATCGGATATATTATTGAAATCAAAATTTTCAGCCAATGCGCTGAATGTGACCCAAACTATCAATAAACTATCATGAATATTACGTAATGCCCAACCAACGCGTATCCATTTTAGAAATGAACCATTACCATAATAAGATTCTGGTAGTGTCATTGTATAATCATGTGCTTCCCTTAATTCATAATCAAATGATTGTATTGAATCCAAAAATTCGTCAACAGCATCTTTCAACTCATCGCGATTTTTTATTTTCAAAATATATGCATTTACATCCGAATAATTATTCATTGCACTACGTTTTTGTCTTGTTTGTCTTGCATTGGTTTGTAGAGTTCCATTCGATTCCTTTATTTTTATAAATTCGCTTGTATAAAATAAACTAGGATGACCAGTATATCTGGCTGATAATTTTTCAATATTTTCAATAACATTAAAGTTATCTAAATGAATATTGTTTCGAATAAATTCACCATCATCAGTATCATATGTAATTTCATAAATATATGTTAATTTGTAAACATCGTGATGTGGCTTACGTGAACCATATAATTGCCAAGGTGAATCTGCCTTACTAACACCCTCATCTAATACACCATCCCAAGTATTTACAATCGGAAAATCTGACCATGCTTCTGCAATTTTTGGAAGCACTTTTTTTCTTAATAATATTTGAGTAATTCGGTCAGCTTGCAAACCAATAATGATGTGAATACCATCTTTTGTAATATTTTTGTCAACCACACGATTTACATCATTCTTTTGCATCACATATACATTGAACTTCGTGTTTTCATCAAATTGATATATAGTTTTTAATTCGGCTAAATATATGTCAATTCCATCTTCTATGTGTGATATATCATATAATCGTTTATCCACAGCATAATCAAAGTGTAAATCAATATCTATCAAAATTGGACCATTTGAATCCAATTGTTTTTCGGTCAAATATTCTTCATTGTTTTTTGTCAATATTTCATTTGCATATAAACGTAAGAAGTCGGGATATTCTTCATCACTTATATGATACGAACCGCCATAAATTCCACAATCATTATCCGGCATTCGCGTATTTGTATAAGGCAAACCGCTGTTCTTTGCAATGTGTTTTATCAAATAATCATTGAATTTTTTTGAAGTTTTAGATTGCATCTTAGGTGATATTTGCACATGATTACCAGTATTTGATTCTGTATTTATTAGACGATTTGTACTCGTCATTGTTATAATGATTATATAGATATTTTTATATAATTTTTTGAATTCAATTTTTTGTATTTTATATTCAAATATCATGTATTCAACATAGCCCATTGTATTCATAAAATGGTTTGATTATCAATATATCTATTACAAAATATAACAAAAATAAATTGAAAGACCAACACCACATAGTACCAAAAGTATTGTATTTGAAATAAAAAAATAATGATGTGAATGAAGATATAATTGAGAACAAAGTTATAAAAAAATTATCAATCAACAATACTGGAATTAAATAAAACAATAATCCAATAAATAAAAATATATTTTCATAACCCGTATAATTCATCCATTCCCAAGACAAATGTCTATTGGTACCAATTGACGTATGGAAAATAGTAGGGTTATATATTCGTCGATATCCATAATAAACTATTATAAAAAATAAATAAAGAAAAATAATTGCAAGTTTAATAGTAATATTAGGTATCATTAACATCAATGTTAACGGCTGAATAAATACAAAAAACGATGCGATTTCAGAAAATAATTCATTTATCGATTTATTTTTTAGATTTCTCCATAAAAAAAATTCTATCAATTGCATAGCAGCAACTTCTAATAAAAATAGATAAATCAAAGGATTATCAAACGTTTTTGTTTTGTATTTGGTAAATGTGTTCGCAAAAAATATGAATAATAATGCTAAACATGCAAATAAAAAAGTATTTATTGATATATCTTGATTCCAACACATTATATATATTATTTATATATTTTATTAGAACTAGCTATCAAGAATCATTTGAAATTTTCACTAACAAAAAATTGATTATATAAATAAATTAAAATAATAGTTTTAATATATACAATGAAATTCTGCAATAACTGTTCCAATATGTTATATATTAGTATTAACGAGAATGATACTAATAAATTAATTTACTATTGTCGTAATTGTGGTAACAAAGATGAAACTATTACCGATGAAGGTGTATGTGTGTTGAATACTCAATTAAAAAAGGGTGAACAAAAATTCAATCATATTATTAATAAATATACAAAATTAGACCCTACGTTACCGCGCATTTATAATGTAAAATGTCCAAACGTTGGATGTAAATCAAATACGGAACATGACAATAAATTACCCGAAGTCATTTATATTCGGTATGATGATGATAATTTGAAATATTTATACATTTGTTCGGAATGCGACCATACATGGAAAACAGATGATAACAAATAATTGTAGTATTTTCAGAAAATCAAGAAAATGAAGAATATGAAAAATAAAAACAAAAAATTGAATGTATTTATTTTTTAATACATTTAGAAATATTGCAATATACTATATAACATGGACGAAAAAGACGAATATCCATCTGATGTTGATTCTGACGTTGAATCTGATACCGAAAATGTTTTAGAATTACCTAAAAAATCGAAATTTGATGCTAAAAAAACTAACGATATGGACGAAGATGAAGACGAATCTATTAATAGTGATAATGAAGAATACGACGATAATGAAGAAGACGACGATAATGAAGAAGACGATGATAATAACGGTGATGATGATATTGATGAAGAAAAAATATTTAAATCAGTTGAAAAAAATCAATTCACTTTGAATGATAGAGACGACGATGAAGATACTGATGATGATGTAGATGATGATGAAAATTATTTACAAAAATTTAATGAAAATATCAAAAAAAATATTATAACCGATTATCATCCCGAATTAGATTTTCATAATTATGAAGAAATTGAAAATTTGACAACAATTATTAGAAATGAAAATGGAACAATTGTAGACCCATTGCACAAAACTTTACCATTCTTAACAAAATATGAAAAAACAAGAATTTTAGGAGAAAGAACTCATCAAATAAATTCAGGGTCAAATCCATTTATTCAAGTCGAATCTGATATTATCGATGGATATTTAATTGCATTAGCGGAACTTGAACAGAAAAAAATACCGTTTATCGTAAAACGTCCTTTACCAAACGGTGGTTGTGAATATTGGAAATTAAAAGATTTAGAAATAATTTAATCACCGGTTTGCTATTTCTTCACGAAATATCTTATGATTTTCAATATTTTTAATAGGATGGTATATATTTTCAGGTGTTATGTTTGTAATATTCCAATCATATCGCCATTGTAATGTTTTATTCATTTCATTAGGATGGTCATATATTAATTTATGATGTTTTGCTATTGTAGGAATCATTGCTTCTATAAATACCATTGTTTTTGATTCGGAGACATAATCATCTATTTTTTGCAATAGTTCTCGTGACAATCTTGATACACAAATCATTGCATTATAGTATGGAGGTGGTATGATAAAATCTATACCATACCAAAACCAATAATTATGTTCTCCATTTTCATTTACTTCATATTCTTTGGTTAAAAGGTCACTATTTAAATATTTTTTATCTATCGAAACAACTGTATTTATATCATAAAAAAATGCGTCATCTTCAAAAAACCATACGTAATCATATGATTTATTCAATTTACAAAAATAATAAAGTGCTTTGTCCCATGCAATAATTTTAGGAAATCCCAATCTACTTGACGAATTTATATAATTATTTTCTTCGGTTTCGGCGTGGGATAGTATTACAATATTTACATTGGGATATTTGTAACCATATATTGAATAGTAATCCACATAATCGACATCTATTATGAAATAAAAATCATATCCATTACATTTATCTATTTTATTTAGAAAGTCTAACCATATTTCATTTGGAGTAAATCCAATTATACAAATCGCGCGTTTTTCCATAAAATGTTTTATAGAAAATATAGAACATTTTATTTGTATCATTTTATAAAAACTTTTTTCTAAATTTCAAAAAACCATTTTTTCAAATAAGAAATTTCATTTTCATCATGTGTAGATTTTTCAATATTATTCAACAATTCAATCCCTTCATCTTTTCGCTCTGTATACAAACATGATAATGCTAATTGATAATTAATATTTATTCCATAACACGACTCGTCAATAAATTTCATAGATTTTTTGTATACTTCTTCTATATTTTTCGATTGGGCTTTTTTCAAATTAAAATACCCCAATTCATAATTACTATTTTCATTGAAGATACAACCCAATTGATAATATGGTTCAGCTCGTTCATTATAAATTTGCGTTGCACATACAGTGTACCGTATTAAATCTTTTATATTATAATCTAAAATATACATAAGTTCTACAATTTTCATATATGATTCAAATAATTCGTCGTTTTCAGCATCTTTTAATTTTGTATATTTCAAATAATTCAGTAATGCTTTATTCCATTGTTGTAAATAATAATAATTTTGTGCAACATTAAATATACAAAGTGAATTAATTCCATATTCATCTACGTTGATGGTATCTATATAATCTTTTTTTAATAATGATATATTTGAATTTATTTTTTCTTCATTAACAATATTTTCATTGCAATTTTTTGTTACATTGAAAATAGTATTTAAAATATACCCATTATCTAATTCATCAATGTTAACTGGGATATATTTTTGAAAGACATTTCCTGCAATTTTCCATTTATATTTGTTATTAAATAACACTGGTTTTACATTCGCTATTTTTTTATTATGAGTTTTTATAGTATATTTATTGAATTCAATTACTTTCGTATCTATATACGGAATGGTTTCATATACATTTGCATTATATGATATCATCTTTTTACAGTCAAAGTACATATTTATATTTTCAAAACTATTTAAATTTTGTATGTTTAAAGTTTCACCAGCTTCTAAGTGCAGTATGAAATCTGTGTGTCCATAACATAATTCAAATAATTTTGTTTTATTTTTTGACGTGTCTTTTTCGTCAGAATTGTATAATTGATGCATTATGTTTTTATCTTCAAAAAAATGTGTAATTTTTTCACATGAAGTATTAGAAGAATTTGTATTCAATATAAAACATCTATCAATAATACTGTAAACACTTTCCAATGTTTTCAATACATCATTTTCATTATCATTGTATATTATTGCAAAGCAAATAGTTGCGCAATTATTCATTTAGATATCATTATGTAAAAATATTTATATAATTTTTGTATAAAATATATAAATATATCATTCTATATTTGAAAAATGGATTGTAATAATTTAGATTGGCAAATAAATATAGATAACGAGCTTAGTTATTTATTATTTCAATATAGTTTTGTTATAGATAATCAATGTAGACTGGATACAACAAAAACCGAATTTTCTATCGTTGAAAAATTTGTATATGATATTGCAAATTTTCATTTGAAACGGTTAAAAATGGATTTTGATGAAAATACATTTGTTACATTTTGGATTAATAAAACAACTTCAAAATGTAGTATTAATTTTCATTTAGATAGAGATGATTATGAAGACCGAGTGTATAACACTACAACAAACCTTCCATTTTTAAGTGCAATTACATATTTGAACGATTGTAATTCGCCTACCATGTTTACGAACATAGATGGTTCAGTAAAAGATAAAGAAAAATATATGGATAATTCCAAAATATGTTTGTCATTTCCAAGAAAAATGAAACATACAAGTTTTAATGGTAAATATATACATTCTGGTATAAACATGAATGGATGCAACGACAATAATACTCAACGTAATTTAATTTTAGTTGCATTATGGAAAAAACCTCCATTACATGTCCCATTCTATAATGATAGTATTTTTTCTTATCTTAATTTTATGTACAATGACGTTACTATAACAAATAAAAAATACAATAAGAATGAAGAATTGATGCAATTCGTTAAAAAAGATGACAATCAAACAGTTATAATTGATAATAATATAATAACACGCGAATTCTTTGAAAATATTATTGATGAATCTATTATTTATGAATTGCATCATTTTTCAAAAATTTTTGATTATATTTTCAAATATTTGTCTTCTAAAACGGATACATTTATTATTGATGAAGTTTCAAATATTAACAAATATGAAAAGTTTATAAATTGTACGCATTCTGAAATTGAACAAAAATCAAATTTTATCAAACAATATACATATCCATTTATGATACATGATTCAATTAATTCAGTTTGTCCATCATTATTGAAATGCGACTTGAAAACGTGGACAATATCTTCAAGTAATAATTTTCATGAAGAAAATGCACACATCGATTGTTTAATAAATGAATGTATATTGGCAAAGAAATATGCACCTGCATATATATTGAATCATAATAAAAACGATTTCAATTTAATTGAAAAATATGTATATGATATTGTAAATTTTCATTTAAATAGAATGAAAATAGTATTCGATACAAACATTTCCGTTGAATTTTGGTTCAAATCGCGCAAAGTTTATGGCTCCAATATTCATACAGATAGTGATGATTTTGATGTGAATAATAAAAAATTATCAAAAAAACCTTTTTTATCATGTTTGACATACTTTGATAATAACAACGACCCTACTATAATTACAAATATTGATAACAATGCATATAAATTCAAAAATCTAACCGATAATACATTATGTTTTAGTTTTCCCACAAGGATGAAACACATTGTTTTTAATGGGGGTAAATATTATCACTGTGAAGGTAGTGTATTTGATAATAATGATGAGGATGAACGTTGCCTCTTAGTTATAGATGTTTGGTATAATCATATACCTGTAAATTTAGAATATTATGATTATAAAAAACATTCGAATTATGGAGATAAATATTCAAGATATACAGCAAATGGTATTTTTAAAAGAGATGATTGTATTTTACATTTTAATAATCAAAACCAAAATATGAAAAAAATAGAAGTAACCGATGATATTTTAAATAGTAATATTTTTGAAGAAATTCTTTACAAAAAAGATAACCAAGTTTTTAAAAAATTTAAAAATATATTTAATCAAGAAGATTTATATAATAATAATACAATTATTTTATATAAAAATATGAAACCATCACTATCTAATAGTAAACCTAATGTAGTGACTTCAATGAAATTTGACACACAAGTATTCAATAATGAAAATTTTCTTGAATTAGATAAAAATATTGAATATCACGATTTGAAAGAAACCCCAAATGTAAATAAAGATGATGTACAAAATAGTGTATTCAATGTATCCAATTTAATTAAATTAAACAATTCTTTAAACTTAAATAGACATATAGTTGAAAATTTTTTACATACTACTATTTGTGATATGATAATACAAGAATTAAATGATTATATTTATAAAAAAAATCAATGGGATACAATTGCAATGAATGATGAAAAAATATCAATTATTAATATTGATAAATTGCCAAAAACATTGAATTATATTGTTAATAATGTATTTGACTTATATTGTAAGAGTATAAACGATAAATTTTTATTTTTAAAGGAAAAAAAATTAAATTTCAAAGAAATATTTATAGCAAAATATTGCGACGTTTCAAACAATTTCAATTTTTATAACTCATCCACAAGTATTACATCATATATATTCTTGAACAATACAGATTTACTTGTAGGTTCTGGTAAAGATATTAATAAAGACGACGATATAATCGTAGCAAATCAAGGCAATATGTTAATGCATATATCAGATAGTAAGTCAAATATTATAAAACATATTAATCACGCCGGTTATTTTATTATTTTTTATATTGAATTATATGATTAATTTATAGTGGCGTGTATTTTGTTATAACATTCTTGGCTGCAAAAATGACTTCTACAATTTGGAATACTTTTTACAATAGACATACATTCCATGCATTCAGGATTTGTATCAACAATCGGTTCTTCAACAATCGGTTCTTCAACAATCGGTTCTTCAACAATCGGTTCTTCAACAATCGGTTCTTCAACATCTCCATTGTATTCATATGCAATTTTAAAATTGCTATAACGATCCGTAAATATTTTTTGAATAATAACATCAATTACATAATGATGCACATTTCCAAATTCGCAATCTTTTAATTTGTTAATTATTTTTAAATAAAAATCTTTACTCCTTGCTAATATAATTCTTTTAGATACAATAAATGAGGACCCTTCTGTTTTGTAAATATATGTATATTCGGCCCATCCAAATAATTCTGAACATATTTTAGCATAAGCATGTTGTACATTTATTGCTAGATTTTCAATTTCAGATTCATTTATTATTTTTGAAGTATGTAGATATTCTTTGTAGCTTGTGATAAATTCAAAGTTTATATTTGAATTATTAGTTAAATAATATTCTATTTTATCTAACATGTTACTGCATATTTTACGATATCCATCTTCATCTACTGTTATAAATATTATATAATCTTCTAAATTTTCATAATTATCATATATGTATGTAAAAATAGTATGGTATTCATCTCCTATATTTGGTATATCAATACAATTATATTCGTTAGATAATGGTTCACCTTTATTAAATATTATTATATTTTCAAATCTTTTTGTCCATTCAATACATCCACTTTCTCGTATTACCACTATCATGTATAATAATATATATAGTTAATTACATATTATTATTACTCTGTTGAAAAAAAAAATACCTGGTATAATCGACCATTGTATATATCTGAACCAAAATAATCAACTGCTGTATGGTATCTGGAAGAATCAAATATTACAAGCCGATTGAATACATTTCCTACTTTATCTACTAATTTCCACTTTGTCATATCTTTGGAATATTTCCCAAAATCACTTTTCATCAATTTACATTCATGTGCATTCATTGTTCCATCCATAAATTGATAAAATGCTGTACCAGATTCAACTGGTGCATCTGGTGTTAAATATATTATAGCTGCATATTCCATATTTATATTATCATAATGAACCCATGAATGGTCGTTTGATGTTGAATATTGAAATTTTCCATTATCAGTGTCAAATGGAAAATTTTTTATTTTTCCAACAAAAGGTTCTAATATTTTTTGAAATCGTTCTTTATGTTCTTGGCATGCGTATGATTTACTGCGTTTTCCTGGATAATATGGTTCTTCTGTATATTCTTGTTTCAATGCAAAATCTCGAACTTCCATTGGATTTTCATAAAAATTATCTATTACAATAATACTACATGCCGTTGGTTTGTTATTTCTATATTCATTCAGCATTTTTAATATAATGATTCATGTATTTATTTTTTATATTTATATAAAAATGAAATTATTATTCTATTGAAAAAAAGAAAAGTTGATATAGTCTAGAATTATATATATCTGAACCAAAAAAATCAACCCCTGTATGATATCTTGAAGAATCAAATAGTACAAGGCGATTAAAGACGTTACCTACTTTATCTACCAATTTCCATTTTGTCATATCTTTATCGTATTTAATATAGTCACTTTTCATTAAAGTACTTTCATCAGCATTCATTGTACCATCAATATATTGATAAAATGCTGTACCTGATTCGACTGGTGCATCTGGTGTTAAATATATTATACCAGCATAATTCGTTCCATTCTTATCGTGATGAACCCATGAATGTTCATTTGATGTTGAATATTGAAATTTACCATTTTCAGTATCGAATGGAAAATTTATTATTTTTCCAACAAGCGGTTCTAATATTTTTTGAAATCGTTCTTTATGCTCTTGACATGCAAATGGTCGTGTTCGTTTACCTATACAATATGAATCTTCAATACATTTTTGTTCTATGTATTCTTGTTTCAATGCAAAATTTCGAACTTCCATTGGATTTTCATAAAAATTATCTATTACAATAAGGCCACATGATGTTTGTTTATTTCTTCTATATTCATTCAGCATTTTTATCTAATATAATGATTAATGTATTTATTTTTATATTTATATAAAAATCAAATTATATTTACAATCATGTTTCTTCAATATAAAACCAATTAGTTATTATGTATTTATCATTGGATATTGGCATTTTACCTCGATGTGGATAACACCAAGTTGCTGGAAATAATACTAACTTTCCTTTTTCCGGTTTTATTGTATAATTTCCCCAAAACTCAGTTTCGCCCCCTTCTGTAACGTTATTCAAATACCATATAAATGTAATAACTCTATAAGCTTTTTTTTCAAAATCTGCGGAAAAATCATTGTGATAAACATATTTCCCTTTACATTTTTCATATTTTTGTATCATAAAGTGATTTATGTACGGTTTATTACTTTCTAATAAATTATGTGTTGTATTTTTTGATGTATATTCTGATTTATTTATATGATTCATATATTCTGCAAAACCAATTGTTAAAGTATTGTATAATATTTTTTCCACTTTTTCCCATTTTTTTTCATTTTTTGGCATTATTAAATCAGTTGTATCTTTTATATCTTTTCTTAATCCTGAAAATACTAATCCTCCATATTTATTATCTTCTAATTCATACATATTTATAATATCATCACACAATTCATCCGGTATTGAATTTTTTATTTCATAAATAAAATCAGTCATTTTAGATAAAAACAAATATAATATTTAAATATTTTTTTATTATATTATTATGTTTTGAAAAAATATACATCTATACTTGAGCTACTATTGTATGCATTTCCAGTACCACCTACAATTGGCGGTATAACTACATTTGCAGCGGCTCCTGGGGTTCCATCAGCTCCTTTGCTTCCACTATTTCCATTAGCTCCATTTCCTCCTGTGTTTCCTTGACCAGGTGATTGACAACTATTTCCACCATTTCCACCATCACCACCTCGTTGGCCATTATTTCCTGCATTCCCTTGTATGCCATTATTTCCAGCTTGACCTGAATACACAATGAATCTGGTGCTATTACCTATATTCAAAATAGTCCCATTTGCGTTTCCTATATTGCATTTTAAAGTGTAATTATTGCTATTTATAGGAATTTCACTTGATGTAAATACAAATGCCCCAGCACCACCAGCACCACCAGCACCACCAGCACCACCAGCACCACCAGCACCACCAGCACCACCAGGACCACCACCACGTGGTCGTTTTGCCTGCCCCATTGGACAATTGTTTGCATGACTCTCGCCACCAGGGGTTCCATTTCCTCCGGGGGTTCCAGAGTTTCCATTTGGTCCAGGGGTTCCTTGTGCACCAGTTGCGGATTTAATTAAAAACTTCATAGTATTTGCCCATGCTGGTATTGGAATATTTGATTCTACCGCTGCTGATGTAGTTGCAGTTACGTTATATACATAACCATTTATATTGTATTTACTTGTAATTGGTGTTGTAGATTCACAATAACTTATATCCACATTTATTTTTGAATAGGATTTTATCGTTTCATTAGTACTTGATGTTGTATATGGCGGAAATCCATTAAATGTACTTGTTGGTATTGTTGAAGTCCCTGTTTGAATTATTGAATTTATATCCGTACCTTTATAATAATATTTATTTGCCATAATATATATTATTCAATATTTTTTTACGTATATTTTTACGTATATTTATATAAAAAAATCAGGGTCATAATTCAAACGTGTACTACTTTTATGATATTCAGTTTGACCACCGTGTCCATAGTCTCCAATTGCATCTTCTACTGCCATCATCGGATACATCAATGCGCGATTCCCTTGTTTGGTAATTGTCCAATCTGGACTAAAATGAGGCAATGAAGAATTGACTAAAGTTTCGTCCGCATATCCATTTCCAAATTTTTCTATTAAAAATTCGGCATGTTTTCTGGTTACCATATACAAATGTGCTCCCCAATGTCCGTGTTCGGTTGCAGGATAATTATGATATTTATATGGGCGATTTTCAAAATGCCCTTTTAATTGATAACCTTGTATCCACTCTTCAATCGCATAATTTGTCATATGTCCTAATAATAAAAAATCCAAATTCATACTTTCAAATTCATGTATAATATTTGGTAAATGATTTGCAAAGTCCTTGTGTAAATAAATATCATCTTCGCAAAAAAATCCATATTTTTTATCCGTTTTTAGAAATAATTTCAACATATCAATATGACCGTATGTAATTGACCAAAGACGTTTATTACCTACATCGATTGGTTGATTTGCAATACGAGGGTCTGTAATCTCTACGCCTTCAAATATGTTTAAATCTAAACCAACTTTTGTAAATCGTTCTTTCATATTCTTATATCTCACAGGATTGTTATAACATAAACAGTTAAAATCACAGAGATTTTTAATATATTCCATATAAATGTCTATGATGTATATTTTTTATATTCTTTGTTCAACATTTTTATATTTTTATAGAAACAAAAAATTGAATTAAATATAAATTTGTATAATATTATACAACCAATACGATAAAAAATGAGCTCAGAAATAAATCGTAAAATTGCGAATCCAGATACTTTTCGCGAAAATATACGTAAAAAATTCGCAACCATTCTTCAAGACAATACTATGTCAATTAATCTTGAAAAAGGGGTTTATAATTATACTATCAAAGAAGCAAATATTCGGAAAATAGTTAAAAAATGGGAAAATCCGGCGTTTGCGCAATTATACTTAGACCGTTTGCGTTCGATTTATACTAATTTAAAAAATGAAGATTTATTAAAGCAAATTAAGCAAAATGAAATTACGCCTCAAAGTATTGCATTTATGACTCATCAAGAAATGAATCCTTCTCATTGGCGCGTATTCATTGAGCGTAAAATAAAACGCGATACTTCAAAATATACTTCTAATATTGAAGCATCTACTGATATGTTCACTTGTAAAAAATGCAAGTCAAAACGATGTACTTATTATGAATTACAAACTCGTAGTGCGGATGAACCTGCAACTATATTTGTTACTTGTTTAGATTGCGGAAAACATTGGAAATCATAAATTTTGCCAAAAATGTAAAAACAAAAATGTAAAAAATTGATTCATTCTCTATTTCATATTTTTTTTCAATAACACTATTACAAAATGGGAAACACTACTTCATTAGAATCAAAACATCAAAATGATATTTGTGCTATTTGCAATAAGAACATTGATATTCAGAATTTACTAATGTGTGTTCGTTGTAATATATCATTACATGAATCATGTTATGATATTGCAACGAGTTTTAATAAAACGTATACCAAATGTCCTGCATGTAATCGTATTGGGTCGGTTGGTAAATTTCATTGTATAAATTCAAAATAAAAACAAAACCTAAAAAATTGATTTATTGTGTATTTTACTTCTTTTCAATAAGAAGAAATAAAATGGTAAATCGTTCATTTTTGAAATCAAATTATGAGAATGAAATTTGTGCAATTTGTAATAAAATAGTCGATGTTAAAAATTTATTAATGTGTGTTCGGTGCAATACATCACTACATGAATCATGTTATGATATTGCGACTTCTATAAATCGAAGTTATAACATATGTCCCATATGTAATCGGATTGGATGTGTTATTAAATTTCCTTGTATGAATTCAAGATTATAAAAATATGCAAAATATACAAATCTACAAAAATAAATTATTTTTTTTTATTATATAATGCATTTACCCAACACCTATCTTGAACACATAAAAAACATTGGTGAAAATTATGAAAATACAATTTTGATATTTCTATACAACATTCGCAATATTTATGCTTTTTACACATATGTTTGAGTTCTTTTTTTTCTTCAAGACAAACTGGACATATCATTATATATTATGATATGACTTGATTTTTTCTAAATATTTTAATTGTATTTTGTATGACTTCATTTGTAATCACAAATATATTTTTATGGTGGAATTATTCTTCTAGTGACATAAAATTCACTAATTTGACAAAGATATTGATAATATCCAAATAATAATCCATTGACGCTGTTATAAAATCCCCGTAATAATCTTTTTGTAATATTTGGTTTGTATCATATACAATGAATACAGAGAACAAAGCCAATCCGAAAACGAGAAATCCTTTTACGAAATTTGAATAATTACCCATAAACATGGTTACAATTTTCACAATAATATATAACAGTAGTATTAATAATAACCATCCACCAAAACGTTGGGTAAGTTCCACTCCACATAAAATCATAATTAATCCAAATGAGAACATGCTACCAAAAATACCCATTGTTCCAAATATAGCCGTTTTGATGATTGTAGGGTCGACTCTATTTCGTAAAAATGACAATATATATCCAATGAGTGATGAAAAAATAGTAAATATGATTGTTTTCAACCATAATGGCAAGTCCAATGATATTATAAATATCAATGCAAATAAACCTATGACGAAAACTATCCACATTTTTATGTCCAATTTTTCTTTTTCATTTTTTGAATTTTCCATGACATAATACGTTATTCCCAATTGAACTATCAAATTCGCAAATACCATCATTAGAAACCCTTTTTTTTCATCCAGTAATTTGAAAAAATTCTTGTTTTTTCCAAAAGATACTAAATTTCCCCCTTTTTGATTCTTCCCGAACAAAGTATTATACAGATTTGTATTTACCATCTATATAATATAATTATACATATTCTTCTTCAACCAATTCACTTGTACAATCTAAATAATTTTCAATTACCACATTTTCGATTGGTTTTAAATCAAATACGCTTTTTATTGCACTGTTTTTTTTAGATTTAGTTACACGTTTCGATTTTGGTTTTACAATAATTTCTTCTTCGTCATCATCTTCATCGTCGTCGTCGTCTTCATCGTCGTCTTCATCGTCGTCAACTACAAACCCATCTTTTGCATAGCCAGTTTTCGTTGTTGGAATATCATCATCTTCATCATCGTGTTCATCTTCCGAATCTTCATCACCTAAATCTTCAAAACCACCATACAATGTTTCATATATTTCATTCCAAGCAGATTCAGATAAATCGACTACTTCATTTGGATGCGATTCCATTTTTTTTACAACGATACAATTTCCAAAAAACAATGTATTGTCAATCGGTGGAGGAAATTCGTATTTGTTTTCTTGATTTGCTTTTCCAGTAGTCTTACCATATACGCTTATTGTGTATTTCTTAGAATCCATATCGATACTCCATGAAGTATGACATTTGAACCCTTCTGCTGACTTGAAACCCGCTTTCTTGTATAACTCATTTTCGTCATAATTTTTGAAATTAACTTGTTTAATTGAACCTAATTTTTCAATAATTATAATAGCCGGCATTCTTTGTCTAAAATATTTAGGAATATCTATTTAAGTATTTTCAAAAAATGTTTTTGTTTCTACGTAATTATTATTCATATCAAATCTATCTAAAAACATATAGATATTTGAGAACATAAACAACTAATGCTATGGCTTTTTCAAAATATCATTATATCCATTATTATAATTATTCTTATCCATTATTTATTCAATTATTTAAAAGATACCTACACTACCAAGAAAACAAAAGATTTAGTAAAAACTCAAACTGAGAAATATAAAACTATTTTAGATGAAATGATCAACAAAAAAAACAACGAGGATGAGAACATGTTTAGTTTTAATAGCGAAAATATGCAAAATGAGCTTGATTCTTATTTAGAACAAGAAATGTCTGTATTATAATATATACGAATAACATGCAAAGAATACCCTCAGGTAGCAGTTCAAAGTCAAAGAGTAGTAGTAGTACCAAATCAAAGAGTAGTCGAAAAGCAAGAAAAACCGCTAAAAAGACAGTTAAACGAGAACTTAAAGGTAAAAAAATGCCACCAACTCAAATTGAAAGAATTATTGAATTTCAAAAAGAATCCGATGCGACAGTTTTATCTATTCAATATAGTGAAGACAAATATGTAAGAATGAGAGAAATTCTGTCAAAATTACGCTTTGATAGAGATGAAAATTTAGCAAAAATATTAACATATGGGTATGCAACAAGTCAAGCAACACGAGCATCAAAAATAGAAGCTGGCTTGAGGGTATAAACTATTTTATTAAATAGATATAAAAACATTTTTACATATACATATAAAAGTGTGTAATGGAACTCAATGCTATCCAATGTCAAAATCTTATGAAACGTTTTCCACAATTTGAACTTTCCTATGAAACAATTTCACATAAGAAAGTTTCCCTTAATTATAATATTACTTTGGCGATACCTGCGGGAAAGAAATTTTTCGCATGGTTCACCTTTTATAAAAATATGGATGTGTGTTATTTAATGGAATTGAATCGCGATAAAAAAGTGAGTAAAATTACACGAATTAATACGATATTTCAGCCTTGTCTATCATTAGGGACTGTTTTATATGGAACTATTTTGGAAAATGCTGACCCTGCCGATGAAAAGAAATTCTTTGTTATTGAAGATATTTTTTCATACAAGGGAATTTCCATTGGTTCCTTTTTATTTAGCGAAAAACTAGGATATTTACACGATTTCATGAAAAATCAAATTGTTCAAAAGTTTACATGCAAAAATGGTTTAGTATTTGCACTACCATCATTATGGTATAATTATCAGTCTGGCGATTTTGAATGTAATATTAATATTCCTGAAAAAATCAGTGGAGAAATTGGATATACAATTCATCATTTGCAATATAGAATGCTTTCACAGGTTGCACCTTATTTGAATATTTCTTTAACGCGAAAAATAAATACCAACATTAATGTCCAAAAAGAAATCGATACAAAACAAACTCCATTTGTTTGTAAACCCGTGATCGATTTTTCGAAACCTCAATATAAATATCCAACCACATTTCACGTAATTGCAGACATACAATTTGATATATATCATCTATTTGCATTTGGTAAAAACAAATCATTGGTATACTATAATGTTGCATGTATTCCTGATTACAAAACAAGTATTTTCATGAATGGATTGTTCCGAAACATTCGTGAAAATAAAAATTTGGACTATATTGAAGAAAGTGACGATGATGATGATTTTGAAAATGTTGCCGAAGATAGATATGTAGATATTAATAAAACATTATTAATCGAATGTATTTTTAGTAGTAAATTCAAAAAATGGATTCCAAAACGCGTTATGCCAAATGGGTCCATGGTGGTTCATATTAATAAATTGGCGAATATTTTCAACTGATAGATTTGTTACGAAAAAAATAAAGATAAGTGAATAATATATCTAATACAAATCCTCCTATGCTAAATAAAAGCAATATATATTCCATTGGCGTTTTGTTCTCTATTCTGTAAAAATACAAACACAACAAAGCAAAAAACGGAATTGCAAGTATATCACCTATATGACTTATATTATTTATTTTCATTATATATATAATATTTGTATATAATAAAATATTTTTCATAAAATTACATACATTCATACATGCTTCTCACTAAAAGTTGTAATACTCTATTATATTCTAATATAATTTCCATTTTTTCACCTTCATTTGCGGATTTTATAAACTCTTTTTCATTTTCTGTCAATTCTAACATATTTCTTATATTGTGAATTATTTTTCTAAATGCAGATAAATCCGCGTTTTTTTCTTTGTTCTCATTGTTCTCCATTTATTTTTATATTATTACAAATAATGTTGTATTTATTTTATTTTTCAATATATATAATAGAATGAATACAACAAAAAACAATACGCGAAGAAAAAAATGGTCGTTAAAATACAAAAGAAGTATTAACTGCAAAAAACCGAAAGGATTTTCACAACGCCAACATTGTAAATATGGGAAACGACCAAAAACCTTGAAGAAAAGTTACAAATAGAATTCTATTCTACATTTGCAAACATATATTCATATTTATCATAAGTATTGTCTCGGTATAATGATTCCATGTGGTATACAGTAATTGTATCTATTTCTTTTTCCGATTTAATTTTAGTACAAAGTTTTTCTAAAATTAAATAATATATTTCTTCCGATTTTTTAGTGTATATTTCTATTTTAGAGGCTTCAATTGAATTGCGTAACTTTTGTTTCACTTTTGACATGTTCATTTATTTGTTTATTTTTTGCATAGAAATGAAAAATAAATTCAATTTTTTAGCGTTGGTTCAATATTTTTCAATCTATTTAGCAATATTATGTTTTCGCTCACTATTTTTTCCATTTCCATCCTGCGTTTATTTATGATCATTTGACGTTTGAAATCTAATACTTCTTTCATACGTCTATCTAGTTGATTGTCAATACATGATGTTTTGTTTATTAGGCGATATACCAATTTTGTATTAAAATCATTTATTTTATCTATTTTTCGATTATACTCATTTTCCCATTTTTTGGAATAAGGTAAATGTTTCGGTTCTCTATTATCGACAGTTGGTTTCATATTTTTTAACCTTTCCAAATGTTGTTCGTATAGACGTTTAGTATATCCTTTTCTATCTTGCTTTTTAGACATTTATTCTATACAATAATGATATTTTTATATTTTTTATATGAATATACTATATAATGGGAGGTGTATCTGTTGAAACTTCAACTGCCGGCGTTTTATTACAACCATATGTTAGTGGATTAAGTGGTTCTTCTTATCAATATGGTTCAAAGACCATTGGTGGAAAAAAATCCAAGAAATCCAAGAAATCCGCTAAGAAATCCAGAAAATCCGCTAAAAAATCCAGAAAATCCAAGAAAACATGCAAGAAAATGTTTCCTATGCTTGGATTCTAATTTTCTAAATTATCCAATTGAATCAAACATTTACGAATCGGGGCGTCTTCTAAACATTTAGGCGTTTCTTCGTTCATTTTTTTCGGTTCAAAAACATGCGTCCACGTTTTATCGTTATCCCAATCCAAACTCATATTCGTATATTTATTGCTATCGATTTGGCGAATACGATAATTTGCCTTTTTATAAAAGACACGGCGCTGCTTCCACTGATTTTGAAACAAATCATGAGAATCTACAATATCCACTATAATCGGATTCTCATGTTTTACGCGTAATATACGACCGACTGATTGGGTTATATCCGTTTTAGGCGTAACCATGACTAGCGTGGATAATGTTTTTATATCCAAAGCTTCGGCTGCCATTGCATAGGTTGCTAATACAATTTGTTTTCCTTCGGTTTCTTTCAAATCGTGTTGTTTCATACCCCCTAAATAATATCCTACTGATGCAATTTTCTTATGTTCAATTGCATCACGTAAATAGGTCAATAATGACCGATTATGACATAATATCATGATTTGATTGTGAGGATTTTCTTGGATTAAATCACCAATAACGCGAACCAGAAAATCGCTCCGTGGTCCGAACTCGCACAATTTTGAAATCATGGTACTGTATTTCGGACTCCCGCGAAAATCATATTCTACTTCATTGAATGTGGAGTCGCGTGATATATAATTTATAGCGCGTACACTTACTTCATCCCCTATATTCGTTTTTTGACTATATATTTTTTCACCAATAAACATGAACAACACCTTTGTTAATTGGTCTTTTCTATCTACCGTGGCGGATATACCCAACATATATGGCGTAATTGTTTTCAATAAGGTTTTTGAAAATTGTTCGCTACCAATACGATGTACTTCATCTACCAATGTTATTCCAAATGATGAAAATGCATCCACTGGATATTCTTTATCATAAATGGTTTGTATCATACCAATTACAATGTCTTTTTCGTCTATATCAAACGTAGGCCCCTGTATTTTTCCGACCCGCGCCGTCGGTAAGAATTCTTCTATACGTTCTATCCATTGATTCATCAAGAATTCTTTATGAACTATTATCAATGCCTTTTTTTTAAGATTGGATATGATTTTTAGTCCCATTACGGTCTTTCCTTTACCGGTTGGAACCTCCAATACACCACCGTTACCATGTACATTTTTACAAATATCCTTATTCACATAATCCATATATATTTTTATAATTTCTTCCTGATAATCACGTAATGGTTTCACAAATGGAATATCAATATCATCACCACATTCAATCTCGGTTTTTGCCGGTAATCCATAACGTTGTATTCCATAAAATCGTGGTATGTATATTTTATTTGCATTTTCACGATACACAGCAAATTCGGTTTCTGGTGCAGCCGCACCGGGACCAAATACAACCGGTTTCACTGTCAAATCTTTGTATAAGAATGCCAAGTCATCTTCTTTCAATGCTTGTTTTGGTATAGTATATCCTTTTTTTCCTAAATATGCAGAATTACAGATAGTATTTTTGTATTCTTCATTGAATGAAACAATCGATGTTGGATTATCAGATTTAGCCGATTTTGGTTTTTTAGCATAAAATTTTCTATAATTCATAATAAAGTTCTATATTTGTTTTGTTGATGTTTCGGATTTTAGGAATATAGAATCAATTTTTGGTAAACGATATGATAAAAAAATATAAATCTACATTATATAATGAATCTATCTTTACCAGCATCGTTGAAATCATTCAGTATTTATGAAATGGTATGGCTTTTTGTGTTTATCATATACATTGTATTTCCAATTGAAGCCCCTTTTGAAATTGCACAATATCTTGATTCTGCATTAGGAATGGCCATCATCTTTTGTATTACTGTTTATTTGTTCTTATATACAAATCCTGTTTTAGGTATTTTGTTTGTTTTTGTTGCATATGAAATGTTACGCCGCAGTTCGGCTGTAACTGGTCGCGTTGCTATTATGCAATACACTCCATCAGAACCTAAGCGACAAGCAGAAATGAAAGCCATGAACCCACCTGAACAAAAATCATTAGAAGAAGAAGTTGTTGACATGCGCGCACCACTTGGACAAAGTCCACCAACTATGTTTACTGAAAGTAGTTTCAAGCCAGTTGCTGACAAAGTCGGCGGCGCATCTTTATTCTAAATTGTTTACAGTATAATTTATTAATCGTGTAAAATAAAATATCAAAGCAATTAGATTTGATATTTTATTATTCTCTTTTTAAAATAAAACCTATAAAAGGACCAAATAAAAATATTGCATAACCGAATCCAAATATACCAAGCATCGAATATGCATAATTTAAATAAGCAGCATATTTTCTATTTTTTGTTTTACCTAAATTATTTTTTGTGTTTTTACTTTTCCATGCTATCGCTCCAAAAAGTATTGCAGTTACTAATAGTGATATAATTGTTGTAATAAAGCCATATGCGTATTTTACCTTTTTTGTACTTATATTATAAATATCATTAAATACTTCATAATAATACGGCCATAAAAAATATAATGATTCACCTAATTTTTTGAAATTAAAATTTAATTCATAATTTGGGTCACCGTTTAATACTTTTAAATATATAGTAGTAATAGATATTAAGAATAATGCCAAAAAGACTATACCTGCTATGCCTGATGATGTATCGCCAACTACTATTCCACACGTGAGTGATACTGCTAGTGCTAAATAAAAAAACCAAAACATTATCGTATACGTTAATGTTACATCTTCTATGTTTTTCTTGTCTTTAAAAATGTATTCATATGCAGGTGGTGCACCAAAAAATGCAATAAAAAATATAATAACAAATAATACCATTGAAAACAATATACTGATTGTCTTTTGTTGTTCAGCAGTACCACCACTCAATCCTACTATTGTTGGAAGATCTGTAAGTGGTTGATTTGTTGTAACATCAATTGGGGTGCAATCCATTTCACCGGAATCAATTCCTTCTACAAATCCTTCTGTTATACTTTGAAATTGATCTTTTCCTGGAACATTTTGTAAAATGTTATAGCTATTATTGTATGAAGAGAATAAATTACATGGTATAAATTTATCAAACATAGTATATACGTTAATTGGTTCAGTAAATACAACTACAATATCATTATCACTTTTGTAAAATATATATTTTTGTAATTTATTGAACATACTATTCACATTAACATTCATTTTTATTTCATTTGAGTTACTTTTTTCCGATTTAGTAATAATTTTATCGATTTTATTTGGTTGTATATTCATTGTTTTTAATGGAAAACATACAAATAATTTACTATCTCCATTTGTAATTTGTTTATTTTCTATTACTAATTCACCATCATAATCAATCCCGCCAATATCATGTGTTTTTTTATAAATCTGTAAAGAACTTGACATATATTTTTTAGTAGGTTCACTTGATATAAATAATCCATTTGGTTTGACTACATTTTCAGGTGTGAAATATGGTATTTTTACACAACCACCATTATTGGGGGTTCGTTCATATTGATTAAAATATATAGAGCAATCATAATAATCACATAGTAGACTTTTATCCTTCGCAAATCTGGAAGAATCACTTATATTAAAACTCATTATATAATAATATAATATTATATAATTATTTATAAAACATCATATTTTTGACTTCTATTTCCTAAATATATTGCTTTAAATATACGGAATATATGAAAATGTGCTGTTCTCATAAATAGTGGCAACAAACGTATCATTATATCCTTCTACATAGACGGTATCATTATTATTGATTTCATCACATCCATATTCTCCGGTGCAACTCTTACCTTTCAAACTTACTGGTAATTTTGTATTCATATTACCAGTATTCGAAATTGTATAATATTGCCATTTATCACGGCCGTTCATCAATCTGCGACCCATTAATGGTAAAATCATTTCACCATTATGTGAATTTCTAACATTTGGACGTGTCAAAATACCGATTTGAGTATAATCCATACCGGTACCGCGGGTTTTGATATTAATTGGTATTCCGCGAACATCGGCGGAATCACGCGGGAAATAATAACCATCATTTCTTAATGGTGGATTATATGGGTCACTCATTGTGTCAGAACGAGTTGAAATACCATTCAACGTAATTGGTGGAGGATTAGGTGGTGATAGTACAACTACGTTGGATGTAGGTTTCTCAATTGATTTTGTAATGTAAATATAATACATATAACCAATGATAATCAATAAAACCAATATTATTACTAACGTCATATTTTCAATACATATTACCCCAGGTAAACATTTTTTCGCCATTTTATATATTTATATATATATATATTATAAATCTATTCTCGGGAACTTTGGAATAGGTATTATTTTACAAGAATAACATTCTCTTGTAGCACCTTCCCAAACTGTTGTTAGATTACTTCCAAATATGGATAACATGAAACAATCAATTTGCTGTATTAAATCCCAAATCATATTTTCAACAAATGTTAAACCAGTTACATAAAATAAAAAACCAATAGGAGCATATATTGTTTTTCCTAAAATTTCCAACGAATACCATTTAAAACATACTGGTAACGTTATTATCATTTTGAATCCACAAGTAATATAACTGAAAATAGATTTGAATACATCACCAATAAAAGTAAAAAACGTACCAATTGCTTTAAATGCATTACCAACTTTTACAAAAAATTTCTCGATTTCTTTGAAAATATCACCAATTTTTTTAAAAAAATCAACTATTTCTGAAAACGGGTCTCCCATATCTAATAAATGTATATTATATAATTATTAGATATCATTTTTCAATAAATTTTATTTAACTCATTTTTGAAAATTTGTCGATTTGTTTATTTAATCCTGATATAGTGTTTAATAACTTTTCTGCATATTCTTTCAAATCTTCTAAACCTTCTTTATCTTTTGCACCTTCTTTATCTTTTGCACCTTCTTTATCTTTTACACCTTCTTCAAACCCTTCGTCGTCTATACCTTTTTTCTTCTTTTTTTGATTTTGATTTTGATTTTGTTCATCATCATCTTCGCCTTTATCTTTTGCGCCTTCTTCAAACCCTTCGTCATCTTCGCCTTTATCTTTTGCACCTTCTTCGAACCCTTCGTCATCTTCGCCTTTATCTTTTACACCTTCTTCAAACCCTTCACTTAATGATGAACCGTATTTCAATATATTTGTCAAAATCAATGAAAGTAGTAAAATAACTAACATATTTTTACTGAAAAACGAAGTAAGAAATCCAATCAATAAAAATACTACAACAGATGTGTAATTACCTGTATTGGCGAAAAGAAATAGATTCAATAGTGCAAATATAAAAACTACGTACAACAATAATTTGTTATGTAAGATACCGTTTGATGTACTAATAGTACTTACATTTTTGAATAATTTATTTTGCATTTTGTTTACAAATGCACCAAGTTTATTTTTGAATGCCATTATATAATTAATTACTATATTATTTTTGTTTTATTGGTATGTATATTCATAAATTACCTAAATCATTTTCATCGGTATCAATATCTTTATCCAATTCGTATGTTGACGGTATATCTCCTGAATAAATATCCAATACTTCTTTTACAACTTCTTCTCTTTGAATATCACTTCTTGAAAATTCGAAACTGGATATACTTGACGAGCGTTTTCCCTTGAATTTATTCAAAAAATCGTCTAAACCATTGAATTCGTGATTACGGTCAAATTGCTCTAAATCTCCAGTAATTACTAATCGACTGTTCTCGCCTAATCTGGTTAATAACATTTTCATTTGTGATATTGTTGAGTTTTGCATTTCATCGGCTACTATCCATGAATTTTTGAATGTTCTTCCTCTCATATATCCAAGTGGAGCAATTTCGATTATTTTTTCCTCCATTAAATATTGAACTTCTTTTGGTGTGATAAAATTATACAATACATCATATATTGGTCTTACCCAAGGTGCCATTTTTTCTTCCAATGTTCCCGGTAAAAATCCTAATTCTTCATCGACTGAAACAGATGGACGAGTAAAAATTAGCTTGTCATATACACCTAATAAAAAATAGCGAATACCATGTTCGGTTGCAAGTAGAGTTTTACCAGTTCCAGCAGGGCCAGTTACTACGACGATTTTCTTTTCTTTGTTCTTTAATTTGGAAACAAATTGCTCTTGGTGCTTGTTTTTTGGTTTTGTGAATTTCGATTCAAATTGCAGTTTGTCTTGTTTTGACATGTAATTCATGTTCTCATATATTTTCTTCTGATTAGAATATTGCTTTTCTTTCTCAATTTCAGAATAATATTCATTAATTAATTCTTTTTCGTTTTGCTTTTTTGCCTTGCGTCCACGTTTCTTTTCTTCTTTTTTTAATTCTCCAAGAATTTCCCTGGAATTCTCTAAATTAGATGCATCCATTTTATAATACCCTTTTATTTTATTTTTTCATTATAGTCGCATTTGATATTTTTTTTACCCCATACGAATGACTGCTATTATGATGTTATATTATAAATACAGTTTTATTATATAAAATATTTTTTGTACATTCTGATAATGCAGCTGTTTTTTTGTAATTGGAAATTGTATTTTGTAACTCACAAATACATTTATAAAACGGTATAAAAATCTAACGAGTATATTATTTAGGAAGAATGTCCGAGGTATCGCCACATATACCATTTGTTGAACCGCTGTTAAAACAAGACGATAGTCGCTACGTAATGTTTCCAATTCAAGACAATGATATATGGAATATGTATAAACGCCAAGTTGATTGTTTTTGGCGACCAGAAGAGTGCGATTTATCAAAAGACCTTGGTGATTGGGATAAACTGAATGCCGATGAAAAACATTTTATTTCTATGGTACTTGCTTTTTTTGCTGCGTCAGATGGACTTGTTACTGAAAACCTGGCATCGCGTTTTATGGGGGATGTTCAATTGTCAGAAGCTCGTGCATTTTACGGCTTCCAAATTGCAATCGAGTCAATACATAATGAACAGTATTCCTTACTCATTGACACATATATAAAAGATTCCGCCGAAAAAACAAAATTATTCCAAGCCACCAAACATTACCCTTGTATTGCAAAAAAAGCTGATTGGGCAAAAAAATGGATAAATGATAATCGTAGTTCATTTGCATCACGTTTGGTCGCATTTGCAGCAATTGAGGGTATTTTCTTTTCATCCAGTTTTGCATCTATTTATTGGATTAAAAAACGTGGGCTTATGCCAGGTCTTACATTTACAAACGAATTAATCTCACGCGATGAAGCATTACATACTGAATTTGCCATTCTATTATATAGTAAATTAGTAAAGAAATTGAATAAAAAACGTATTTATGAAATTATTCAAGAAGCCGTTGAAATCGAAAAGGAATTCATTACAGAGGCAATTCCATGTAGAATGATTGGTATGAATCATAAATTAATGACTCAATATATTGAATTTGTAGCAGACCGTCTTGTTCTTCAATTAGGATATGATAAAATATACAATGCATCCAATCCATTCGATTTCATGGAATTAATCAGCATTGAATCCAAAGTTAATTTTTTCGAAAGAACAAATGCGGAATATGCTTTGGCCAATAAAACATGCGATTCCAATGTCTTTGAATTTAGTGCCGATTTTTAAACCTTTTCTTATGTAAAACGCTCCCTTTTAACATGCTAAAAATAAGAAAAAATTGAAAAGTTATTTCATACAATTTTGTTATCTTAAACAAAAATAATATAACAAATGAATTTACTTTTATTGCCGAAACAATTACAAGATTTGATAAGTGAGTTTAATGTAGAACATAGACCATTAATGCGAGCAGTAATGAATGAATTATTAATTAAATATGAAGACCGCATTGAGAACGATAAATATTGCGTTAATTGCAATGGTTATGCGGAAGAACAATATTCAACATATATATATTGGCATAAATACAATTTTTGCGGAGAATGGTGTAGTTATGATAGAGAGTATCACATACGTAAAACCTTACGAAGATAAAAAATAATGGGCATTTTAAATGAGAAAAGGTGTAAAACATATGATTATAAAAAATTGATATTTATTTTATTATTAATAGTTTTAATAAATAAAACCATAAATCATGTTCACTTTATTAAACCTAATCGCTTTTATTCTTTCCGTATACGTAATATATAATATTGTTGAAATGTGTAAATCACAATCTATGGAGTCATTTATAAATATAAATAATGATAAAAATTGGGTTATCATTATTTTTAGACAAATCGTTTTCATAATTACTGCCATCTTACTATCTGCATATATGCATAGTTTACAATATAATCATCCATTTAAACCAAGAAAATTTGCAAAAATTGTGCCAATTTAGAAACCTGCTATGGAGATGGAGGTTTTGTTTTGTATATATCCAATGTTCGTGCGCTTGCATCTGTTGCATCCACATATTTCGGCATCCAAAAATAAGGGACTATTTTACCATGTCCCGGATAAAAATCTTCAAATAATTTTCTATAATATGCTTGTTCGGCCGTGGTCGGTGAGTTTTCAGCATATTCTTTTTTTTCTACATCTTTCATTTGTTCCATCGCATATTCTTGTAATATTTCATATAATGAACGCGATTGGTCACTTACTCCATCACTAAATGCTTCTTTTCTTCGCCATAATATTTCTTTTGGTAATAGCGGTTTTCCTACGCTATTCGAAAAATACAAATAATCAAATGCTTGTCTTAGTAAAAATTTCTCACATCTTTTGTTTGTATTAAATCGAATATGTGCTGGTATGGATAAATAATATTGTACCCAACTTCTGTCCAAAAATGGTGTTCTTGGTTCTAATCCATGGGATGAAATACATTTATCTGAACGTAATACATCAAATGCATGAATATCTTTCAATAGCCTACGACATTCTTTATCAAATTCCAATACATCTGATGCTAGACCCATATATAAATATCCACCACACAATTCATCCGAACCATCACCATTGAAAATTACTTTTGCATCACTGTTCTGTGAAATATATTTACCTAATAAATAGTTACCTATACTTGCTCGTACACTGGTTGTATCATATGATTCAATTGCATGTATTACATCGGGAATTGCGTTGACAAAATCCGATTCTTCTAACAATATTTCAGTATGATTACTTCCAATATATTCCGCTACTATTTTAGCGCAACGTAAATCTTCTGACCCCGCCAAACCAATACTATATGTTTCAATTGCCTGTAATCCGTTCTTTTTTTGATAATTATTGACTAATGCTGCTATTAAACTACTATCTAATCCACCAGATAATAGACATGCAATTGGACGTTCCGTTGTAATACAACGTTTTTCTACTGCATTGATTAAATAGTTTTGTATATTCAATACTGATTTTGTTATTTCACTTGAAATACTTTTGGTAGTTGGGTATGAAAAACTGGTTGTATGGTATTTTATATTTTTATTTTCTAATCTCCAATAGGTTGATACAGTGGTTGGTAATTTGTATACAGAATATGTTCCCGGTGAAAAATGTTCTATTGTATATGGTTTCTTGGAAGTGTTTGCAAATTCGGATAGCACTTTTAATTCGGATGCAAATCCAATACAATTTTCATTTTCAACAGATTCATGTGTATTATGCATAATGTACAACGAACGTACTCCATAAGGGTCTCGTGCAATATATAGATGCGAATCATTTGTATATACACTTTGGTCCAATAAAATAAACGAAAACACGCCATCTAATAATTGTAGCGTATGTTCTATACCGTATTTTTTGTACAAATGGATAATAACTTCACAATCTGAATCCGTTTTTGGTACTATACCCATCAAAGCATATAATTCTTTGTAATTGTATATTTCACCATTGCAAATCAACAATATATCGTCCTGAATTAATGGTTGGTTTGATGCACTATTTAATCCATTGATTGCTAAACGATGAAATCCATACATCACTTTAATTCCGACTTTGGATAAAGTGGAATATTCTGGTCCTCTTTTTTGGCCTTTCTTGAATTGGGTTTCTATGAAATTGTTTGTATATTCAGTTTCGTAATTTAGCAAAGAAAAGATACCACACATTTTCACTAATCGTTATAGAAAGATAATATGTTAACTTTATGTTTATTTAATTTAGAATAAATCAAATAAAAATATTGTTATGTAATATACATGGATTTTAACAAATATACACCATCCGACACTAAAATTGTGAATAAAAATGAAACAATTGGGTTGAAAGCAGTTTCATATAAAAAAAATAATATAAATTATACACCATGTTATACCAATAATGAAAAACAAACTATTATCGAAACTACTCCTATTTTAACAAATAGTATAAATAACACGCATTTTTTATCACTTGTTGAAAATAAATACAAAAAAGATAATGATGATGAAATTCCAGAACTTTCAAAAAGTAATTTTAAAAAACCAAACGAAAAAAATGATTATATTACACAATTTTATATTGGTTCATTATCAGCAGTCGGTTTGTATATATTATTCCGTTATTTGTATGTAAAAAAATGATGGATGTTTACCAATATTTGTTGGATTTCCTCATTCGTCGTGATTTTCTGGTGGTTTTCATTTTTGGAGTTTTCATTTCATACATTTTTTTAGTTTTTCGAATCGATTTTGGTGATTTTTTGCGCATGGAATAGTATCCTCCTTTTGACATTTATATAATATATAATATATATTATATAGCTAAATATTTTACGGTTTAGTTTTTACTATTTTTATGATATAAAATTGTATTACAGTTTGTAACGCTTGTATAATTCAAGTGCGACTAATCCACCGAAAATTTGTGATAAACAATAAGGAATGACTTCTACACTTGGTAATTTACCTGCGGCGGCCATTGTAATTGTAACAGCAGGATTGATATGTCCGCCTGAAATACTAGATGTTAATAAAATGACGAGTGCTAATGCTGCGCCAATAGCTAATGGATTTCCTGTTGCTAAAATTACATAAATAAAAAACAAAGCTCCTAAAAATTCGACTAAATAGTTGTACATTATGTATTTATATATTCTACAAATATTTTTTTATAAATTTGATTAAGATATCTACAACTTTCATATATCGATGTCTAATATGTATTTCAATTCTTTATAAACAAATGGCATAACCATTGATGACCTTAAATGACAATAATCTATAAAATATTCCATTTTTGTTAAATTATTATTATCAATTAAATATTTTATTATGGATAAAAATGGAACATTATTTTCTTCACTGACTTTTTTCAAATAATTATTCCAATATAAACTAATTGCATTTCTATATTCACAAGTACTATAAACTGGCTTGCTTATTTCTTCATCGTGCCCTTCTGTTGTACTTGGATGACCTGCCCAAACAATAACTTTATATCCTCTATCAATCAAATCTAAATAACATCTAAAATATCTATTTATACATTCTTCTACCAAATCTTCTACGTTTTTATTTTGAATTTCTGCTTGTTTTGGTAAATGCCATCTACAATCAACTTCGCCAACAACTAACATAACATAATCTTCTTTTATGTTAATATTTGTAGATGACAAATATTCTATAACGGTTGGATAATGATGTTCATAAAAATTATACGCAATTGTTGCACCAAGATGCATTGTCACAAACATGTCAATCATATCATTTCCAAATATTTCATCAATACCTTTGAATATATTTACATGTGAATTTCCAATACAAAATATTTTCATTTTATAATATAAAATAAATTTTTTATATAGTTTTGAAAAAATTAATTATATAAATTTTTTAATGAAAAACCGCAGCATTTTTTATATTTTTATTTGTTACTTTGGCAGGAACGGATGAACCTCCACTACGCATTCTGTGCAATGCTTGTCTTTCTACATTTCTATCGGTTACAGTAGTAAATGAAATTGGCGCTGCGCCACTATTCAATGAACCATTTGCGATTTGGTCGGTTCTTCTATTTGCAACTACTTGTGATGCATCACGATTTCCATAAAATTTCTTTTTATTTTTTTCAGTGTTTGTTATAGTAGAAGGTTGAAATGTTTCCATATAAATCTGGCGATTCAATGCAAATGTTGTGGTTCCGTCTGATGTACTATCTTTTTGTGGCATTGCTTTAATACTTCTTAATGTTCCATTGTTACCAATGGTTTTATTATATCTTAATCCAGGCATCGAGAACATTTTAATATATATTCATATTACATTATATTTATTGTGTAATATGACTTTACTATCTAAAATCGGCGAACATGCATAATAGCACTGTATGATGAGTTTTGATAACCTCCATTTGATACATCATTGTAATTACGGTTTACTGCACGTAATTTTCGGAATTTTGTATAATCAGAAGAATCTGGAACGAATTTAACATTGGCAGATGTTACTGGAATTCCAGTTGTATCGCAGGTTTGAACTGGTTTTCTTAATCCACGTTTTGTGATGACGGTTGATGTATTTACTTCTGCGGGTCCTCCACATGCAACGTTTTTTCTTGATAGAAAATCTCCTAAACCATTAACGGCACGGAATGGACCGATTGCTCGTCTCATTCCATTTACTGAACCGGTTGCATATTGTGTATTCCAACCATCACGGACTACACGACGCATCATAACTTGCTCACTACTCTTGTAATTATTGATTGTTTGAACTGGTGAGATACCTTGATATCCTCCTCCTAAACTTGTATTATTCGACATATTGTTTTGTATAATATATAATAGAAATATATTTTCGATTCATATTATATATTAATTATTGTACTATATTTATGAGTTCTATAAATTCAGATATAGATTCCAGTAAAGATAACAGTAACATGGATAATTCCATTTCGGATGAAAGTCCAGTATATTTAGAAAATTTGGAACATATACATGACATCGCAGAATTAGAAAGATTAACGTCTCAAAATGTGAATGTAATTTTTGATGCAGACTGTGTTCGTAAACGCTCGAATTGGAGCAAATCTTCTGTCGAATATAAGTTTGATACACCTGCATTCAACCCTCAAAAGTTATTAGAATCAATACCTACACATTCTCCTAAATTAAATGCCCTTCTTTCAAAAATAGAAAGTTTAGATAAAAGTGATATGAAAAAACATGGAAAATTATTCAAACATTTCATTTTTTCTGATATTAAATCCAGTAGTTTTGGTGCTAAACTCATTGCTGGCGCACTTATTGCAAAAGGATTTAAACTTGGATATAATGCTCCTCTAAAAAACGCAGTACCCGCTGTACAAGTGCCTGTTGTACAAGAACCCACAAACGTAAGTGGAGGTGCTACTACTAAACCAAAACAATATGGAAAAATCGAATTATTAGCAGACGAAGAACTCGCAAAAACACCCGGCAACAACTTTTATTTATTGGCATCCATAGGTGTTTATGATCAATCAATTAGTGTTAAACAGAAAAAAGCAATATTACAAAAAATGAACCAACGTCCTGAAAATGTAAATGGAGAACTTGCACGAATTATTGTCATGGACAGTGGATTCAAAGAAGGTATCGACCTTTTTGATATCAAATATATTCATATTTTTGAACCCCAAGTCACTTCTGCTGACCAAAAACAAGTCATCGGGCGCGGAACGCGCACTTGTGGCCAAAAAGGATTGGAATTTCATCCAACCCGCGGGTGGCCATTGCATGTATTTATTTATGATGTTGATATGCCAGAACCAATACGCAAATATATGGCGAATTCTTCTACCGCTTTCGATTTATATTTGAAAGCATTGAATATTGATGTTCGTCTTATTGAATTTACCCATGATTTGGAAAGAGCTACTATATTTGGTTCCGTCGATTATGAATTAAATAAAAATATACACAATTTTTCTATTGCAAGAGGTGAAGAAGAATCATCAGTTTCAACGAAGTCTACTCCTGTAAAAAAACCAATAGTAACTTCTTTACGCTCAACTGTAAGTTCACTTGGTAGTGAAAGTCCTATTGTACCTGAAACAAATATAGTGAGTCCAATTGAAAGTAATCCGGTTACTCCTAAAATCGAAGCGCCAACAAGTGTTAGTCCTGAACCTGAAAATACAATGAAAGCACCAACAAGTGTTAGTCCTGAACCTGAAAATACAATGAAAGCACCAACAAGTGTTAGTCTTGAACCTGAAAATACAATGAAACCGCCAACAAGTGTTAGTCTTGAACCTGAAAATACAATGAAACCGCCAACAAGTGTTAGTACATTGAATAGTGAAAACCCTTCATTTTTATCCAGAGCTGCTTCTATTGGTAATTCAGTGTTATCTACTATTAGATCTTCATTGACTACTACACCAGAAAATAAAGAGAATACAACTAAAAGTAATGAATCAGAACCTACTTTGGGCGGCGGTCCTAAATTGATTGTTCGTCGCGATTTACCTATATTGAATTTACCTTCTCAATATGATGAGTTGGTATTTGACAATAAACGTATGACACATTCACAATTACGTAAACATATCCGTGATAATTTTGGAGAATATTCATGGGATGATGTTAAAATGGAGAACTTATGTAAAGGCGGCGCATCTCATGGTATAAAATATACCCCTACCCAAGATTTCATTCGCCATTATTTTACCCCCGAAAATCCGGTCAAAGGTATGCTGTTGTTTCAGGGGGTCGGTACAGGAAAAACTTGCTGTGCAATTGCAGCGGCAACTACATCTTTTGTACCAAAAGGATATACTATACTGTGGGTAACTCGAACCACCTTGAAAAATGATATATGGAAAAATATGTTTGACCAAATATGCAATGAACAAATCAAAGAAGAAATCAAAAAAGGAGTAACACTTCCTGCGGAACACGCTAAACGCATGCGTATGCTATCCAAAGAATGGAGTATCCGTCCAATGTCATATAAACAATTCAGTAATTTAGTATCAAAACAAAACAATTTTTATAAAAGCGTTGTCAAAAAAAATGGCGAAGCCGACCCACTGCGTAAAACCCTCCTTATCATTGATGAAGCGCATAAATTGTATGGCGGTGGTGATTTATCCTCATTAGAACGTCCAGATATGAATGCGCTAAAACAATCCATACAACAATCTTTCCAACTTTCTGGCGTGGATTCAGTGAAACTTTTGTTGATGACCGCTACGCCGATTACCGAGAACCCAATGGAACTCATTCAACTCATTAATTTATGCAAACCCGCACAAGAACAAATGCCGAAATTGTTCTCCGATTTTTCTACTATGTATTTAGATGAACATGGACGTTTTACGCCCAATGGAGAAACCAGATATTTGAACGATATTGCTGGATATATTAGCTATTTGAATCGAGAAAAAGATGCACGACAGTTCGCACAACCCATTGTCCGATTTGTTACCGCACCAATAGTTGAGAACATGGAAACATTGAATCGATTTGATAAAAATTATGTTCGTCATCATTTAGACAGTAATGTTGTAGATTTGAAAGAACGAGTTAAAGAGAACTTGAAGAATCTGGAAGGAGATTTAAGCGATTTAGATATGACTAAATTCAACGCACTCAATTCAGCATGTGACACATACGAAGGAAAAGATAAAAAATCTTGTGAAAAAATTGTGAAACAAAATATTAAACTACTTTTAGCAGAAGCAAAGTCAGAGGTTAAACAAATTCGTGATACAATCAAAGGTATTCGCGAAGAAATCAAAAATAAAAATTTATATAAAAATGAAACTTTGAAAGGTATTAGTGAGAACCTTGAAAATAATCCAGAAGAATATGCTAAATTCAAAGATTCCTTGTATTATAATTTGAAATCCAAATGTGGAAAAACTGTAAGAAGTAGTGAAGATTTGAAAGAAGCTATACAAATACATCCGGTGATTGTCGATTTAAACCAACAAATAAATGAATATGATACCAGAATTGCAGAAATGCACGAAAACTTGAAAACAAATTTAGGTGTATATAAAAAAAAGATATTACAAATTCGAGAACTTATGAAAACCGATTTGTCGCCACTTGAAAAGAATGTTCTCCGTATGGTTCTCCGCGATGAACGTAAAAAAATGAATAGAATGACACGACGCGCTGAGAAAGAAAATACCGAGCAAGTTGCCGAATTGAACAAAACGCGCAAAGCAATTGAAAAAAAGAAGCAAAAGAAAACGGGTCAGTTAAGAAAAACGTTGAAAGAACGTCTGAATGAAGAAAGGCACTATGAAAGAGAAAATAAAAAAGCAGAAAAACAAGTTAGAAAAACATTGCGAAAACAGGGTATAATTCAAAATATTGAGAATGAAATGTTGCAGGAATTATTTAATAAATATTCGTCGATTATTAATGAAGAATTAAAACGTTTGAAAGATTCTATGGAAGCTGATGAACGTCAAGAACAAATAAGATTTCAACAAAAAGAGGAGAAAAAACGTTTGAAAGAAGATGAAAAAAAGACCAAAGAACAAGAAAGATTGGCTAAACGAGCAGAAAATGAACGCGAAAAAAATGTTAAAAAGATGGAAAAGGAACGCGAAAAGGCTGCTAAAAAAGCGGAGCGCGAAAGATTACGAGAAACAAAACGTGCCGAAAAAATGGAAAAGAAAAACAGAACGATTAAGAAAAAACCATAATTAGTAGCTAGCTATAAAATAACTATTATGTTATGTCCGACTGATGCTATTACATGTAATAAAGAATGATATAAGTTACCAATGAATTTATCTTCATGATAACAGTATGTATTGTTCATATATCCACAATAATACAAATAAATAGTTGCTAAAAATGTATATACTGTAATAATTGCTAAAAATATTTGGTTTGTACTAGTGATGTGTTTGCATTTTTCAAAAAACAAATATCCTCCATAGAAAGTAATTGCGAAAATTGCGATTTTGTCTATGTACAATGCATAAATATTCATATTTGAATGAACTATCAAAGAAGTAATGACTAAAATAAAAAATAAAAGTGAATATACTAAATAATTGTAATATAGCGCTAATATGGAATTTGTTATGAAAACAATACTAGAATAAAAACAACTATTTTTATGGGGAATTTTTTCAATTTCTTCTGATTTCAATTCTATTCCTTGTAATTCCATTTTATATAATATCAAAAAGGTTTTTTGATACTATATTTGACGATATTGTTTGTTTTCTATAAAAAAAATCTATATTACCATATGCAGGAAGATATTGATAAACTAACTTTGGAACTATTGATAAACAAGAATCAATACAACAAATATTTATCTCAAACAAATCCGGAAAAATACAAACAACATCGAGAACATTTAGACAAACTATCTAAATATAGGGGTAAAATTATGTCCATGTTCTCACAATTAATGGAAAATCCAGAAAAACAAATTACTACTACCATAAATGAAGATTTTGACCATTTTGTGAGAACTTGTATCAATCATTTTGAAATGAAAGAATTAGATTATCAAACATCCCAAGAAAAAGAAGTGGAAGATGACGATGATGTATTGTTTGGAGATTGTGAAAGTATTTCAAATAATGAAAATGAAGAGTTAATTGATACATCCTATGCATCAAGTTCTCTATGGGGTAAAAAAATAAAGAAGAAAAATAATGATTCGGTAGACGTTCCGTCTTATACACTCGACATGTTTATCAAACAAAAACAAAACAAAAAATAAAATATCCATTTATTTTAAGTAGTAACAGAGAACCTTATGAATATTCTCCCACAAAATCCATTTAATTTATTGAAATCGAAGACTAGAAAAGCGAAATATATGAATAATAATAAAACATTGAAAAAAATGAATTGCAGTCCTTCCGTAAAGGGCAAAACTATTAATAAAAATACATGTTTTACAAAAGATGTATTATTCAAAATTAAAGATGCATATAATAAGGGTCATAGTTTAGAAGAAAAAATTGTCTCCAATACACCAAAAGAAATATGGAATATATTACGAGAACGTTTAGTGAAATGTGAAAAAGAAGATTGTTGGTTATCTGAAATCTCCGACGTAAATTTACGTAGACAAATTGATGATTATATTTTTGCACCTGACCAACCACCTGAATGGAAAAGCAACAAAAATGAATGGTTATCCAATATTGATATTTCCAAAGTAATGAAACAATATGAACATAAATACAAGAATTTCAAATTTATTGGACCTACCCCGATTGACTTTGCAACCCGTGTTCCAGAACATGGAGGAAAATGTGTATGGCAAGAATTATGTACAATTTCGGTTGAAAATTTATTGAAACAAGGAAAAACCAAAATTGGTATTACATTCAATTTAGATGATCACAATGGACCAGGTTCTCATTGGGTTTCTATGTTTATTGATTTTAAAGACCGTTTTATATTTTATTATGATAGCGCAGGAAATGATATTCCAGAAGAAATCGATGATTTACGAAAAGAAATTATTCGTCAAGTGAATAATTTAAAACCAAGAAAAATGAAAATGAAATTTTATAAAAATTATCCAGTTGAACATCAAGAGGGCAATACAGAATGTGGAATGTATTCTTTGTTTTTCATTATTACAATGTTAACTGCCAAAGTGGATGGTATGCCCAAATTATCTTTAGCCAAAAAAATAAAAATGTTCAAAGGTGGAAAAATTCATGATTCCTATGTCGAAAAATATCGTTTTGTATATTTTAATTTTGATTAATCGGGTATTATTTTGTGATAATATATTAGTATGACAACATATAAAAAACATAATAGTAGTATAAAAAATCGAAAGACTCGTAAAATAAAGAAACCAATAAAATCAAGGAAACAAAAAGGCGGCGCTGAACTACCATCAAGACAAAGTCCAATGTTATCATCAAGAGGAATTTCAATGTCAACAATAACAACTGGAACATCAACAAAATCAGGAACAAGTGATAATACAAATTCTGATAATAGTGTTAAAAAACCAAGGAAAAATAAAAAAGTATCAATCATAATTGATTTTTATGAAAAATTATTGAATGCCGAAAACTATGGAAACAAATTAAATTTTAATAAATTTTATGAAAATATTAATATCAATAAACAAGGAATGAATATGACAGAAAGTATTACCGGAGTTGAAGAATTATTCGAAATATTTAAGAAAGAACTCGAATATATAACGACTGGTACTGATAAAGAAAAAAAGGAAAAAGAAATAAAATCAAACTTGAAAAAAACAAAAGAAATAATCATTGATTTTAAAAGAGAAGATGGTGGACTATCAAATAATGATGATAATACTTCAATTGTAACCGCATCAACAGAATCATCATCAGCAGCATCATCATCAGCATCGTCAGAATCATCAGCATCATCAGAATCATCAGCATCAACAACCAGAACTGGTATGAATCCACTTTTTACACCTTTGCACATTTAAAACGCCCATTATAGACGCTTAAAAATAAACAAAAGGTAATTGCGGATTTCACGCCACGACATACTTATCTTCCCATAAGGGAGTATCATAGTCGTTCATATTCTTTGGACTAAAACATTCTGGTCGTTTTTTTCCTGCTTGTTGTAATTGCAGTAAATATAGAATGTTTTTTGATGCATTAATATCTCTATCCATACAGCATAATTTACACTCGTTGAGTTTACAACGGATTACACTATTGATTTGAGATATTCTTGCTTTGGTATATGTTCCATCCCTTTTCTTTCTTATTACTTTATTTTTGTATAATTCTATTGGTTTCATACATAAATTACACGTTTTACTTGTTCCCCATTCGTCTATATCAATGACATCGCAGTATTTTCTTAATTCATGCTTAAATTTTTGAATAGGTGCTGTTGGGTGTTTCTTTACTAAACCGTGTTGTTGTGAAAAATCACCGAAACCGACTAATGTTTTCTTATTTTCAACAATAGTTTTACATAGTTTATGCATAGTTGCTTTACCACGACAATATGAACGAAATGATAAACCACGAAAGTTCTTATATAGATGAAACTTGAAAATGGTATTTAGATTTGGATATACATATTCAAAATATTTGCACATTTTTTCTAAATTAGTTGTTTTGAAACTGGGTATATTTCTCCACATTTCATAATGTTCCCATCCTTTATACCACATTTCACGTTTTCTACATGCATATTTCATTTTACAATCATGTCTATATTTTGGTGTAGTTGTTTCTAAAATTCTACCAGCATCATTGCACGATGTTTGCAAACTTCTTACACCAGGGTCTATGCCGACATATTGTTCATATTTAATTTTTTTGGTGTCTTTTGATTTCAATATTTCTACTTTGGGTTTTCGTAATCTAATAACTGCTATTTTACCATCTGTAAAAATAGTATTCGCAAATTTCCTTTGTTTTGTTTCAAACTTTTCTATTTTGAAAAATTCATACCAGTATACTAATTTATTGTCTTTGAAATCATCAGGTAGAGGTTCTTTTGTAAAATATCCTATAATATCTTTTAGACAACTACTGCATATTTCTATTGTAGAAAGAGTAAATGAGTTTTTAGTAGGTAATAAATTAAATGTTCTAATATGTTTAGAATTAAGGTATTGTTCAAATGTTTTTAGTATTTTGTAATATATTTTTACAAAGTGAGAAGAATGTGCTTTTATATTGAATTCGGTAGGTGTATATTTTAACCATTCACGCATAGATTTTATAAAATAATTATTTCCAGTGTATTCATTCGCATAAATATCCTTCAACCATTTATAAATAACTGATTTTCGCGTTTCTCCTGTTTTTATTTCTAAATACGTATGAAATCGTTTATAAAAATTCAATTTCAAATGGTTTTCAGTCATAGTGAGTTGTTGTTTGTTTAAATTATTGATGAGATTACCCATTCTATCACGAAAAGGTAGTTCTCCTAAATGGTCTTTGTAATGTGAAAAACTAATATATAATTCATCGGTAGTATCTATTTTTTCTTTGCGTTCTTTCATAACAGAAACAGCAGAACATGCTTGATAAAATAAATTCTGTGTAATTTCAGGAAGTGGTTTATTTTCTTGAATTAATCGTGTAAAATGATAGTTTAACAATTGATATGATAAAAAACATATTTTATTGATATTCAATACAATTTCTTGTATTCCTCCATTCAAATAATTATTTTCTACTAAACTATTGAAACTTGTTTTTACACATGTAAATTCTGTGTTTTTATTTGTTTCTTTTCTTTCTTGAACGTCTTTCCGTGTTGTTTTTTCTTTGATGGGCGTATCTTCCTTCTTTTTCTTTCCCATTATAATATACCTAAATATTTTAATTTTAAGTATTTTATGTTATAATTAATAAATTTATATAAAAAATTGATATAAAATCTTTT